GTAATAATGGAAACTGTTATACAATCATTGGAATAACGTCAATGTCACCGGAAAGTTCAGGAATTATTGTTGAAGAATATTCAACATGTTCAGAATGTACTGTACCACCATCATCGAACACACCAACGCCAACGCCAACAATTACTATTACCCCAACTATCACATCAAGTGTTACTCCTACCAATACCGTAACTCCAACTATTACACCAACATCAGGATTGGAATTAAGTCTAACACCAACCCCATCTCCAACACAAACACCAACCCCATTTGAGGGATGTGTTGAACCAACAACAATTGAAGTAACTACTATGTGTTGTGATTATGATCCACAATTAAAAGAATTATATTTTGGATATTACGATGGATGGTCAGATATGATACGATTCTATAACGGACCAACTAATTTCACGTTATATGCGTTCAATGGTTCTACTTTATCTACTCATCTCAATTATGATAATGATGTAAGTTTTGCAACACCTATTGTGGCATCATCGGGGCAATATGGTATTAGTTATACGGGAACTTGTCACGGTGGAAGTAATAATATTATTTGGAGCGGTAATCAACCAATAGGTACTGAAGCAACATCACCATTCTTATATGCACCAACAGGACAAGAAATTTGTAACCCTAATAATGAACTTATATTTTTACTATATAATATTGGACAAACATCTATTTCTAGCGGAGCACCTTTAGTTGTGGGATCACAGTTATATCAAATAGGGCCAAGAGGTGGTTATATAAATGTTTATAGAGCTGGTAGTTATTTATTACCTAACGGAAACAAATATAATGTCAATTCAATAGGTATCGTTGAATCTATAGAAGTCGGAGCTTGTGATTCTGCTTTCTTAAAACCAAGTATCGATAATAAATTTAAAACTATCAAAAACCCTACAGACATTAAATCAACTAGACAATATTTGACAGGAGTACAATTAAGGTCGGTACAAACATTAACTGAGGGTAATTGCTATAAATTCATGGGATTAGATGGTAAATGGGTTAGTGGTGAATTAATTAGTAAAACATCAACAGGATTCTTAACATATAATTTAGTGATAAATAAAATAACGTGTGGATAATGTTAAAAAAAATATTTAATATAAACAAATAATGGTAAGGTATATATATGTTAAACTTCAGGGGAACTCCGCAAATGGACCTTACAACATCTACTATGATGATTTGTCCACATTGGCAACTCTGTACTATGAAAATAGTCCGGCCACTGGTTTAACATTAAACCAATTAACTTTTTATGATGGAGTTTTAGTTTCTGTACCATTAGAGACAACTAAAATTATTGTTAAAAACATCAATTTTATTTGTGAAAACACTTTAGATGTTCCTTTAGTACCACTAACTCAAACCCCAACACCAACGGTGACGGTTACACCTAGTATTACACCTACCAATACAATTACACCAACTATTACTTTAACACCAAGCATCACACCTACAAATACTCTAACACCAACTGTTACACCGACAATTAGTTTAACACCAACTAGAACTCTTACACCAACACCAACTAGAACTCTTACACCAACGCCAACACCATGTATTTGTCCTGAAGGTTATACTATGAAACCAGATCATTCTGGATGTTATAAAGTGGTTACAACTAACCCAACTTTAAACACATATGACACACCTGCGGCTGGTGATGATAACGTAAACTACGGTCAATGGGGAGTTAGAATTTATAATTTAAATGATTTTAATGGTACGGGTAACTCAATAAGTGGAACGTATGGTTTTGAGGGTAATACTGCCCTTTACGACGGTTCATCAACAACTACAGTAGAAACTTTTTGGTCTACAAGAATGAATGATAATAATGTTTGGGTTAGTGGTAATCCAACATATATGGGGATGGTTAGTTTTTGTACCACAATTACATTAACAGAAACAAAAACTTATTATATCGGTATTGCTGGTGATAATGATGTTACAATAAAAATTAATGGGACAACAATAGTTGACCAAGCGGATAATTCACCACAATCTAACTTTAAGTTTTGGCACGTATACCCTTACCAATTAAATGCTGGAGATAATATTATTGAATTAGAAAACTGGAATAGAAGTAGTGTAGGTTCATTTTCTGCGGAAATTTACAACAATACATTATCAGAATTATCAAATGCCACAAGTACTTCCATGATAACAAGAGTATTCTCAACAGGAGATTACTTATCTGGAGGTTCTAAGGCAGGTCAAGGATTCTGTTCTAATTACTCTTGCCCTACTGGTTACCTATTAGATACGTCCAATCCGAGTAACTATCGTTGTGTTAAGACTGAATATCTTGATTGTGGAACAATTATACCAACACCAACTATAACACCAACACCAACTATAACACCAACACCAACTATAACACCAACCAAAACTACTACACCAACACCAACTAAAACTCTTACACCCACACCAACAAGTACACCGAGAGATTGTACTGGATGTACGGCATATGATATTGTTATTACACAAGGAGATATTAATTTAAGTACTGACGGTAAAGTATATGTTTATTATTACGAATGTGGAACATCCACAGGAGATATGTCATATTTAACATTCTCAAATCCAGGTACGTATGTAGATTATATTTGTACGGACAACTGTTCAACAGAACCATATGTTTGTATACAATATGATGGATGTACATCACCACAAAATAATTCAAGATTAGTGGAAAGAGACGGAGATTGTGCAACATATAATACTTTATTTAAAAATGTTTCATGTGGTACAACTGAATACACATTCACAATTTCAAACCCTGGATATTCATATATTAACACAAAATTTGATTTAGGTCAAACATATGGTAATGTACCAGTAACAGTATCATACACATCATTGAATTCATTTAATGAAGTGTTTGTTGGTAATTTCGGTGAAAAAATTGGAGACATTTATACCTCTACTGTAGGTACAGTGTATAAAGAAGAAACAGTTGGTTTTTATAGTTCAAATGAAAAAACAACCATGGACGTTGTTGTACATTCAATAGGAACAAACAATATTTTTATACCATATGATATAACTATAAAAATAGAGTGTCCAAGCACATTAGATTGTGGTAGTAATTTAGTTACTAAAACATATATTACTGGAACTCAAATAAATGTAACAGATCCTGGTTATATAAAATACGATACTAATACTGATACCGTTTATAAGTTTATATCATCAACGGGAATGCATAGAATTGATGATTGTTATGTTTACGAATCATTGGCTACCGGTACACCATTTGCAGATTTGGCATCATTCACTGAGTTATATAGTGGTTATTCATGTAATGCCGGAACTGACGATTGTTTAGAAATAACATTTGTTTCTAATGGTGAAATAGAAACCACAATTGGATGGGTTAGTTGTGTTGGGGCTTGGAGAACAAGAATATTATCCATTGGAGAAACCTTTACAACTTGTGGAATTAAAAATAGTGGATATGGTCAAGGAGTTTCAATTTCACAAGGTGATTCATGTTCAGGAACAGTAACACCTGCCGACATATATTATAACGATACCTCAGCCGAATATTATATGATTGGATATTTTAGTAATGTTAAAGATAATAATAACATGTGTGGAGGATACCCAATTAGTTTCTATTATGTACCGGGTGTTGATTTATTTTCACCACCAAGATATGTTTTCCAAGATGCTGCTGGTACGACACCATTCAATTTTAATTATTTTGTACACGGTTTATTCGGATTTAAATCTGGATACGACTATAATAATACAACCGGAGAGGTTGGATTACAAAATTATACATGTTTAAATTCATAAAAAAATGGCAATAACAACATTAAAAGTTCCCGAAATATCAAACAATTTTAATAAGGTAGATAAAATAATTTGGTTTAATGTATCTGACATCGAAGGTACTTTTAGTATTAATTTACATATAACACCTAGTCAATCTTTAGATACCACAATTACGGTATTTAATTACACAACAAACAAAGAACATTTCAATAAATTATACCCAAAGTCGTCAAATAGTGGTATTATTAATGAGACAATAAAAATAAAACATACTCCCGGACTAAATTCACCAATTTACGGACTAAAAACAAGTTAAAAGTAATTATAGTAGATGAGTTCATTTGAAATAAATTGTACAGTTGAGGGAGCGGCACCAGATAATCTAACACATGATTGTGGTACCACAAAAAATCTAACATGGTCCGGAAATGGTACACATAGTGGACTTTCATTTTATTTAATAAACTCACAATTAAATAATCTCACACCAAGATACATTTTTGCAAAACCAAAATCTACTAAATTATTAAAATTTATATTTAGCTCCGGTTCATCAACATCAGCTAAAGTTAGAATTAAATATAACGTTGATGGAGTTTTAACAATAAGGGACGAATATGATTTAACATCGGTAACAACAGGTACTGTGAAATATCACGAATTACTAATTGATAGTGATATTAAATCAAATGTTTTTATTATAATAGACGTTATAACAAGTAACGGAAGTTCGGGATCATTAATCACTACTTTAGATTGTGACCCACAAGTTATATCTGCTGATTTTTGTTATGGATTTACAAATTCAAATCAATATTGTCAAGAATGTCCACAAACAATAACATTTTATAAAGAAAAAAGCCCCAATAGTAATGTTACAGGATTAACAAATACGAATATAGTTAATTTTTCACCATATAGTGACGGACCTTGGTTCGTTGACCCATATCTACAAAATGAAGTTGCTGAATCAACATTTTACACGTATAAGGTTGGTGATAATACTAATAGAACATATTATACCTACAATAGAACAACACATAAATTTAATTTAGAAGGAAGTTGTTTAGGGGGAAAATATACGTGTGGAAATGATTTTATTACACAAACAAATATCGTTGCAAATTACACTAACACAAATCCTTATTTACCAAATTTACCTAATGTTAAACTAAATGGATTAGTCTATTCTATTAAGGAATTTATTTTTGAATTACCAACAAAAAATAGAATGGTACCAATTACTGTAACGACATCAGGAACAAAAAAAGATTTTGCATATATCGTTACGGATGCCATTAATAGTGAAAGAATCGGTGATGTTAGTTATGGAGTGGGATATAATGAACCACATTATAATGCGGTCACAGAATTAAATTTATTTAGAAATAACAATTCTGTTCAGTATTTTACAACCACCACAGGTTTCGTAAGAGTGAGAGTAGCTATTGGTCAAAATAAAGGATTTAACGGTTCAAATGTTACTTGTTCAGTTAGAGTGGGTTGCGGACAAGAAATTTATGGTTATGAAATGGGTGTTCATCCATATTCACCATATGATGCTAAAAATAACCCAAAAGTGGTTACAACATTATGGTCAACAACACCAATATCAAGTTGGAATGGAACTACAATAAGTGGAACCGCAATAACTAAAGGTACTTATGTGTTTAATGATAGTATTTTGAGTAATATGGCACTACCTTGGTTCTACTCAACATATAATACTTCAATCAACCAAAATACTTATCAAATAGGTAATACGGTTAATAGGTCTTATGGTATTAAAATTGATAAAAAAGTAACAAAACATGGAATTTTTGGAAGTCCAAATGTTAGTGATATAGTTACAGGACCTAAAGATTTTTCAAATGTGGTAATGGGAACTCCACGTGTACCCGCCTGTATTGAACCTGCAATTGTTGGTGTTGGTGTTATTAATAAAATTTTAACAAATTCCGACATTAAAAAACCATCGGTTTATTCTTATCTTTTAGGTGATGGAGTTAAAGGAACACCAGGACCATTTCAAGATTCTGCAAATGATGGGTTTTTTACATATTATGATTTTGCAAAGTCATCTAGAACGCCAATCACTGGATTTGAACATCTATCAGATAAATTAGGTATACCATATGGAAGATCAACAAAAAATACAAATTATAATAAAATAATACAAGATGGTTTGGGAAGGGGAATTGCTCTTGGAGGAGTAGCTGCTGCAACAATCGGTGGTATATCAATATGGGGAACAACCATAACTAGCTATTTTATTTACATTGCGGCAACTATTGCATTTTGGGCTGTTGCAGTTATAGCAGTTGCTGCATTTATATGGGCACTTTTCTCAACCTCAACAAAAACATTAATAGAAGTTTGTAGACAATTTAATAAAAAATATACAGGTGAAAATTCACCATACATATATCCAGGTACAATCATATATAATAACGATACTTTATCATCATATAGGATTGGTACCACGAATAGTTATTGTGACGGAGCATATTTTTATACAGTACCAACTAACGCAACAGATGGTGTTGTAACAAGTAAAGAACTGGCATATAAAGTTGTTAACAGTGTAAAAACTAATACCTTAAATATTTTTAGTTCTCTTGATAATTCCCAAGAATATATAACTGATTTTTCAAGATTATTTTTCTTGGCATATACTGCTGGATATCCTGAAAAATATACAACAACACCAACGGAATATACAAACCAAGCAACTTCGGTAACGATTTACCAAGACAGTATCATTACAGGTGAATTAAATAATCCCGTTCCAATTACATATGAAATACCAGCTGGTACATTCACATCAACAAGTTCACTTAATGATGCAAATGATGAAGCATTAAAATATTTAATAACATTAACGGGATCAACAAATGAGGCCTTATACTCAACCGAACCAAAACCTGGTATTGAAAATGTTAATTTAAGTTTTACACATGATATAAAAATTGAAAATGAACCAAATTTATTTTTAATACATTACAATAATGCCGATTCTAACGGTATTACCATAAATAAAAAATTATACTATGATATAAATGGTGATAATTCTGTGTTAAACGGATATTATTCACAATTAGTAAGTGGTTCATATAGAAAATTTTATAAAACATCCGCAGGTGTAGTTGTTGATGTCATCACATGGCAAAATAGTGGAGACACAACGGCAGTAGGTTCGTTAGGTAGTTATAATGTTAATACATCAAATCTTGATTATACAAGTGCGTGGTATATAACTGATTATAATTTAAGTGATATTGGTTTAAGTTTGTATAATAATTTAGATAATTTAATTAATGATTGGAATACCATAACATTTTATTCAAATAGTAAAATAAGAAGAGGGTTTATAAAAACTAAATCCACCAAAGATTCATTATATCTATATGATAGTAATAGTAATTTAAATTCAAATAGTGAGGCTATAGAAAACATATACCGTGAAGTTTATCCCTTTGATTCGGTACCGTTTACGTATTATAAATCACAAATGCTTTTTATTAACACCGTCGAGATTTGTGATTTAGATAATGATGATAATGGTTTAAATTTTAACGTTTTCAATTCTAATGGAAATTCATCACCATCATATTTTGGAATTACATTTACAGTAAACATCTACACGGGAAGTACTGTTTTGTTTACAACAAAAAGTGTTACAATTGGACCAAATGAAACAACTAAATTTGTTCAATTAGATATTCCATATACGGGAGGAACAATTACAAGTGTTAATATTACAAGTTGGGATTCACCAAACCCATATAATAAAACAACATTTGAACAAGGATCATTTGCACAAAGCGCGGGTGTTACCCCATGTGAATATTATAGTGGAACAACATACATTGTTGATTCATATGGTTTTGTACAATATGATGAATATAACCCAACTACAAATGAAATTGATAGAATTTATTCTAATGTTACCGAAGGTATATACACAATAAATGAACCAATTGCATATAAATCTTTAAAAGGTTCACAGGACGAAGTTAATTATTATCCTATTGCAAACATTAGGATTTTAGAAACTGGAGATTGTTATGTAATACCGACCCAAACACCTACACCAACAATCACTTTAACACCAACAATTACCCCAACAATCACTTTAACACCAACGTTAACACTTACTCCAACACCTACACCAACAACAATTTGTGAATTCGGATTATCTGTAGTTGTATTAACACCTACCCCAACTCCAACGTCAACAGTTACGGTTACACCAACTTTAACCCCAACTATTACGCCAACAAATACGGTTACCCCATCATTAACACCTACTCAAACACCGACACCAACAACAATTTGTGAATTCGGATTATCTGTGGTCGTGCTAACCCCAACACCAACTCCAACATCAACAGTTACGGTCACACCAACTTTAACTCCAACCATTACACCAACAAATACCGTTACACCGACGGTTACTCAAACTCAAACGCCAACACCAACAACAGTTTGTGAATTCGGATTATCGGTTCAAGTATTAACACCAACTCCTACGCCGACACCAACATCAACACCAAACTATCCACCAACAGATATTTCATTGAGCAATAGTTCAATAAATGAAAATACCGCAACGGGTACAACTATCGGCACATTTAGCTCAACAAGTCTTGATTCAAATGATACATATACTTATTCATTAGTTGCAGGTACAGGGGACGATAACAATGGTAGTTTTACAATAACAGGTTCATCATTAAAAAATGGATTTATACCAAACTACGAATCGAAAACTTCATACTTAATTAGAGTTAGAAGTACGGATAGTATTGGACAATATACTGAAAAACAATTTACAATTACTATAAATAATGTTAATGAAACACCATATGCATTATTATTAAGTAATACATCACAAGCTGAAAATACGGCATCAAATACAACAATAGGCACATTCTCAACATCGGATGTTGATAGTGGAGATACATTTACATATACTTTAGTTGCGGGTACTGGTGATACAGATAATGCATCATTTAATATTAGTGGTGCTAATTTAAGAAACACATCTGTGTTCAACTATGAATCAAAATCACCATCAACTTATTCAATAAGAGTTAGAACAACAGATGCAGGTGGATTATATTACGAAGGAACATTTACAATTACAGTTACAAACGTAAATGAAGCACCAACAGACATTTCATTAAGTTCAGCCTCAATATCTGAGAATGTTGCAACAGGTACAACAATCGGTACGTTTTCAGCAACAGACCCTGAAGGTGGTGCAATGACATTTGAATTAGTTGATACCGTAAATTATCCAGATAATAATAGTTTCACAATTACATCTGGTGTATTAAAAAGTGCAGTTGTTTTTAACTACGAAGCTCAGGCAACATATTATATTAGAGTAAAAGTAACAGATAGTACAACTTTAACGTATACTAAAACAATAACTATTTCAATTACGGATGTAACAATAACACCAACATTATCAGTAACCAATGCAACATGTCATGGTGGTACTGGTTCAATTACTGTAAGTAATGTTGTTGGTGGTACCGCAAATTACACGTATTCTAGAAATAATGTGGATTATCAGGTTAGTGCAACATTCGGTAGTTTAACTGCTGGTGATTATGATATCTATGCAAAAGATAGTTTTGGTGAAACTGGATATACGTCAGCAACAGTAACACAACCGGCACAACTTAGTGTAACAACATCTTCAACAACAATACCAACATGTTGGACAGGAGCAACGGGACAAATAATATTATCCGCATCTGGTGGGTCTGGCACATATGATTACTCAATCTCATTAAATACCGATACAGCTAACGCTAGTAGAACATGGCAAACAAGTGCAACATTTAATAGTTTATCTAGTGGATATTATTATGCTAAAATAAGAGATAGAAACACACCAAGTTGTATTTCATCTGTTTTTGGAATTGATTTAGCTAGAAGTCAACCATCAGCATCGACTAGTGTTACTAATGTTGATTGTTATGGTAATTCATCAGGAACTATTGTTATTTCTTCCATGGGTGGAGGACAAGGAGGACCATATTCGATTAAACTTAGTGATGTTAATACACAATCAGGAGGATCTTATCAAGTGACCACAACAAGTAGGTCATACGGTAGTAAACCAGCAGGAACCTATTATTACAAAATAAAAGACGGTGAAGGTTGTGAAAGTGATTGGTATTCAGTAACGGTGACACAACCAGGACAAATAACGGTATCGTTGGCGGTGGGAAATCACCCAACATGTTGGACAGGTAATACAGGTTCAGTTGTTGCCACAGCATCTGGCGGCGTTGCAAGTCTTACATATTATATTAGTACCGATGGTATAAGTTATGGAAGTCCACAGGCAAGTGGTACATTCTCAGATAAACCAACCGGAACATATTCGGTAATGGTTTCAGATGGTGGATGCGTTGCATTTTCTAACAGTGTAACATTATCTAAATCCGCACCTACCGCAAATACATTAGCCGCTAATGTAAGTTGTTATGGTGGATCTAACGGTTCAATTACCGTATCAAGTCCATCAGGCGGAAGTGGTTCTGGATATACCTATTCAAGAGACGGAGAAAATTACCAATCAAGCGGTTTGTTCAGTAATTTAAGTATCGGGACATATTCAATATACGTTAAAGACGGGTTAGATTGTGTAAATGTTGTTACAACAATAGTAATTACTCAACCCGCAGAACAGACTGCGAGTATAACTGTCGACACATACGCATCTTGTAATGGTGGTGCGGACGGCGCAATTACATTGTCATCAACTGGAGGAGCATTCCCTAAAACATATAGATTATATGCTGACACGTCAGCACCTTATAATACCTGCGGAGGAACTTTAGTTGGAACGTACACAGGTGTAACTTCAGGGTCACCATCTGTTTCTGTTAGTAGTATTGATGAATATGGATACTGTCTTGAAGTTACCGATGCTAATGGTTGTGTTACAACTAGCGGAGTGGTTGGTACTACAGCTTGTATAGGAACTTGTTATGATATTTTCATCCCAACAAGTATGTTAACGAACAATGGTCAAGAATTATACATTGAATATAGAAAAACTGATAATACATACGTTAGTCGACCTTATAGTGCTTTCCCGCAATCTATCGGACCTAGTGAAGGAATATTAATTAACATTTGTAGTACTATATCACCAGCATTTAGATATGGTGTTTCTGGATTCCAATTTGTTGAAGATGTTGGAATGGTAATCGGAATCGGCGGTAAATGTGATAACAGTGAATGGTGTGGAGGAGGAGATCCTTATGTACCACCAACTGGTGGAGGTGGTGGTGGTGGTGGCACTACTTATTCATGTAAAGATTCACCAGGTGGACTTTGTAGTGATTACTCTTCACCGTGTGCATCGTTAGGTTTAATGAACTGTAGTGATTTGGAAGAAATTGTATAATAAAACAAAATAAACAAATATTTATAGAATATGGCAGTAGTAACAGTAACAGGAACGGGATTAAATTTGGCAACGGCAGCAAATAATTTTACAGTGGCAATTATTGATTATTTGGGTGCAAGTACTCAGTACGCAACAAGTGTTTCTAGATCATCATTAATAAGTGGATATAATGTTACGGTTAATCCGGGAGATGTTACAATTAGAGTAACAAGTACTGGTGTTTGTAGTAGCTCGGCGGATATTAATATATCAATAGAGGCTTTACAATCATATAGACCAAATCCAATCGAAGCCACCACATATGGAGCATCACCTGAATCTTTTATCGCGAGTGGTGGACGTGATGGTGGAGGTGGTAGTTATGAAGTAATAATTGGGGAGACGGATGTTTATTCTTTTATGAGTGAAACAGATTTTACAGTTACACACGTATCAACATCAGGTGGACTCAGTACAGGAGCTTTTTTAGCTGATAGTTTAGGAGCTCGTATTGTAGGGTCCACAACTTTACAAATGTTCGGGGAGACAAGAAGTACTTATACCCTAGACCCATCAATTAACACCTCAACGTATAGATTGACATATACTCCATCAGGATTATCAAGAGATGTTAATTTTTATTGGTTCGTAGAATAATCCATTTATTAAAAGTAATTAAATGTTTATATTGTACCAAATACATAGTAAAGATATTTACTAGTGTACAATTTAAATTATGTCAAATTCCGGTAGTTTTGCAACAATGTCATTCGTTATCCCATCATTCCTTTTGGAAGATGGTACGTATTCACCTATCGATTCGGTAACACAAAGTTTTTTAGATTTTAGAGATTCGGGTTATTATGAACATGATAATACTGTTTTGGGACAATCACCTACATATCCATTTACCGGAAACACAACATTCACTTATTTAGGAGTTGGGGGAAGTAGAATTGATGAATTAAAAAAATACGGATCAACAGGATTTACACAAACCCTAACATCAGGTTCGAATTCGGAAGGAGTAGGTTGGACAGGATATACATTATCACATGTTGGGTCAACTGTAACAGGTGTTTTACAATATAGAGACTATGAGGACGGTTATACTATGATTACAGGTAATACCACTGGATTTACAAAAGAAGAGATATTTGACGGTATATTAACGAGGAATGAACACTTCTTAGGATTTGTGGAACAACCAACTGTTTATTCTGATGTTTTTGTTGAAAGAGGTAAACAAGGAGTGATGGAAGTTAACTTAAGATTGGGTGAAGTTGATAACATGGGAGAACTAAGTGTGTATAGTGGTGGGTATTTTAAAGTGAAAAAACAATAAAAATTATATTTATAAATAAAAAGATATGGCAGTAGGAAGTTATGGTATAGTAAGACCCGCAGATGTATCACCAGAAGATGTTGAGATTTTATATCATTATACTTCTGGTAGAACAACCACAGCACCAATTACCTTGACAAGATTAAATGCTGAGGACGTTTTAACACCGGTATATCATAATCAGAATACTGTTGACGATTCTAATGTACAAGGAAATGAAATCTTGGGAGGTTTATACAATTTGAAGTTAACATCTGAAAAATTCTCAGAACTTGGTGTTTACACATTACATCTTAGACCAAAACAAATTAGAACATCAATTACAGATTGTGGAGTCTTAGCGTCATTACCATCTGTAAGGGGTTTAGTTATTGATTTAAATAACGTACCTGCTGCATATAGAAATAGATTTACACCACAAGGTTTAGTTGGATATAGAATTGAGTATATTAATACAAATGGTACTTTTCAAAAAATACCAAACTTTTATAGAGTTGTTACATCTTCATTTTATTGTCAACCAATAGTGTCAAATTTGTCTAATTCAACGGATAAAGCAATACGATACCAATATACAGACCAAACATCAAATTTGGTTTTTTTAACAATAACACCATCGTCATCACCATCAAGTAGACCAAATGTGGTTCCATTTATTGGACAGCCAGGACAAAATATTATTTTAACAAATACATTTTTTAACCCAACTACACTTGAAATAGAAATGGTAGAACATGATGCAAGTACATTGGCTCATGCTCTTTACGGTAATCAAACGAAGGCGATTACTCCGGGTATCTACACCATCTATGATAATAATAACAATAACGCAATATACAAACAATATAACTTGTTTGAAGTTAAAGACGAATTCAATGAAACAATGTATGAGGTTAGAGAAGAGAGAGAAATCATTGATGAAAGTTTAGACTTTGACAACATTACCGAATAATGGCAAAATTTACAAAGGTACCAAGCCAAGCGGCGAATGGATTACAAACGTTTAGTGATAGTTTAGTCGGTGTACAAATTACCGACGGTAGCAGTCAATTAACCAATACCAATTTTGCGTTAGATAAAATTATCCCACAAAGAGATAGTAAAAATTTTAAAACGTCACCATTTTCGGATTTCTTAACGTTAGATTCATTAAAAGAAGAGACAACTGCAGTAACTACACAAGACGGTGTTGCAGAGAAAAAAGAAAGTATTAAATTCAAAGGTAGTACTGACGATGCCGGTAAATCTTTATTCGGTTCATTAAAACAAAGATTAAACGTATCAATATCAAGAATTGTAAAAAAGTTTCCGGCAGCTCTTTATGTTGATGGTACAATACCTGTTAGAATTTCAGATTATACTGCACAGAACATCACATACGATACAATATCAAAAACAACACAGTTTGAGATAGAAAAATCAAGTTTATATAATCCATTTGATATTGTTATTAACGAACCACAAAGTTTAACGATTAGTGAGACAAGTAACAATTTTAGAAATTTTTATTCCACATATAAAAAATACGTTGTAGATTATAGTGGAACAACTTATGATATTTTATCATATTCTGAACCAACAAGTACCACAAATATTATTTTAAAAGTTTCAGGTAATCCATTTGGTGTACTTACAGGAACTACAGATAGTTTTTTAATTAGACCCAATAATGGGGTAACTGAAGAGTTCTTTAATAATTTAGATGACTTAGAAGAACTTTTACTTAATAGAGAAACCAATCCAAAATACGAGGCAAGTTTTAAAGTACCAAGAGATAGTTCTGATGGAGGAACAACAGATATTATTACTGTTGAAGTTAATTGGCCGTTAGCGTTAGATGGATGGAACTTACAAACTGTAGGTTTAGATTTTGATGATTATATTTCAAAATTAAGTGATTTAGCTGACGAGATAGATGATTATAAATCTAACTTAGTTGTTAGATTTTTAGCAGCACCACAGTTATTTGAATTCGACACAAATGACAAAAAGGGAGAAACAATATTTCAATTATATGGACAAAGTTTTGATAGGGTAAAGAAATATATTGATAACATCGCTAACATGAGAAATGTTACATATGATGGTATTAATAACGTTCCAGATTTACTATTAAAAAACTTATCAGATAATTTAGGGTTAGATTCACATAATTTATTTAACGAACAAAATATAGAAGATACTTTATACACAAGACAAGATAGTGTATATGGTGGACAGTCAATTGGTAAAAACTTAATTGAATCTGAACATGAATTTTATAGAAGATTATTAGTTAATCTATCACACATTTATAAATCAAAAGGTACAAGGAACTCAATCGAATTCTTTTTAAGATTTTTAGGAGCACCAGAACCAATGATTAAAATAAACGAGTATGTTTATAAAGTAAAATCTAAATTAAATGATAACGTACAAAGTGACGTTTATAATTTAATACAAGGTACAAAAACCGAATATGTTATTACTGGTTATACAGGTAGTGAGTTTAATGGAGGTACAATAACAGGTACAACTAATTTAACTAGAGATGAATATCCGGTTGATACCGATGGACTACCTAGAAAAATAACAAATGTAAAAGATGATATTTTTTTCCAAAAGGGTTCAGGTTGGTATGATTTAACATTAAGTCATAGGTCTTCAGATGTTTTAGACGAAAGTACATCTAGTGGTACAACCATCAATGGAGTTTTCCAATTAACAGGAAGAACTAAAACTATAAAAACTAAATCTAAAGATTATACATACGGTGAGGATTATTTTAATTATTTTAGGACATTACCTGGATTAGAGTATGGTTTTGAATTAGAACCTAAAATTGACAATTTAAAAATAAGTGTTAGTGATGATGAATACGATTCTAAATTAATTCTTAATAGAAAGAATATTGGAGTTTATTTATCTTCCGCACAATGTATTGAATATGATATCTATAGACAATCAAGAAATTTAGAAATATCAATCGGAGGAGTTACACCACAATATACGTCAGGTGTTACATTCGAAGAATTTACTAAAGAAGTTTTAAATGGTTTTATTTCTACAAGTGAATCAAAATATAATAAATCATATTTTACATTAGAACAGGTTTATAACGAATATGTGACAAATACAAATTTTGTTCCTTATAATGATGTTGATTTAAATGCGTTCATAACTAAAATGAGTCCTAATTGGATGAAAATTATTGAACAATTTATTCCAGCAACAACTTTATGGACGGGAGGAAATTTAACCGAGAACAATTTATTTAATAGATCAAAACACACATACCTTAGACCGAGATATGGTACCCCAAATGATAATAATACCACGGAAGATAGGAACCTTATAGATTTTCAATGTTATAAATTACCACCATTAACTCCAACTCCAACTCCAACACAAACAAAAACCCAAACACCTACACCAACCCCAACTAAAACAGTGACCCCAACACCAACGGTTACGGTTACGGTTACCCCTACTGTAACACCATCTATAACACCAACTAACACAGTCACGCCAACAAATACTGTTACGCCGACAGAGACTCCTACGCAAACGCCAACAAATACCATTACACCAACTGTTACACCAACAAATACTGTTACACCAACAGAGACACCTACCCAAACGCCAACGAATACTGTTACACCAACGGCAAGTATTACACCAACGAATACTGTTACACCAACGGCAAGTATTACACCAACGAATACTGTTACAGCGAGTACTACACCTACTAATACGGTAACACCAACAACAACATCAACACCAGCATCAACACCTGAAGCAACCGTATCAGTTACACCAACTAGTACTCCTGCGGCTACTGTAATGGAAACCCCAACTCCAACACCAACCCCAACACCTGAAAGTTTTTATTACTATTCTATAAGACAATATAATTGTTCTGATAGTTGTTCCGTTGTTGGGTCTGATTTAGTTGGAAGATCAAGCGTATCCTTATCGGTGATTGATGGGTTATTTTATAAAATAACTGGTCAAAGTAATGTTTTCCAAATTCAAACTCAAATAACACCAGCCCCAATGTCGTATGACATTAACTTAAGTAATATTATATCATCTGATGTAAATTGTGCTGTGGCTTGTGGATCTACACCTACATCAACACCAACACCAACAATCACTCCAACACCAACAGGTAATCCATATTGTTATACAATAGAAAGTGTACAAAGTGCCCCTGGTGAATGTTTCGATTGTTCTGGATTCTTTGCAAGTACAACTGATACGTTTATAGAGTTTTTAGATGGTTGTAGTGGAAGTACAATACCAGCTCCATTTGATATTAATGTAATAGCACATTATAGTGATAGTTCAACAGGAACTACATTTATATCTGGTGGAACTGTTGGTAATGTAATTATTGCTACAAGTGATATACAGTGTATATCAGCACCTACATGTGGTGAAAATGCAAGTCCAACATTTGACTACGCTGATGTGATACCTGTGGTGGGAAGTATTAGTGAATGTTGTACACCTTAATAATTAAAATAGAAAAAAAATAATATTTATAAAATATGAGCTTCTTAAATACAGGGTTTACACCCACAGTTTCAGCAAGATTAACTAAGGCAGGTAGAAATGCAATTGCAAAAGGTGATTTTTTAATTAGTTACTTTTCTATAGGTGACTCAGAATACAATTATAACCCAGATATAAGTGGTCTTACAAGTCAACGAGTTTTTGCTCCATTTGATAAAAATACACACGTTAAGTACCCATTTTTATATTCTGCAACAGGTTCTACAATTTATGGTATTCCCGTTGAAAGTCCCGATGATGAAAACCAACCATGTAGAAATGTGATGGAGGCAAATAGTGGATGGACATTAAACACAGTTTGGGAAAATAAACCATTAGGTATTAATGATTCAATCGCATTAAAAGACTACCAAAGTAATGTTTATAGTGGTGTTAAAAGTTATTTAGGATATACATCATCCTCAGGTCAAACTTTTATTAACTATTCAGGAGGAACAATAACAGGTACAACAATAAGAAACACAATGTTGGAAGAGGTTGAAATATTACCTGAAGAACAAAATTCAATTGCAATTTTACATTATTCAGAAAGTGGCACAACTGCGGACCCATATAAGTTTTTTAAATATGATGATTACATTAGTAACCATAGTGGTACCACAACACCTAATGCTATTACCGATATAGATTATTTTGAAGTTTCAATGTCAAATTTAATGTATCATAGATTGGGTGACGCAACTACCGGTACGACATTCCATATGAGTACGGGAAAAACAAAATCAGTAACAAGTGAATATAATTCAGACTTCCAACTTGATTATGTTGATTTATTAGACGTTAATGAATATAGTGTCGGTAAAATTTTCTTTAATCAAAAAATTATAGTATTTGATGACCAAGAAATTGTTGCGGTTTTAGATACAGGTTCTACCAGAAATTATACACTTACAGCACCAAAAGTTAGTTCATACATAACAAATGCAGACCCAATTGTTGATTTAACAACTGGCAAGACTCTTTGGGTAACATATGTTTTAAGCGGAGGTACAGTGTCAGGAGATTTACCTTGTAGTTATTTTATGAAAGTAACGGGTACAACTAATGATGAGAATGTTACTGTTAAATTTAATAGTGGTGAATTTAAACATTTAAATAGTGGTTATACTGCAACAGAATTTCATATACTACATCAATTTACAGATAATGGAGAACAACCGGACCCTAATCAATGGTATAGTAAAAATTATACGAGTGAATTATCAAGTATAAATGATTTAAAAAATGGATTTACATTTACATTGAATGAAACTAAAATAAACGATGCTGAAAGTAGACCTCCTTATGTCTCTTCTTTAACTAATTTTGGAAAAGAAAGAACATATACGGAAGGAACCGTAAGTACTGTAATTGGGACGGATGTTCAAGTAATGAATTTCGTTATTAATTTACCCGATGGTAAATTTACAGATTCACAAAACCCAACATATGTTTCAGGTACAAAATATATTACAGAAATTGCTCTATTAAATTCAAATAAAGAAACAATGGTTGTGGGTAAATTTAGTGCTCCGAGAGCAAGAACAACATCCGTTGATGTCTTTTCTGTAAAACTTGATTTCTAAGGCTTTACATTTCTAAAAATATTCATTATATATTGTTATATGAGTATAGATGTAAAATTAAAAAACAAGCCAAAAATCTTAGGACTCGATATTTCGACCAAGACAATTGGGTGGGCACTGTTCGATATGACAGGGTCTAAATTATTAGAATTAACACATTTTTCCCCAAAAATTAAACCTCAACCTGAAGACAAGATTGAAGAATTAATCTTAAAGGCGGAAGCGTTTAAAAAACATTTATTAGGATATAAAGATGTTGGTATTACCCGTGTCATAATTGAGGAACCATTATTACAATCGAATAATGTGTATACAATTGGAACCTTATTGAGATATAACACATTGATTCTCAAGTCGTGTTACGATGTTTTGGGAATTTTACCAACATTTATTTCGACATATAATTCAAGAAAATTTGCGTTCCCCGATTTAGTTGGGGCAAATGACAAAGGTCGTAATGTTTTATTTGGTGGTTACCCAAGAGACATAGATAAGAAACATGTAATTTGGGAACATGTAAATGCAGTATGTCCTGATGTTAATTGGTTATATGGTAAAACAGGTAATCTTAAAAAAGAAAATTACGATATGGCTGATGCCGCAACTTGTGTGATTGGTTATGTTAACATGAATAGATTAGAAAAATCCGGCAACTAACATTTTACTTTACGGTTTGTTTATCATATATTTATAAAAGAAGACGGGAAGTGTAGAAATACACTTTTGGTTGGTTTCCCTCGGAGGTGGTGTTCCGGGGGATTTTTTTTTATCATTTTTTTTACATATATTTCTACAGTATGGTAAATCAAGAAGTTGACTATTCTCCTGTTATTGAAATTCTCGAAGATATTTTGGGCGATTGTAACATGCACAACGACTATAAAGGACAGATGTCTTTTGATTGTCCTGTGTGTTCATATGATTTAAAAGGATTAGATCACGGTGATGGAAAAGGAAACTTAGAGGTTAACTACAAATACAATGTTTTTAAATGTTGGGTGTGTGCGGAATCACATGAAACTCACGGATCAATTTATAAATTGGTTAAAAAATTCGGTAACCCAAAACAACTAAAAAATTATCTTTTATTAAAACCAGATGAAGGTGAAGATTTCAGCAAACGTGTTTATAAGACAGTAAAACTACCCCAAGACTTTATACCATTCAAAGAAGCAAGTACGGGTCTTAAAATGACACCATATTATAAACAAGCATACAATTACATAAAAAGTAGGAACATAACAGACTTAATGGTACAGATGTATAACATTGGTTTTTGTTATAGAGGAATCTACGAAAATAGAATTATTATTCCATCATACGATTGTGAAAGAAGAATTAATTATTTTATTGCACGTTCTTATTTGAATAGAACCAAAATGAAATATAAGAATCCTGAAGCGCAAAAAGAACTCATTATATTCAATGAGTATTTGGTCAATTGGGATGAAACAATATACATTGTGGAAGGGGCGTTTGATAGTATATTCATACCTAACGCAATTCCATTGTTGGGAAAATTCATGAGCGACCATTTATTTAACACTCTTTATGAAAGGGCAAAAGGTAAAATTGTAATTGTGTTAGATCCAGATGCTTGGAATGATGCCGAAAGATTATATCATAAATTAAATTGTGGTAAATTGATGGGTCGGGTTTTTGCAATTAAATTAGAAGGTGATAAAGATATTGCCGACCTACAAGGAAAATTAGACGATTATAAAATAAAACAATTAGATTAATGAATTTACAAGACATCTCGTTAGAGATTAAAGACTTATTAGAAAAGAAAAGACAAGAATTAGAATTAACATTCATAGAAGAACAACACATCTATCACATGAAAGATGTTGATGGTGTTGTTAAAAAGAATTTTCCTTCAGTTTCTAAAATTATAAAGAAGTTTCACAAACCATTTGATGCAGAAGGAATGGCGTTGAGGATGTCTAAGGGAGACCCTGAAGGGCAAGCACAATTGCTTGCGGAATGGAAACAAGCTGGTGACTTATCAACTAATATGGGTAGCCGTGTCCATTTTGAATTGGAATCTGATTTGATTAATAGATTTGATAACTATAAAGAAGTTAGACAACCAATTTTTGAAATTAACGAAGAACAACAACGTAAGAGTGATAATATGATTATTGCGGGAAAACAATTTCTTGACTTAATGTTAGAGAGAGGTGGTGTATTATTAGATACTGAAATTATATTAGGTGACCCTGAAGAACAATATACAGGACAACCAGATAAAGTATGGTTAATGCAAAATAAAGAAAAAGATGGTTTTGGTTTTGTTATTACCGATTGGAAAACAAACCAACCTAAGAACTTTGAAGTACATCATTATACGGGTAAATTATACCCACCATTCAACAACTACCACGATAACGCTTTAGGTCATTATTTTTTACAACTTCCTTTATATGGTAGATTGTTACGTAAAATGTTAAAAGAAACAAAATACAATGATATTAAATTGTTGGGTAACGTGGTTGTTTTATTAAAAGATGATGCAACATTTGTAGAATATAAAGTACCTCCCCAAATTAACAACGCAATCCTTACAATGGATTTATCAAACTATATTAAAAGATGGTAAAGAAAATCATACACATTGCTGATTTACATATTCGTACAATTCAAATGCACGATTTATATAAGAATCAATTTGAAAAACTGTTGGATGAATTAAGTGTAAAATTTTTAGAATGGGCGGATGAAAATATATCACATAACGAAATTAGAATTGTTATCGCGGGTGATATCGCACATCAAAAAATTAATATCTCAAATGAACAATTATTATTAACGAGTTGGTTTTTAAAAGAGTTAACTCGTTTTGGTAAGGTTGTAATCATACCGGGTAATCACGATTTCTTGGAGAATAATACACAACGTATGGATAGTATAACACCAGTCGTTCAATTATTAGACAATCAACACATCACATACCTAAAAGATAGTGGTGATTATGTTGATACCGATGGTAGCGTTCAGTGGGTTGTTTATTCATTATATCAACACAACGTAAGACCTGAATTTACAAAACAAGAAGGTTTATTAACGGTTGGACTGTTCCATGGACCGATTATGGGTTTATCAACTGACTTAGGTTATGAGTTTGAGGATGCATATGACCAATTAAACTTTGTTGATTTGGATTTATTATTATGTGGAGATATCCACAAGAGACAACAATTTACATTACCAAATGGCGGTAAAGCAATAATGGTAGGTAGTTTAATTCAACAAAATTTTGGTGAAACGGTTAAACATCACGGATACGGTATATACGATGTTACTACTGATGAGTACACATTTCACGATTTACCAAACGAACAACCATTCCTACATTTCACCATATCAGACATAAAAGACATTGAAAATGGAGAAGAAGCACACGTTAACCTTGGATAAAGAATTTCTTCTTTATTGTGAGTTAAATAATATAAAAGACATTAATAAAATTGCAAATGAAACCTTCAATAAAGGATTTTCCTTGTTGAAGTATGGGGAAACACCATTTGGAAATTCAACAGAAAAAGAAAAAATAGTTGAAGTTATTAAGGAGGTGATGGTTGAAAAGATAGTTGAAATAATAAAAGAAGTTCCTGTCGAGAAAATTGTTGAGGTTATTAGAGAAGTACCAATTGAAAAAATAGTAGAGGTTATTAAAGAAGTACCCATAGAAGTAAAGGGGGACACACAAATTATTACTAATGAAGTTATAAAAGAAGTCCCTATTGAAATAATCAAAGAAGTTATTGTTGAGGTACCATTAAAAATTGTAGACACAAAAGAGGTTGATAGATTAAGTGAAGAAAACATAAAATTAAAAGAAGAATTAGAAAAATTAACAAACGCATTAAATAAATTCAATAAGGGTTCTTTTATGAAGAATAGTGATTTGAATAGTTTATATGATGAATAGTTTGTTTTTAACAATAATTTTTCTTATATTAACTAAAATATATAAAACATGGGAACATTATTATTATGGGCATTTATGGCCTACGGAATGACGAGTATACTTGTTTGGGGAGCAATTTTTGAAAACCAACGTATATGGATAAAAGCACACTCAAAGTTTTTTGGTGACTTAATAAGTTGTACATTGTGTACATCGACTTGGGTTGGATTTTTTATGTCACTAATTTTAGGTAGTATTACCACAAGATTTTTTGATACCTTTTGGATTATCAATTTATTCTTTGATGGTATGTTTACCGCGGGAGCTGTTTGGGCAATAAACGCAATCGTTGAATTTTTTGAGGAAAGTAGAATTAAGTAATATGTCACAACAAAAAAGAAAATTTAGATACATAAGGATTAATGGTAAGGTAATTCAAGACCCATTTGATGATGAGGATATGAGAAAACTTTTCATATCATTTGCGGAAAAAGTATTGGGATTTAAATTCATTAGCGGTACCAAATATGGTATTGATTTAGTATGTGTAGACGACCCATCATGGGGTGCTGAAGGTGAAAATGGTTCATTTCAGGGAGATAGATGGGCAGGTAATCAACAAGATATTTTTAATCTCGGATTTGCAGGTCTTAATATGCAAAATTGGAAATGGTTTTATTTTGGGTTGGGTGAATTATCTGAAAGAAATACTGGCAAATGGTTGACATCACATCCAGGTCATGATAAAAATATATATTTTAGAGTTAATGCACAATTTGACCAAATTTGTATGGTAGATGCTCAAACAATAAAAGACTTTAATAAAATCAAATTTGTTTTTAATAGAAAAGTTAGTAATAGTGATGATCCAGAAGATTGGATTGTGATACCAAAAGAGTTTGTACGTACATTTAATAAACAACCTAATGGTGAATGGTTAGAAAATGGACCATATTGTGGACCAACACAAAAAGAATTAGAAGATATGGAAAAAGAATATAATCAACAAAGAGTAAGAGAAGTTATGTTTGCAAATAAATAATTAATTAATGAATCCATTTATAAAAGTAACATGGCAAGACGTTCCTGAAAATTTCACACCCGAAAAAATTAGGAGAGTAAAGTCATACTTTCAGGAGAAGTATAGTTCCAAGAATGTACAAGTAATTACAAAGACACTATCAAATGTAAATGAAACTCGTTTAGAGTCTTTGGAGGCTTCCGATAGTATTTTGGATCATCAGTATCAAAAGAAATTAATGAAAGATTTCATTAAGGATAATTCTATTGATATTAAATGGGAATTGGTTGATAGATTAGATAATAAAGTAAACACACAAATAGATAAATTAAATGAAAACAAAGTTAGATACAATAAATGGTTCATTAAGAGAGTCGAGTTTTCTAATTTTTTATCTTTTGGTGATTCTAATGTCATTGACTTCACAGGTCTCGACGGTATTACGGTAATTGAATCTACACCTAAAAACTTTGGGGGTAAATCAACATCATCTGTTGACTTATTAATGTTTCTTTTTTTTAACTCAACAACTAAAACCAAAACCAATGGTGAAATCTTTAATAGATTCACAGATAAGGATGAAGTTAGTGTTCGAGGTGAAATAACAATTGACGGAGATGATTATGTTATCGAAAGAAAAACATTAAGAAAGAAATCAAAGTCGGGTGAATACACCGTTACCAATAAACTTGAGTTCTACAAGAGGAAAGAAGATGGTGAAATTGAAAATCTTTCAGGTGAACAAAGAAGAGAAACAGAATCGTTTATTGCGTCAGCAATTGGAACTGAAGAAGACTTCCTATCAACCATTTTAACAACTGGTTATAATTTAGAAGAACTTATTGAATCCAAACCAACTGCTAGAGGTCAAATCCTTACTAAATTTTTAGGTTTAGAGAGTTTAAAGGCAAAGGAAGAAATTGCAAAAGAAATTTATAACGATTGGAGTAAGAAGTTAGTATCTAACACATATAACAAAGTAACTTTAGAATTAGAAATAACCAATCATAAAGAAAGTCTTGATAATTCTGAAAGTGAAATTGTGAGACTAACAAAAGAGTTAGGTAAATTTCAAAAGGAATTAGAAAAGTTAGAAGGTAAAAGAGATGAGGTTTTCTTAAAGAGAAATAATGATGTTGATAGAGAACTAATTAACACAAACCCGACGTTACTACAAAGAGAGATTAATGATTTAACAACACAACGAAACACAAGTCAAACCAACGTTGATAGTGTTAATGTAATAGAACCTTCTAAATTCTATCATGAGGACCAACACAAAGAGTTAAGAGGTGAGATGGCTAATCTTCAAGGAATTGATGTTGCATGTAAATATGAAAAAGGTGATAGAGAAAAATTAATAAAGAAATTTGAAGAAGGAACCGTTTGTCCAACCTGTAATAGAGCTTTAGATGAGGTGGACCACACAGACGAAATTGAAAAGATTAAAAAAGAAATAGAAGATATTATTAAGGATATGGAATTAAATCAAATTCAATTTGATTTATTAAAAGAACAAGAGAAAGCATTTGAAACATTAAAAACCGAATTTGAAACTTACGAAAGAAATAAACTTCGTAAAGCTCGTTATGAGTTGGAGGTTGAACAAAAACAACATGAGATTGATGTTAAACAGGCGAGATTAGATAATTACGAAAGTAATAAAAAGAAACTTGAGGAAAATCAAAAGATTGATGCTGAAGTAATTGCACTTAAAACTAAAATTGAAACAGCAAATGGAGATATTAGACAAACGAATACCAATATCGAAAAACATACTAACAACATTACTAACATGAATGAGAAGATTGGTATCAATGAGGAGTTAATTAAAAAAATTACATCAGAGGAAGAATTGTCTGCGGTGTTTAAAATTTACTTAACTGTTTATGGTAAGAATGGTATTTCTAAAATTATTCTTAAGAATATGATTCCATTAATCAATCAGGAGTTATATCGTTTGTTGGTGGATAGTTGTCATTTCATTTTAGAGATGAATATAAACGATAAAAACGAGGTTGAATTTATTATGATAGATACTGAGACACGTATCGTAAAACCTCTTAATGCGGGTTCTGGTTACGAAAGAACCATATCCTCATTAGCACTTCGTAGTGTATTAACAAAGATATCGTCATTACCTAAACCTAACATCGTAGTTATGGATGAGGTATTCGGTAAAATTGCAGACGAGAACTTGGAAATGGTAGGAGAGTTTTTTAAGAAAATTAAAAACTACTTTGACCATATACTTGTTATATCACATAATTCTTTGATACGTAACTGGTCAGATAACATTGTTATGATTAAAAAAGAAGAGAACGTCTCCTCAATAGATTTTATTACAACAAAAATTTCTTAACGAATGTGGCTTGAAACAATTTTCAGGCCACGTTCAATTACATTTAATGTATTCTCACAATCAACTAATGCATCGTGAGACTTACCTAACAATGTAGCTTTCTCCGCCGGGTCTGAAAAAAATCCATTAATAAGACTACCCATTGCACTTGATTTTTTTCCTGTTCTTGCACTCGACGCAAACTTATCATTTATTGATTTAAAATGTTCATTTTCAGTTGATAGTGATTCTAATGCTGGAAAGAATACTTTATTGAAAAAACTGATGGTGTCAAATACTTCTCTGTCTTTAGTTTTAAAAATTTCATGAACTTGAATCATACTCAAGTCAAATGGTGCGTTATGTGCCATTAAAACTACGTTACTATGTTTGTCTAAAAATGAATCAAATCTCTCTAAGGATTCTCTTTCATCTTCAAAATTGTCTGAATTGGCTAAATCGTAATGATTGTATTTTAATACAGCCTTTACGTTTGCACCCTTCAATTGTGATTGGAATTCAGGACTATCCTTATCGTCTGGAACATCTTCGGATTTATCGAGAATATCTTTGATGTAATCATTAAGTTTTATCTTTTCATGAAATCTATCAATTTCAATAAATTTAAGTTGTCTTAAATCAAATTTGGCCGCAATTGCTGCTAACTGAGTAATTTGATCGGTTCTGTCACGATCGTTTAAACCAGTGGTTTCCGTGTCAAACATAACAAATGTGGAATTTTTACGTTGTAAAAACCATCTTAATAGATTAGTACTAGGTATTTCCAAATTACCTTCTTTAATAATATTAGTCATTTTAATCATGTTAATAAATATTTGACAAATATAGTTTTTTTATTCTGAATAAATTGTCTATATTTGTAGTACTTAAACAAAACATATATGACACCAAAAGATTATCAAAATTTTGGTCTTTACGCTAAAGACCGTGGATTAAGTTCACTAGACTTATTTCGTTACAACCAAAGAGTAGAGGACAGTTTAACCCCTTATATTTTAGAGGAGAGACAAATGAATGTAACTGTTATGGACGTGTTCTCACGTTTAATGATGGAACGTATTATTTGGGTGGCAGGTGAGGTAAATGACCACATGTCAACCATTGTTCAGGCTCAATTGATGTTCTTGGATAGTATCGATAATACAGATGTAACTATGCATATTGATAGTCCTGGTGGGTCCGTTAAGTCGGGTTTATCCATGGTAGACGTGATGGATTATATCAATTCCGACATTCGTACCATTAACACGGGTATGGCCGCTTCAATGGGTTCAGTCCTACTTGGAGCAGGTACAAAGGGTAAACGTGGTTCCTTGAGGTTCTCACGTACCATGTTACACCAATCATCGGGAGGTGCAGGTGGTAATATCCAAGACGCTCGAATTACAATGGTAGAATGGGAGAAATTGAATGATACCCTATTTGAATTATTAGGGGGTTATTGTGGGAAAACCGCAGAACAGGTGAAAACCGACGCATCGAGAGATTTATGGTTATCCTCCGAGGATGCATTATCCTACGGTATAATAGATGAGATAGTAAAGAAAAAGAAATAAGGAAAAGGGGACGAAAGTCCCCTTTCTTCATATTTATAATAAAACATATAATATGAAGATTGATAAAACAAACATCCTATTAGTTTTGATTGCTTGTTTAGCCGCTTATACCATATTTCAAAATCAAGGTATAAAAACTGACGTTGCGGGATATAATGCTAAAATCGAATCCTTACAAAAAGAGATAGATTCGGTTTATATTGCAAATAAAGAAATAGACAATCAAATCGAAAAGGTTGATAATCACATTGTTAATGTTGATAAAGAAATCGACAATGTAACAAAAAACATAACTATTATTAAAAACAACACAGATGAAAAAGTTAATTCTATTACCACTATTGGTAATGTTGAGCTTGAGCAGTTATTCGCAAACAGATACAACTAATGTTATAGTATTAGATACTACTAAAGTCATTTTACCAACAAAAGTTGCAAGATTGGCTTTTCAAGATTTACTTCGTTATGACGGAGCAAAATTAGAGATTGTTGAATTAAAAAACGTTATTGGTTTAAAAGACCAACAAATTAATTTATTCAAACAAAAAGACACACTTAAAGACCAAAAGATTTCTAATCTTGAATTTATTATTACTAAAAAAGATGAACAATTTAGTTTAGAAAGACAAAAATCTGAAAGTTTATTAAAAGAATTGAAAGGACAAAGAACTAAAACTTTCTTTTATAAAATTGGTTCGTTTGTCGGGGTGATTGCAACATCCATACTTTTATTAAAATAAATGAAAAAAATATTCAACATACCAAACATAATAATTCTATTACTATTATTAATAGCAATTATTGAATTTATTAACCCAAAAGGTATAATGCCGAACAGAACAACAGTAAAGGTGGATTCAATACCTTATGCTGTTCACGATACCGTTTTGGTTGATTCGTTGGTTGAGGTTGGAGTGGAGGTTGAAGTTCCCGTACCATATGAGGTAGAAAAAAGAGTTGAGATTCCTGTTTATCAGACGATAGACACTATGGAAATATTAAAAGTACATTTTGCGAAAGTACAACACAAAGAAGTATTAACGTTACCAAATAATCAAGGAACGGTTACACTTATAGATACCATATCTAAGAATAGTATTGTTAATAGAAAGTTCATTGCAGATGTTAAACGTATGATTGTTACAGATACCGTCTACACACAAATACCAAGAAAAACCGAGGCTTATTTAGGTATTGATGCTAAATTCGATAAACCTAATGTTGTTAATATTATAGGTGTGAGTATGTTATTTAAAAATAAAGATGACAATCATATGTATAGATTGGGAGTTGGTGTTACAAATAGAATAGATGACCAAGGAACTACCGGTAGTTTAACACCATTTATCGGTGGAGGAGTTTATTGGAAATTAAAGTTTAAAAGAAACTAAATTTGATATGAAAACATTCATATTATTTATTTTTGGTATGTTTGAAGACCACGAAGATATTGAATATTTTTGTAATGAGGTATTAACTGAGTTACCAACAATTAATTCCATAAGATTTGTTATAGAGAATTCCCAAAATGTAATTGTTATATTTGATTCTGATAAGGATTATAAGACCATATCACAAGACCTGTACACAGTGTTAGTAAATGACAATGTTAAATTTTATTTTATATTTGATAGGGATAGTTTGGTTACCGCTCACATACCACAACAAGTAAAGGATTTCATCTTTAAACCAAGTGGTACATCTACGATGATTAGGGTAGATTATGACAAGAACTCAAATCCAAGTATGGATTTAGACGAATTATTAGATAAAATCGAACAAATGGGGATTGAGAGTCTTACCCCCGAGGAAAAAAACTTCCTTGACAATTTTGCCAAGTAAAAAAAATTACTTATCTTTATCCTACTATCACATCACTATTAAATTATTCATTTTATGAAGAAATCTATTATCACTAATACTGAGGAAATCCAACAGTACATCAAAGACATTCGCAAAATTTCTGTAATTTCTCACGAAAGACAAGAAGAAATTTTTGATTTGTTAAAGGATAAAAAAATTAGCAAGGAAATAAAGTCAAAATTACACGAGGAATTAATTGTCGGTAATTTAAGATTTGTTATATCTGTTGCAAAAATGTATCAAAACCAAGGAATGGATATTATGGATTTAATATCTGAAGGTAATATTGGTTTAATGAAGGCAGCTGAAAGATTTGACCCAACAAGTGGATTAAAATTTATATCATATGCTGTGTGGTGGGTTAGACAATCCATTATGGCATCGTTAAATGAAAATGCTAGAACAATTCGTTTACCATCAAACTTAATTCAGGAGGCACAAAAGGCAAAGAAACATGAAGTAAGTGATGAAGATAATTTTTTCATTGGAGGTGATGTTGAAGAAAAACCAATTTCAACTAATCTACCATATTGTGTTGGACTTTATAAAACAATCAATGAAGAGGGAGACCAATTAATTGACATGATTCCAAATAAAGAGGCTGAAAGTCCTGATGCGATTCTTAATTCTCCTGAAGAAATAAAGAAAAAAGTGGCATTAATGTTAAATGTTTTAGATGAGAGAGAAAAGATAATTATTGAAAAATATTATGGTTTGACAGGTATTGAATGTAATTTAGATGATTTAGGTGAAGAGTTTGGTTGTACTAAAGAACGTATAAGACAATTACGTGATAAGGCCATTAAGAAGTTAAGAAATGAGAGTTTTGGTCTCCTAAACTATTTATAATATACATGAATAACAATTGGTTAAAATACTTAGTAGGTATATCGGCAATATTAATTGCCGGTACTGCCGCATATTTTTCAGTAACGGGATTAGGAGTTTTATTTAGTGGAGCTGCTATTGCAGTTATGGTTATGGCAGGTTCACTCGAATTTGCAAAACTTGTTACTGCAACTTATTTAAAACAAAAATGGGATGAAATAAAAGGATTTAATAAATGGTATTTATCATTTGCGGTTGCTGTTCTAATGTTAATAACCTCAGCCGGAATCTTTGGTTACCTTTCAAACGCATTCCAACAACAAAACCTAAAACTTGACCAAGTAGAAAGAGAAATATCGGTTTATCAAAATCAAATTACAAAAAATGATGGTGAAATAGCACGTTACACCACACAACTAACCAATCAACAAAATATTCGTAATTCACAAGAATCAAATTTATCCAAACAAATCGATAAGGATAAATCAACCGCTAGAGTTACACAAATGATTCGTACCGCAGATAAAGAAATCAGTTCAATTTCTAACCGAATTGACGAACTAACAAGACAAAATAATGTCGCATTAGATTCAATAAACTCGATTAAAAATAATAACATTAGTATTGAAAGAGAAGTTGGTGGATTTAGATTTGTGGCGGAATCGTTCGGTGTTGAATTAAACTCAGTAGTTAAATTTTTTATAATCTTAATTGTTATTGTATTTGACCCATTAGCAATTGCGTTAGTCATAGCATTTAATCAGTTAATGATGAATAAAAGAAAAGAAGAGGATGAAGAAATTATATCTAAACCTGAAGAATTAAAAGATTTTATTGACGAAACGACAAGAGTACATCTATCAGAAAATGATTTAAAAATATTAGAAGAGGCGTTATTAAAACAAACGGAACCAAACGACGAACTAAAAAGGGCAGCAGAAGAATACAAGAGACGTGGAGAGTTATTGGCGGAGATAATGAAGAATGACGAAGAATTGGGTTTATATAACGAACCGTTTGATAATCCAATGATTAAAGAATCTGAAATACTTACAAAAATGGATGAGGATTTAAAATTACAAGAAGATGAATATGATGAAGAAATTTCAGATTGGGATGAAACTTTAATGGATGGTTTAGAGGATGAACCACCATTTTTTACCGAAGAAGAAATTGAGAAAATTTTACAAGAAGAGCCAACAGAAGAAGAAATAAATGAAAATTTTTCCACTATAGAACCAAATCATGAGAATATTTTCCAAGATGACATTTATTTGACAGAAGCAATTTTGGAATTTAATCAACAATCAATGGAGGAGGAATTAGATGAATTTGTTCCCGAACTACCCGTAACACTCGAAGATGAACAAACCTTTGGTTTAGATATTAAACAACTAAACGAAACATTGGAAGAAGTCAATAAGGAAATTGATAGTAAAATTGAAGAGACATCACCAACAGAGAGTGATGAAAAAAAAAATATTGATACCCGAAAATTCGAAATCAATAGAAGTAGTAGAAGAAGAGGAACCTCAGGACTCAAAGTTACTAGAATCTCCTAAAGATTCAAATGAACCCCTTTATTGGGAAAAAGATGACACTAACCCAAATCAAGTGATTTACGATTTGGATAAAGATGTGGTAATAATACCACAATCCGAGGATGAAATAACTAATGATTAATTAATTTAAATGTTGACGATTTATAATATAGAAACGATTGATGAATCGAAATTAAACATCCATAGAAAAAAATCTAAGAAGACACAGATATTACTATACGACACCCAAAGGAGGGTAGATGATTTTATCAATAAAATAAAACATAGAAAGAACGGTAAATTCGAAGACATCCCACACTTCATTATAACCAAGTTAGGTACCGTTTACCAATTATTTGACACCGACTATAGTTCCAATACATTTAATGACAATAGGAACGATAAGAAGATGATAAAAATTGCAATTGAGAACTTGGGTTGGTTAAATAAAAACACCATCACTGGTATCCTTAATAATTGGATTGGAGACCCATACAGGTCCGAACCACACATTAGAAATTGGAGAAATTACTTTTTTTGGGACAAATACAACGAAAATCAATTATCAGTACTTTCAGAACTTTGTGAAATGTTATGTGAAAGACATGATATTTTCAAACAAACCGTCCCATCTAACGGATATCTTGAAAATGTATCAAATTTCAAGGGTATTGTATGTAAATCCAACTTTTCGAGTATTTATACAGATATAAACCCTTCATTTAATTTTAGAATATTTTTCAACAATGCAAAAGAAACTAATGACAGAATACGATAGTACCAAAAATATGTTAAATACATTAAGAAAACTTAATGAATCTAAACAAACAGGTACCCTTAGAGAACAATCACAAGAACAAAGAATTAGTAACGATACGTCCACATTCCCAAAGGGAGAAGAACAACCGTCAACTCAATCAATGAAAAATGATTTAATGGTCATTAATGACGTTGAGGTAAAAATAATGTCAGGAGACAATTTGGATATGAAATTAATGGATGACCAAAAGAAATCCATCTCAGGAATTATTGATAATTTCAAACAACAAGTTTCACAAATCGTGGAATTTGAACCGGGTTTTACAATCTCACCTAGTCAAATTAGATTAGATGGTACACTTACAGACGACGATGTTAGTTTTGTGTTTATTTCGGGAGATGAAAGTGGTTTATATATAAATGCTGACATGTTGAAGTTGGATTCAGAAGTTATGATTGTAATAGATAAATTGGTAAAATTTGAACCGACATTTAAAACGGCAATGGAACCATTAATAAGTCAAAGAAACAATAACTAATAATGTCATTTAGTAACGACGATAAGAAGGAAATAGAGAGAATCACAAGGAAAGAGATTAAAGATTTCATGGATTCGACCCAAGCACATAGAATTGTTGTTAAAATGATTCAAGATGAATTGGGATCTAAAAAGGTAGATGATAAAATAGTGGATTTATCCACTAAAGTTGTTGTTGAGTTATTTAAAACATTATGGCAAAGAAAGTCATTTTGGGAAACTGCATTAAAGAACGTTAGATAATGGAAAAAGTAATTAAACCTGATATTGAGGGTGAAATGGACGAGTTCCAAAGAATATCGCAAGATTTAAGACGAGATGAAAAAATTGACATCTCCGTTAAGGAACTTGTACGCTCTTTTGATGGGTTGAAGGAACAAACACTTACAGATGATGTTTGGCCTAAATTAGAGAACACAGAATCAAACGAAATAGAAAAGGGTGACATTGAGGCGGTTAACGATATTGCAAAAATGTACAATAAGACAAACCCAAAGAAATTAATAAAGGCAATCAAATCAGGTGAGTACGAAAGACCTCTAATTTTAAAAATGGGTGACAGATACATTCTTATTGCTGGAAACACAAGATTATGTACCGCGGCAGCAATGGGAGTTAACCCTAAGGTTTTCATAGGTGAAATTGGAGAGGATGTAAACGAAATAGAAGAGGTAAAAGGGGAAATCAATGAAAAGTGTTGGAAGGGATATACACAAAAGGGAATGAAAACAATGTTTGGTAAAAGATACCCAAATTGTGTAAAAAAGACAAAAACAAACGAAGCAGCAAATCCAGCTCAACAAGCCGCAATTGCTATTAATATGAAGAAAAAAGGAATCGAACCAAAAAAAGAAACTAAAGAATCTATGGGTGCTGGAGGTTCAGGATCATTTGAAGGACCAGTTTTTAGTGATGTAGTATTAAAAAAAGACATTCATAAATTCCATAACTCAAACCTTAAAGAACAACAAGAGGAAGTGGGTGAAGCAACCGATGCATCATCTTCAGGTGGTTACGATGTACCTTTGTTTGGTAAAACACCCAAAGGACGTAGAAATCCACTAAAGATAGATGGTCCTGATAGTATCTATAAAGGTAGAGCGGTAACAGATAAGAAATTTCCAAAATGGGGAGGTCCCGGTGGTGTCTTTGTTAAGATTAAGGAGAAGTGTAAAAAGTTCCCTTATTGCAATCAAGGAGACACTGGAGCCTTAGAATTCATTAAAGAAGATAAAGAAATAGTACAAGCAATAACCGAAACATCAAAAAAATACGGTATTCCATATAAAGAAATGGAAAAAATTGTATTAAATGAGATAAATAAGATATTTATTTAGTATGAAAATAACAGAACTTAACACAATTATTGAAAATGTGATATCTGATGAGGTCAGAAGAATCATTATTTCAGAATCCGAAGAGGGTAAAAAAGAAGTATATCATGTAACATGTGAAGGTGAACCTGTTAGTACTCATGACTCTAAAGAAGAGGCGGAGAGTCATTTAGATATATATAAAAAAGACCATCCAGGTAAACAATTTATAGTTGAAAAAGGGATTTATGAATCTCATTCAGATATGATTGATAAATTAGATGAAATGGGTCAACAATTAGAAGAAAAAGAAAATACAAATATGGAAAATCAAGAACCAAAAGAGGGTAATTTATTCTCAGGTGCGTTATTAAAAGCTAAGGAAAACGGTGATGAAAAATTTACTGTTGGTGGTAAAGAATATGATGTTAAGGAATCTTGGCAACAAATGGAAGAAGAGGAAATTCGTGAAGATGAGTACTGTGAGCAATGTGGTGATAATGACATGAAAGAAGAAGAACCAAAAGAAGGTAAAAAATTCACTCAAATGTTAATGAAATCTATTACTGAGAAGACAGAAGCATGTGAGCAATGTGGTGGTATGTTAAATGAGGAAGGAAGTTGTGATGAATGTGGTGGTGGAATGTATGAATCTAAAAAGAAAAAATTACGTTTGAAGGAATCTGAATTAGTTAGTCTTATAACTAAAATGGTTAACGAATCTATCCCTGGATTAGAGGCTGCTAAAAATTCACATAAAGAAAGTGGTAAAGAAAACAACGCACATTTAGCTGATGTTGATAAAAAAATGAAAGATTATTTATCATTCGATGGTAATGATAATCCTGAATTCCCTAAAGCAATTGGTAAAGGAGATAAGGTAGCAAGAAAAAACACTCCAGAACAAGAAGACGAAATTAAAAAGAATTTTGCCGGTTTGGAAAATTTAGATTATGATATTGAACCATCTGAACAATTTAAGAAAAGATTGAAGATGGCAATTGATGGTGATAAATTAATGGGTAATTCACCTACAACAGAGAAAACAAATGTAGTACCAAGTAATGGTGCAAAATTAGGTGAAGAACCAAAAGATAAAGACGGTAACAGTATTCCAACACCAGAAACCGCTAAGAAAATAGAAAAACAAGTTAAGAATAGGGCGGAAGATAAAAAGAAAAGAGTTCTCTACAAAAAAGAGGAAGTTCCAGTTAACGAGTCTAAAGGAAAATTTTCTAACATTCTTGAAGAAGAAATTAAGAAAATGAAAGATATGGCTAACTACAACAAAAAAACTCAATAATTCTTCTTTTTATTTTCTTTTATTCTTATATTTGACATAATAGGAACATGGAAAATAGAGAAGGTTATTTAGAGTTTATTACATCAGAAAATTACAAGAATCAAATAGATGTTTGGTACAGGGCTTATAATATAAGTCGAGAAAAAACCGAACTATTTTACGATTTCCTAACTTCATTATATTCTTTGGTTGATGAAACCTATTTAGGTTCAGATGTTGTCTATCTTGAGGAATCACAAAAGGGTCACTTCACTTGGTGTTGGGATAAAATTGTGGATAACTTTAGTAAAGAAAAAATATTATTTAAAGAAAGGGGAAATTACTACGAATATTTTTGGAACTTCTTTTTGGAAGCATTCTATTTCAATAAGTTAGATGAGAAACCAGTAAGAATCAAAGAATATTTTGAAACCTTATTCGACTTCAAACACAAAAAAACCAGGTCTGAACTGGACATGTTATCAGAAATTTACAAATTGTTTGAACAAAACTTGAAAAAGTAAAATTTTTTCCGTATATTCGTATTAAAAACTGAAATATTATGGAAACCTTAAAAAAAATCAAGGACCTAGTTGAGAAGATGTCAGTTGATACCCAAAAGGTATTTGATAAGGGTAATCGTAGTGCATCTATCAGAGCAAGGAAATATGCACAAGAAATAAAAATCCTTATTGCGACATATCGTAAGGACGTACTTGAAGAAATGAAAAGACATGATGGAACAAATTAAATTATACCTATTCGTATTGAGTATTATCTATTCACTACGATTTCTTGTTGCGTTTGTAATTAGACTCACACAGGAAAATCCAGAACAAATGAAACTATCCAAAGTTGAGGATACTTTACTATTGTTTTCATTATCATACATAATAACCTATTTTTTAATTTAATAACGTGTTTGAAAGTATAAAATCATTAAGACCTCATTTCCACTCATTAAGAGAAATAGAAGGTAACGTAAGTTTAGATATTAAACTGCCATTGAATTGGAGACATGAAGACATATGTAAACCTTATAGGTCTATAAAAATAAAAGTTCAAGATAAAAATGAAAAATTTACATTATTATCATTAATATCATCAGGAACTCAGGATGGATACGATGTTGTTTTTGCATGTGCGTTAGAAATTTTGCAGGTTAACAAAGATGAAGAAGAAAAACAAAAACTTTTTCAAGAAAAGGTAAAAGAATTACAAGTACTATTTAAAAAAGAATCGTTAGATAAATTAAAAGACATAAATCTATTGGAAGATTATGGACAAGAAATTACAGCAGGGGATGGAGTGGTTGAACAAGGAGATGAAGAAGGACAACAAGGAGATACAGAACCACAAGATTCAGATGATTGAAGAAATAAAAAAATTGGACAAGAGAAAAATGTTCGAAGAAAAACCAAAAAAGAAAGTATCTATAATAGATAAAATATTAAAGATATTAGGTTATGGAAAAAAAGGGTGATTTATTAAATCAGTTAGCAATTATATCAGACCTATTAGAAAAGGTCAATGCCGAAATAGAATCACAAACTATTGTGTTGGAGTTGAGTAAACCAGAATTCAATAAGGTTTTTAAAATCATTGAAAAAAAGTACGGAAAAGTAATGGATACACCAACAGACACATTTACAATCAATATGGGAGTTGTAAATATTATTTTTAATACGAATAATGTCTAAATAATTCCGATTTCTTATATCCTTTCGCAATTAACATTGCATATAACATTTTTCTTTGTTGGGTAGACACATCTTTAACAAACATAAAATTTCCCCTCTTTCTGTTAAGTAAATCGTTCTTAACAATCTCAAATAATCTTTCTGTATCAATTAAATTTTTACAACTAAAGTATCTTACATTATCTTCAATTTGAACAAACAATTTATTGTTCAATGTAAAAATTTGAGCAATATCGTTAATTGGTAATATTTGTTCCATCATTTCATGATAACGAATTCTTTTACCATTATCATAATCATAAACCTTTTCTTCCACCCAATATGGAATAATTTCTTTTATTCTTAAATTATCATCCTCTAATATTGCCTTTTGGTTTCTACCTAAACTATCTTTAACCCAAACTTGATCTGACCATCTGTTATTTGGTAATAACAATCCTAATTCATAAACAAGTTCTTGTCTCCTTTTACCACCTTGTAATTTAACAAATGGGGGTTTCTTTTCAGTCTTATACTCTCTCCAATATTCATACACAGTTTTTCTCTGCATACATTTATAAAGAACTTTAATTTTCTTTTGATTTTCAAATAAGACAATCGCATATTTAAAACTATTGTTTTTCATATAAACTTAGATATTAAAGTAAATAACCCATAAAACCCCAAAAATGTCCATACTATTACAATCCACAAAGCTAATTTTGAGGACCCTTCAAAGGTTTTCATTAATTCCTTTCTAGTTTCGTTTGGTATTTTTTGTTTACAATTCGAACATGCCATGGTACAATATATAAAATTTTAGACTATTTATCAACATGAAGCTAATAAATATATTGAAAGAAATGAGTTTAGATACGTCTAACCTACCTGATGGTGGGGATTGTTTCGATTCTGCTTATGAGTATATGATAGAGAACGGACCAACAAACAAAAATCTAAAATTGGTTCATGGTATAGTTTCGGGTCAGGGTAAGTTATCAGGTAAAAGATATACACATGCGTGGTGTGAAGACGATAATGACGTGATTGACACCTCCAACGGAAACAATTTTCAAATAATTAAAATGTTATATTATGGAATTGGTAACGTAAACCCAAACCAAGGGAAATATTACGATTACAACGAAACTCTTCGTATGTCCAACAAATATGGTAACAAAGGACCTTGGGAAATTGAAAACAAGGTGTATGACGAAAAATTCAACTCTAAGACAGGTTTTTACGATTAACGTTTTTTTTTCTCATTTTTTTTAGTTATATTTTCTTTATAACATATAAAATAAACAAATGATTAGTTACATCGGAGGTAAAGCAAGAATTGGTAAATGGATTGTCCCACAAATCCCAACAGACATTGAAACCTATGTGGAGGGATTTTCAGGTATGTTTTGGGTCTTTTTTAATATGGACTTAACAAAGTACCCAAACTTAAAAACTGTGGTCTATAATGACTTTAATAGACTAAATGCCAATCTTATGAAATGGGCAAAACAATATGATGTTTTGCACGAAGCCCTATCACATTATCCATGTCAACAATTAGGGGTTGTAGATACACCTCCGGAGTATGCTCAGATGTTTAATCAATACCAACAAGAGGTGTTTAATAGTGAATTGGTAATCACCGATGAAAATAGTTTAGAAGTTGCATGTAAATACATTTACGTATTATGTCAAGTATTCTCAGGTTCTAAACCTGAAACTGCTACTTACACCGATTATAAAGGAAAATATCGTTGTAAAGTTCTTATCTTTATGGATAAGTTAAAGAACCCAAAATATCGTGAACATTTTGATAAAATAACATTTGTTGAGAATATGGATTTTCAGTCCGTTGTTGAAAAATACGATTCACCAACAACCTATTTCTATATGGATCCACCATATTGGAAAACTGAAAACTATTACTCAAATCACGACTTTGATGTAAATGACCACACAAGACTCGCTGATTGTATTAAAAATATTGAAGGTAAGTTTAGTTTATCATATTATGATTTCCCTAAATTATCTGAATGGTTCCCTAAGGATGAATATAAATGGGAACAAAAAGATTTCGCCAAAGCTGCGGCGGCTAAAAAAGACGGTAAACAGAATATGGGAACCGAACTTTTAATAATGAATTATTAAAATTAGAACATGGAAACAAATTGGTACTTGGTAAAAGTTCTACCAGGAAAAGAAAGAACATTGGCTGAAGAGTTTAATAAATATATTTCATTGGGTAGAATGAAACCGGTTACAAGGTTTGTTTGTCCAACTGAAAAAAATATGGTTGTTGTAAAAAATAAAAAAGTTATAAGAGAAAAGGTTCTTTATAGTGGATATCTTTATTTTGAAACGGGTAAGAAATTAAATGAGGATGAATTAAAAACTCTATCGTTATTACCAAATATCATGGGTATGGGTGGAAGTAGAATCCCAATTGAATTACGAGATAGTGACATTAAAAGAATTTTAAAAGATGATACATTAGAACAACACGTGGATTCTAAAAAATTAAAATACATAATTGGTGAAGCGGTAACAGTTATTGAGGGTCCGTTTAATACATTTGAAGGAACAATTGCAGAAATAAATGGAGATAAGGTCTCAATAGAAATAAAAATATTTGGTAGAAATACTGCGGTTGAATTAACACTAAACCAAATAGCAAAAGTATAATGGAGTTCCCACCCGAAGTTTTAATTTATTTACAAACGGTAAAAAAATATTTTCAAACTAACCAAGAGGCTAGAGATTATTTTATTTCAGATTCAAATGAGGATGTTTTCTTTAAACACCTTTGTGAAATATCTGAAAAAAATTTTAAGCAAAATGGTGAGGTTATGTTAACTAAAGAACAATTTGAACTTCTTAGAAGAACAATACTTGCAATTAAAATATCAACTGAGGATTTACCTGAAGAAAGTAACGACGTAGAAGATAATATTTTTATCGACATGAGAGGATATGGAAAAATATGTCTTAACTAACTTTATTTTCTAACAATTTTTTTTTATTATTATACTATGTCAAGAATACTACCAGAGAATTATCCTCTATATGATACAGTTTATGGAAGTGAGGTCCCAACAGAACAATATTATGTTATATTGTTTGATAAACTACCATCGAAATATGTAAATAATTTAAGTTACGACCCAACTATAAAAACACACTTTTTAGAAAAGGAAGGATTTTTTGAGGAATGTAATATTTTCTCATCAAATAGAAGATATGATTTATCATCACAATGTTTGTTTGTTAATAAAGAAAAACAAATAATGATTAGAATAACGGGTAATGTTACTAAAGACAAAGACCCATTGGTTCAATTAGATATTGTATATGACATTAAGAATGGTAAATTAGAGGAACAATTAAAATTGGATGAAATCAAAATTTTTGAAAGAAAGAAAAAGAAAGCAAACATCCAATTAGTAAAAAGTGAAATGGGCCATTTGGACACAGAGGAATATGATTTATTTATTCAACCAATGGATTTGGAATTAAATTATGGTTCTGAATTTAAAAAGGTACATGATGTCATTGTAAGTAAATTAAATGAAACAAATGGTAAAGGAATAATTCTTTTACATGGAGATCCTGGAACAGGAAAAACTTCATATATTAAACATTTAACCTCATTGATAACTGAAAAGGATATTTTGTTCATTCCACCGTCAATGGCGGAAATGTTATCTGAACCATCTATCATTCCATTCTTAATGGACCATAAGAATTCAATTTTAATTATTGAAGATGCTGAGAGGGTTATTTCGGATAGAGAAGGAAATGGTTCACCCGCTGGTGTTTCTAATATTTTGAACCTTACAGATGGTATCTTGGGGGATTGTCTAAGTATTCAGATTGTTGCAACCTTCAACATGAAACGAGAAAAAATTGACCAAGCCTTACTTCGTAAAGGTCGTTTAATTGCTGAACACAAGTTTAATAAGTTATCGGTTGATGAGTCAAATAATCTTTTAAAACATTTGGAAAAAGACCACGAAGTTTCGGAATCAATGAGTTTGGCTGATATATATAATATAGACGTTGAATTAATAAGAACGGCTAATAAAAGTAAAATAGGATTTTAAAAATATGGAAAACGTAACATCAGATAAAGTAAAAGAATTACAATCACAAGGAAATAAAGTTTTAGTAGATTATTGGGCAAAATGGTGCGGACCATGTAAATCCCTAATACCTAGATTAGAAATTTTAGAATCACAATACCCAAATGTAACCTTTGTAAAGGTAGATGTGGATGAAAATATGGACTCGGCTTTAGATATGGGAATTCGTTCAGTACCAACAGTAATCATTTATGACGGGGATAAATTAGTAAATCGTTCACAAGGTGTACAACCAGAAGGATTCTATAAAGATATCTTAAATAATTTATAAATTATGAATAATATTGTTGTTTTCACTTTAAAAGGTTGTGGACATTGTGTAGAACTTAAAAAAGAATTAATTCTACGTGAAATACAATATAATGAAATTGAAATAAGTGAAAACGAGGAGATTTGGAATCAAGTAGTAAAACAAACTGGACACAACGCCCTACCGACCGTATTTATAGGTCTTGAGGGGAATGAAAACGGTCCTGTTTTTGTTGCTGGTCGAGATTTTAAAGGTAAAGATGAAATCATTGAAATAATAAAAAAATACATATAAAATAAAAAAGGGACTAAATGTTCCTTTTTTTATGCGAAGAAGTAGAATAAAAGTATTTATGTAAAAGACTTTACTTTTACATGGCATTACAACAGATAAATTGGACCCAGATTGATACCTCAAACGTACCTTCGGGGTCAATTATTGATTTAGGGGCGGTTTCAGGTGCACTACATGCAGTTTATGCTGAAAATTTATATGCCGACGAGATATTGGTTAGTGGTCAAACATTAACTCAAATTATTAGTGATTCAGGTACTGCGGAGATAAACATATATACTGCATCATTAAAAGAAGCATTAGAAACCACAGGTTCAAATTTAACAGTCAAAGGTAATCTCTTAGTAAAGGGTACAACAACCTCAATCAATTCAACGACAGTTGCTATTGGTGATAATATCATTGAATTAAATGGTACCGCAGCAACGAACGGAGGTTTATTAATAAAAGACCCAACCTCTCCTAATACGATTTCAGGTTCCTTACTTTGGGATTCTTCTTTGGATTATTGGAAGGCGGGACAATTAGGTAGTGAAGAAAAAATAATATTAATAAGTGAACTTAATAGTGCAACTTCATCTTTATCTGCATCAATTAACTCCCTTTCAGGATCATTATCTTCATCAATATCAAACATATCTTCGTCATTTTCGGCATCAATTGCTAATTTACAAGATACGAATATTTGGCAACCTACAGGTTCATTTTTTGCAACGACAAACGATTTACAAATTACGGGTTCATTAAAGATAACATCAGGTTCCGCAGTATTCGGTTCAAATTTAACTGCAAACAATAGTGATTTATATCTTACAAGTGGTAGTGGTTTATATATTAAAGACAATGCACTTGTTGATATTACAGGTTCTCTTAATATGTCAGGTTCGGTTGTAATTAAAGGGGACCTTACAGTAGAAGGAAAAACAACATTAATACAAAAATTAGACCCAAACGTGGAATCTTTAGTGGTTTCTGGTGCTATGAGTATTGTTCAAAATCAAATAAATTCACAAGTTGTTGCAGCCTCTTTAACGATACAAAATCTTGGAACATGGGCTGATAGGTCAAATAATTCCGTAATTGATTGTGGAGATGGCTTTTTCTAATTAAAAATAAAGTATTTATATAAAACAAAGTAAAGACAAAACATGGCACAAATAATTAAACACAGAAGAGGTTCGATATCAGCACTAAAAGATGTTTCTGCAAACATTGGTGAATTGGTAATGGGAACAGGTTCTATAGGAGATTTAAACGCTCCTGTACTATTCATTGGTGACACAGCGGTTGCTGGTGGATACAAACCCGTATCTAAAATTTATCAAGGAACCACAGCACCTACAATTAGTGTTGGGTCTCACGGCTCGACAATGGACGGGTTACCTTTCTACTCTACAGGTACAAAAACCTTATATATTTTAGATAAAGGTGGTAATAGTGCCATTAACCTAACAGGTAATATTGAAGGAAATACAATTTCAGGAGTTACAATTACATCCTTAACAGGAAGTAATGCTAACATAACAAATTTTACTGGTAGTAATGGTAATTTTTCTAATTTAACAGGAACAACATTTACAAGTACAAATGGTAATATTACATCTTTAACAGGAAGTAATGCGAATGTTACAAATATCACAGGATCTACAATTTCAGGATCAAATGTTAGAGTAACAAGTGATATGAGTGTTGGTGGAAAAGTAGTGGTAGATGGAGACATTTCAGGTTCTAATTTAAATTTAACAGGAAACGCAACAATTGATGGTAATATAGTTTTAAAAGGTAATATTAGTATTGGTGACCAAACAACAGATTTAGTTACATTTGGTGCGGATGTTAGTTCTTCAATCTTACCAGATGTGGACAACGCATTTGATTTAGGCTCTTCAGAAAAAAATTGGAGAAATCTTCATGTTAGTGGTACTGCTTATGTTGATACATTAGAAGCAAGACAAGTAAACTTTACAGATTTAGGGGTTTTAGAAGACTTAACGGTAAGTGGTAGTACATTCTTAGGAAACGGTGGAGACATCACAGTTGTTAGTGGTTCATTATATAACGACCAATTAACAAATAATAGAGTTGTAATCGTTGGGTCACAAGGATTATTAGAAGATGATGCTAACTTTACATTTGATGGTTCTAAATTAAATATTGGTGTAGGTTCTTTTGAGGTTGATACTGATGGGGACGTTAGAACATCAGGTTCATTATTAGTTAAAAATAGTGCAACAGTAACAGGTTCATTAAATGTTAGTGGTTCTACAAATTTGGTAGGTCCGGTAGATGTTAACGGTGACACAAAAATGACTGGTTCTTTAAATGTAACCAACATCAAGGGTACAGGTTCTCTTTACTTACAACCCGACCAAGCCGACGGAAGATATCTTGAAATTTATAATACCGGAGTAAGTGGTGATGTACACGTTAAATCTAATCAGGGATTAAGTTTCTTTGGTGACGATACCAATTATTTATTAATTAATGATGGCACACAAACAGCAACAATTGTTGGTGTAAACGGTGTGTTTATTAGTTCTTCATTAAATGTTACTGGTTCATCTATATTAAGTTCAACATTAGAAGTTAAGGGTGCAACGGGACTCAACTCAACATTAGATGTTACAGGTTCAGCAACTTTAAAATCAACATTACAGGTTGATTCAACATCACAACTTAAAGGTGCTGTAGGTATGAACTCAAGTTTGGATGTTACAGGTTCTGCACAATTTAAATCAACAATTAATGTTGATAGTGAAGCAACATTAGCGTCCGCAACCGTTGAAGATTTAACACAAGACAGAATTGTAACCGTAGGTGCTGGTGGTTCATTAATTGATAGTTCAGGATTTACTTATAATGGTACTGTTTTCAAAATCGGAAACGGTCAATTCGAAGTTGACACAAATGATGGAGACGTTAGAACTTCAGGTTCATTAACCACAAATGGTTTAACAAACAATGGTGATTTAACTGTAAATGGTGTGTTAACTGTAACAGGAAATACACAATTACAAGCAAATTTATATGTATCGGGTAATTTGGAAGTTTTGGGATCATCAACAAATGTTATTATCCAATCACAAACGGTTGAAATTGACGACAACATTATTAGAATGAACGCCTATTCTCCTTTCTTGAGATATGCGGGTTTTGAAGTAATGGATTCAGGTTCATCAGGTATTTCTTCATCGGTGTTATGGGATTCACAAAACGATTATTGGTTATTAACTGATCAAAATAATTCAGGTAGTAAATTTGTTGGTACAACATTCGGAGAACAAGGTTCTGAAGTTAGTTTAACAAGTGGAACAATACCAAAAGCAACTTCAGCAAATACAATTGGTGATAGTTTATTAACAGAAAATAGTACAACATTAAGTTATAATACCAATAAATTCCAAGTAACAGCATCAGATGGTGCTACTTTAATTGCAGGTAACGTAACGGTTAGTGCTGGTGGAGGTGCAGACGCAGGAACTAAGACATCTCAGGTTGTATTCAGAAACTCATCTAACGTTTTAGGTTATGTTTCGGCAACGGAATCAACAGATGTCCTTGATGGAATTTTAGGATACAAAAACGCAGATGGAGCGCTTAAATTCTCAACCGTAATTGACGGAGGTACATATTAATAGAATTTAAAAACATTAAAATAAAGGGAGGTCTAAAAAACCTCCTTTTTTATTTATTATATCTGATAATTTACCTATTTATATACAATGGCTATAGAATTTAGAAATGGAATTGATATTGTTGGGGCAACACCAACACCGACCTCAACAACAAGTGGATTAGTATCTGGCGGATTAATATTTAATTTACAAACTGCACCATCTACGGGAACAACTTGGACAGACGCAAGTGGAAATGGACGTAATGCAACATTACAAGGTACACCTACTTATGTGGCAAATAATGGTGGAGGTATAAAATTAAATAACTCAACGGCAAATGGTTCAGGTAATGATTACATTAGTGTTCCATATAATATTAGTAGTAATACTGTAACTGTTGAAATTGTAGCATCATTTAATCCAAATTCTTTTTGGGCAGCCATTTGGGGTAATGAATCATGGATTGATGGTTGGGGTTACGCAGCATATGTTGAACCAGAAACATCTATAAATTTTGGTACACCTGGTAATCAAACCTCAGAAACTATAACAGCAAGTAATAATATAAGACATTGGATTTTTGTTATTAATGGTACACAAGCTAGTCTATTTTTAAATGGTTCACAAGTTGGAACAACCAATACTATTGGGAATCAGACTCTTTTTGCCACATCTGAATTTTATTTTGGGGCAAGACATGTTAATAATGGAATAGGTCCAGCCGATAGATTGAATAGTTCAATTTCCGCAAATCAACCTGTATTCTATCAAATGAGATTATATAGTAGAGCGTTATCAGGTTCAGAAATAACCGCAAACTTTAATAGTATTCGGGAAACATACGGTTTATAATTTTTTCAAATTACATTTATTTAATCCTAATTTTTGTGTATTTATAGTTAAGACCTAAATAGGTCTAAATTAACCGTGGTATATACCACAAACACATAGGAGAGAACCATACATATGGCACAAATAGTAAAACTGCGTAGGAGTAGTGTACCCGGTCAAAAACCAACAAACTCAAACCTACAATTAGGTGAATTAGCATTAAACACTACCGACGGTAAGGTTTACATGGCGGTTTCAGGTTCTCTCGGACCATCAGTTGAGGAGTTAATCTCAACGAACACGGTTAATACAGGGTCTTTACAATTAGTAGGTTCGATTACAGCATCCGCATTTAGTGGTAGTGCAGTTGGTTTAACAAACGTACCATTTAGAATATCTGGTTCAGATGTTGAGGGTAATCAATCAGATAAGACATTTACAAAATTACATTTTGATTCTGACACAGGATTAAATGTTAGTGAATCTGCACCCGGTACTGCATTTATATCAATTGGTTCTCACTTTAAAGATATTTTTGTTTCGGGTTCACCAATATTAAGTGCAACAGGTTCAGACGCATTTGAAATTATACCAACTGGTGGTGTTGAAATTACAACATCAATTACGGACACAAATGGTAATGGTTATGTTAAAGAATTAAACATTAGCACAACAACATTATCATCATCTTTAAATAATAGAATGGATACCATTACAGGTTCCATTACAACATTATCAGGTTCGGTTAATTCTCTTAATACATTTACATCAAGTGTTGTGTTAACATCACAAACATCTTCAATGAATGTGTTAAGTGCCTCTTATGCATTAACTGCGGCATTTGCATTAAATGCCGGTGCGGGTGGAGGAGGTAGTTCAGTTACAGATGGTGCATATGCGGTATTAAATCAAACAACGCCAGCAACAACATGGACATTTAAACATAGTTTAGGTCAAAGATATCCAATATTTCAAGTTTTTGATTCTAATGGTAGTGTTATATTACCATCACAAATCACAACAATAGATATTGACAATGCAACAATCACATTCCCAAGTAATCAAACAGGTAAAGTAATTGCATCGTTGGGTACAGGACCTGGCGGATTATCTCAATATTTTTCATCAAACGCCACTTGGTCACTAGCACATAATTTAGGTTCAGATTATCCAATCGTAACTATTTGGGATACAAATAGAAGTATTATATTTCCACAAAAAATAGAATCGATAGATAATAATAATATTAAAATATATTTTTCAACACCTGTTGCCGGATATGTTAATGTTGCAAAAGGTGGACATATAATTAGTGGTTCGGTAGGTGCTGGCAGTATCGATTTTATAGGTTCCAATCTTGTAAGTGGTAGTGGACAAATATTAATTACAGGAACAACAGGATATTCAACATTTAGCGGTTCAATAAGTTCATCAATAGGTTCTTTAAGTTCATCTGTTGCAACAACAACATTAGTACTAAGTTCTAGTATTTTAAGTTTATCAAGTTCGGTAGCAACAACAACTAGTGGTTTAAGTTCCAGTATTGGTTCTTTATCTTCGTCAGTTGCCACAACAACAAATACATTAAGTTCTAGTGTTGCAACAACTACAAATAATTTAAGTAGTTCAATCGGAAGTTTATCTTCTTCAATTGCCACAACAGACAGTAATCAAAATACAAGGTTAGATAATATTGAGACTAGTACAGGAAGTTTAAATAGTTTCACTAGTTCTATTAACACAACAATAAAATCTAAATTAGATAGTGATGGTGTTATATCTGGAAGTATCCAAGTTTTATTGACAGGAACAACGGGTTACTCAACATTTAGTTCTAGTATATCTACAAGTATAGGTTTATTATCTTCCTCAGTTGCAACAACAACAAGTGGATTAACAAGTACAATAACAAGTTTAAGTTCTTCATTATCAAGTTCAATTGATTCTTTAAGTTCTAGTGTTGCAACAACTACTAATAATTTAAGTAGTTCAATATCTAGTTCAATCGGAAGTTTAAGTTCAAGTGTTGCGTCAATTAATAACGCACAAAATGGTAGATTAGATTCACTTGAAACTGCGAGTGGAAGTATACGGACTAATTTTAATACATTTACATCATCTTATACAACAGTATCAGGTTCAATAGATTCTAGACTAGATGTATTAGAAGCATATAGTGGATCACAACTTGTACCATCATCTTCAATGTCATTTAGAACATTACAGACTGATGTGTATTGTAAAAACATGTCAGGTACCCAAATAAATAAGGGTACTGTTGTTAGAATTGTGGGATCGGTCGGTGACAACCCATTAATTGGTGTTGCATCATTTTTAACTGAAGGACAATCCGCAAATACGTTAGGTATTGCATCTGAAAATATTCCAAACGATGGTTTTGGTTTAGTAATAACTGAAGGCGTTTTAACTGGTGTTAACACAGACGGAATGACCGCAGGTCAGTTATTATTTTTAGGTGCAAACGGGACATTCACAACTAGTTACCCAGTTCCTCCAAATCACGGAGTTAGATTAGGTGAAGTACTAAGAGTTCAACAAAATCAGGGTTCAATTTACGTTCGTGTAGACAATGGTGCAGAATTAGGTGAAGCTCACGATGTATATGACACCACAACCAATTCATCATATGGTGATTTATTGGTAAAAAGTGGTAGTGTATGGGTTAATAGTAGAAGTTTAAATGGTGATTACGTTGTTACTGGTAGTTTAACTGTTACACAGAACTTAACAGTTCTTGGTTCATCATCACTTGTATATGTTACCTCATCAAATTTAGCTGTAAGTGCTTCATTCATAAGTGTAAACGTATTTGAACCTGCAGAAAGATTTGGTGGTTTAAAGGTGTATGATAGTGGTAGTGCGAACGCCACCGCATCTTTAGCGTGGGATAGTTTACATAACCATTGGGTTTACCAAAATGTAAGTGGTAGTAATTACTCAGGAGGTATGTTACTTTCGGGACCAAGAAATACAGGTTCATTAGGTGATGAACCTAATTTAATTAATGGTAGAATTGTTAAGTCAGTAGGTGGAGATCATATCGATGTATCAATTATTTCAGAAACAGGAACAACAATAACAGTTGCCGGAGATTTAGTTGCGAATTCGATAACAGGAGCATTCGATTATTTTGGTTTAGTTAATCGACCAACATTGATTTCTGGAAGTTCACAAATCAATATAACAGGAACAACAGGTTATTCAACATTTAGTAGTTCAGTAAGTTCAAGTGTGGGTTTACTATCTTCTTCAGTTGCAACTACAACATCAGGATTAAGTTCTAGTATTAATTCATTAAGTTCTAGTATTGATTCACTAAGTTCTAGTGTTGCAACAACAACACTTAATTTAAAAAATCGGGTTGATTCTATTGAAGGTATAACCGGTTCGATATCGTCATTGAATACCTATACAGGTAGTAACAATACAGTAATTGGCACGTTACAAACGGCAACAGGAAGTCTTAATACCTTCACTTCAAGTGCGAGTGGAAGGTTGGATTCTTTAGAAAGTGCGAGCAGCAGTATCAGAACTACATTGAACTCATATACAAGTTCAAATGATTCAACTAACACCACTCAAAACAGTAGATTAACAAGTATTGAAGGTATAACTGGATCTATCTCATCATTAAATTCATTTACCGCTTCAATTAATACAACAATTAAAAGTAAGTTAGATAGTGAAAATGTTGTATCTGGTTCTTCACAAATTATTTATTCTGGATTAACAGGAATACCTTCAGGTATTGTATCTGGTTCGATTCAAGTAGAGTTAACCGGAACAACAGGTTATTCAACATTTAGTTCTAGTATATCTACAAGTATTGGGGCGTTAAGTTCATCAATTTCAACAACAACATTAGGCACAAAAAATCGGGTCGATTCAATTGAATCTAAAACAGGAAGTTATGCAACAACCGGTTCAAATGTATTCATTGGTAATCAAAATATAAATGGTAATTTATCTGTAACAGGTAGTGGTAATATAACGGGAGATTTAACTGTTCAAGGTAATTTAATCGCACAACAATATATTGTCTCATCTTCAGTAACATATTTAACCACATCATTCTCATCAGGTTCGACAAAATTCGGAGATAGTTTAGATGATACACATCAATTTACGGGTTCAGTTCTTATATCGGGTAGTATTGTATCAACAACAACACCTTTAGTTTCGGGAAGTAGTCAAATATCATATAGTGGATTAACAGGAATACCTTCAGGTATTGTTAGTGGAAGTTCACAAGTATTAAATGGTAGTGGTGTGTGGTCAGGTTCGGCTCAACTTCCAAGTGGAGTTGTTTCGGGTTCATCACAAATTATTTATTCTGGATTAACAGGAATACCGTCAGATATAGTTTCAGGTAGCTCACAATTAACAGGTTCATATGACACACGTTATGTTCTTAGTGGTTCAATCACACAAACAACTTGGGATAATATTGCATCAAAACCACCTGGCATTATTTCGGGGTCTGTACAAATTGTTAATTTAGGATTTGCAACAACAAGTTCAAATGATTTATATGGAGATAGGTATTTGTTTTCAACCGCACTATCAACAGGTTCATGGGTTATTAACCATAACTTAGGTTTTCAATTCCCAAATGTTGATATATATGATTCTTCTAATCAAATATTAATACCACAAGCAATTACCGCCACATCAGCAAACAGTATGCAAATTGATTTTGCAACTCCAACTATAGGTAAGGCAATATTAACAATTGGTGGAGCAAGAAGTACAGGTTTATTTGTACAAAGTGGTTCATTCTACAATGCAACAACTAACATTGGAATCACAGGTTCATTGGTTGTAACAGGTGATGTGGACGCTAATAATTTCAACACAACATCTGATAAGAAATTAAAAACAAATCTCGTTAGAATTGAAAATGCATTAGATAAGATTGAAAAATTAAATGGTTATACATTTGATTGGTTAGAAGAATATAGTGAAGATAGAACAAGACAAATCGGGATGGTTGCCGATGAGGTATATGAAGTACAACCAGAATTGATATCACATAGAAATATTGTTTTATCAAACAAAGAAGAAAAAATAAAATTATTAGACTACTCTAAAGTGACAGCAATATTAATTGAAGCAATTAAAGAGTTGAACGATAAGGTTACAAAATTAGAAAATAAAAAGAAGAAAAAATGAGAATAGACGGACCTCAAATTACAGGTAGTTTTAATTTAAATGGTGATACCGTTGCTGATTTAGATGCTTTAGTAACCACGTCGTCATTTAACATGATGACAGCGTCAATGGCAACAACAGGTAGTAACTTATTTAAAGGAACTCAGACAACATCTGGGTCAATAGTACCATCAGTTAATAATACATACGACTTAGGTAGTCCAACACATCAGTTTCGTCACGTCTATATCTCAACGGGTTCATTATATATCGATGGGACAAAAGTTTTAGGCTCAACAAGTTCTGAATTACAAATCACAACAGATGTTGGACAATCATTTAAAGTATTAGAGACAGGTGCCGACACAATCACATTACAAAGTAATGATGGAAATGTTACATTAACATCAACAGGTGGCGGTGACATTGTTATGGACCCAAGTACGGGTGTTATTGGTTTAAAAGGTACTGTTACAATTTATACAGGAAATAAAATTACATCAAGTGACGGTAATGCAATTCAATTTGGTAATGGTATTTCTATTACGGGTAGTATTGTTGCAACAGGAACTAATTTAATATCAGGTTCATCACAAGTGTTAAATGGTAGTGGTATATGGAGTGGAAGTGCTCAGTTACCTTCAGGTATTATTTCAGGTAGTGCACAATTACCAAGTGGTATTGTATCAAGTTCAGCACAAGTAACGGGATATGGATTTTCGACAACAGGTTCTAATAATTTTCAAGGTACACAAACAATTACAGGATCACTTTATATTAGTTCCGATTTAGTTGTACAAGGTTCATCTTCACTTCAAAACATAACTGCATCAGCGGTAAACATTGGAGCAAACATAGTAAATCTTAATACCGCAAATCCAGCAATTAGATTCGCGGGTATAAGTGTTTTTGATAGTGGATCTATCGGTGGTTCTGGTTCTTTTTTATATGATGCTGTACAGGACGAATTTATTTTTATACATAGAGGTGATGGTACTAATATAACATCATCCGTAACGTTAATGGGTCCACAGACTTACAATAATGTTGGTAACGAAAGTTATCCTACGAATAATCGGATATTAAAAGGTACCGGTAACGAACACGTTGGGGATAGTATCATAAGTGAAACTGGCGGTGGTATTGGAATAAGTGGCAGTTTATCTATTACCGGTAGTATTGTTGCAACAGGAACAAGTTTAGTTTCTGGTAGTTCACAAATATTAAATGGTAGTGGAATTTGGAGTGGTAGCGCACAATTACCGTCAGGTGTTGTAAGCGGTAGTGCACAAACAATTGCAAATTTACCAAGCGGAACGGTATCGGGTAGTGTACAAGTTGATGTTATGTCAACAACAAACATTGCTCGGTTGGCAACAACTGGTTCAAATACATTTACAAGTAATCAAATTGTTAGTGGTGCATTTACAACAACTGGAGATATTAACGTTAATTCAAGTGGTATTATAATTAATAGAAACACATCTGGAGAACCATATTTGTTTTTTAGAAAAGATGGTGTTAATAGAGGTTCTATATATGGTATAACAGGAGGTGGATTAAGATTATTTGACCAAAGTGATAATCAAGTTCTAACTATGACCGGTAGTATGATAGGAATAAATAAATCATCACCTAGTGGTACACTTGATGTTCAATCATCGGGAGCAAATGGTATTGTTTTATCTTCTGATTCTGCGGATACTAATAATAGTGGTAGATTATTCTTTATGAGAACCGGCGGTGAAGGTTGGAATATATTCAATAATTCCGGTAACTTAAGTTTTAGAAGTAACGCAATACCTGGAAACACTTCAGGTAGTGAAAGAATGCGTTTGGATAGTTCGTATAATTTAACATTAAACAATGGACTAACTGTTGCGGGTGCCACTAACCATACTGGTGCGGTACGGATGAATAATGGTACAGGAGGTTCTTCACCAAGAATAACTTTTGGAACTGAAGATGAAAGCGTACCTGGTAATAAATCAATTTATCTTGATACCTATTGGATGATTCTTCAACCTCACGTTAATGAGGGTTTAAGAGTTAGATTCGTTAATGGGTCAGGAACACAAACTGAGACCGTTAGACTCCAATCAACACAAGCAAGTTTTTACACATCCATAAGTTCTTCAAGTAGTATATCCGCTTCAGGTAATATGGGAGCAAGAAACTTTAATAACTTAGTTAGAAGTTGGTCCTCAAATGGTTCATATGTTTGGCACGAACAATTAGATGCAATCGCAAGTGTTTTTGATGATGGTGGATTGTATAGAGCATTTATTAGAGAATCAAATGCTGCACATTATTATGGATATATGTTTGACATTAATGTTAGTAGTAAAGGATATGGAGGAACATCACTTCAATATGTTGTTCGAAATATGACATCGTCTAATGGAGCGTGGCCAGCAGGTTGTGGAGCAACTTCATTTGCATCAATAGATAATAGTGGATTTACAAAACAAAGTAGTGGTTGTTTTGATACTTTACATTTATATATAACAAAAATAGGAGGTTAAAATTTAAAAATATGGCAATTAATATTACTATAGTATCAATTAAAAAAACAGATAATTTAGAGTTACCAAATGTGGTTACAGAAATTACCTATAAAATAACTAAAGAAGAAAATGGTAAAACCGCTTCATTAGAAGGTTTTGCTAATTTAGATTTTAGTGAGTTAACACAAGAAAATTATATTCCAATTTCAGGATTAACTGAAAATATGATTAAAGATTGGGTATTGAATTCAATTGGAGATAGAATCACATCAATTGAAAGTTATTTGGATAATGAAATTGAAACTCAAGAAGAGAAATTAAAAATTGTTTCTACTGAAATAAAATTACCTTGGGAAACTAATTAAAACTATTTATAACTAATGGCAAACGGAGCATTTAAATTTAAAGACAATTCGGGTAATGTAGTATCATTTATTTCAGGAAGTGGTTCAAATATATCATTTTCAGGAGGTACGCTTGACCTATCAGGAATGACAGGTTTAACCTTGGGTGGTTTAATAATGAGCGGTTCAATTACAAACGCTCTAACAGCATCCTCGGCTCCAAGTTATTTGTTAACATCTTCTTTTAACACATATAGCTCAAGTTTAGCAACTACGGGTTCAAATACTTTTATTGGTAATCAAACAATATCAGGTAGTATTGTATCAACAGTTACAACATTAGTATCAGGTTCATCACAAATTACATATTCAGGATTAACAGGAATACCATCAGGTATTGTATCTGGTTCATCACAATTGACATCATCATATGATGATAGATATGTGTTGAGCGGTTCAATTACCCAAACAACTTGGGATAACATCGCATCAAAACCATCAGGTATTGCATCAGGTTCATCACAAATTGATATAACAGGAACAACAGGATATTCAACATTCAGTTCAAGTATATCCACAAGTATTGGAAGTTTGTCTGGTTCTGTGGCAATCACAACATCAGGATTAAGTTCTTCCATAGGAAGTTTATCCTCAAGTTTTGCAACAACTACAATCGGATTAAAAAATCGGATTGATTCTATTGAAACAACAACAGGTTCCTTAAACACATTCACATCAAGTGCGTCAGGAAGATTAACTTCTTTGGAAACTGCAAGTGGTTCAATACGTACAGATTTTAATACTTACACAGGTTCTAACGATTCGACAAATACAACTCAAAATAGTAGATTGACAAGTATCGAAGGAATTACGGGGTCAATAAGTTCACTTAACACATACACAGGTAGTAACAATACCATAATAGGTACATTACAAACTGCAACAAGTAGTTTGAATTCATATACAAGTTCTAATACAACTAATATAAATGCAATTCATACTTCAACGGGTTCGTTTAAATCGTTCACATCATCGTTCGATACTGCATTTGGAATGAGTGGTGCTGACGTTACCGTTAAAGGTAATTTAACTGTTTCAGGGACACAAACAATTGTCAATTCAACAACGGTAGCAATTGGAGATAACATCATTCAATTGAATGGTACAGGTGCAACAAACGCAGGTTTGGTTGTGAGAGATGCAACCGCACCAAATACGGTGTCAGGTTCATTTCTTTGGGATAGTACCAATGATAAATGGATAGCGGGATCATTGGGTTCAGAAGACGACATCGTATTAAGAACGGCAACTCAAACATTAACAAATAAAACAATTAATGCATCCCAATTAGTGGATGCGTCTGTAACAAATACTAAATTAGCAAATTCATCTATAACAATAGCTGGAACATCAACATCGTTAGGTGGTACAATATCTGCGGCGACAATATTATCAGGTACAGGAACGGTATCAGGTTCATCTCAAATTGATTTAACTGCAACAACCAATTATGCTTCAGGTATATTAACAAGATTAAATGCTGTTGGTGTTTTTAGTGGTTCTGCTCAGGTTACCGGAATTGGTAATGCACAATTAACAAATTCATCGTTTTTTGTTGGTACAACATCAATATCATTAGGTCGGGCAAGTGCATCACAAACGTTAACTGGTGTTGCAATTGATGGAAATGCCGGTACAGTTACAAATGGTGTTTATACAACTGGAGACCAAACAATTGGTGGAACAAAAACATTTTCATCGACAATTGTTGGGTCTATTAATGGAAGTGCCGCACAACTTGATGGACAAGGTCAGGCATACTATTTTAGTAAAGCCAATATGGATGCCGCAAGAAGTATTGTTTCTGGTACTAACTTAGATACTGATTTAGAAAACGGAGGGGCTTATAGTTCTTATGGTGCTGGTGGTACAAGTTGGAACGCACCATTTGGTTATGGTGGTGTTATAGCATACGCCTTTACAAGTGGGATTAGAGCTCAGTTTGGTTTCGATATTAGACACACGGCTTCTGATTATGGTGACCTTTGGTATAGAACTAAAAATAATGTGGGTTATAGTACGTGGAGAAAAATGTGGCACGACGGTAACTTAACAAACTTAAATCAACTTACTAACGGTCCCGGATATATTACATCAGATTCCACCAAACTTCCTTTAGCGGGTGGTACAATGACAGGCACAATCCGGTTCTCGAATGTGGTGGGTAACAAAATAGATTTTTATTTTCTTGACACTGATAGATACGGTATACAAGTTCAAAGTAGTGAACTTAGAATTCATTCTGGAGCTCAAGGGGCTTCAACGGGAGGTGTTACACTTGGTAAAAGTACGGACACCACATTTACTGAATATTTAAGAGTAAGAAACGATGGTCACGTAGTACCTGGAGGTAACGGTACACAAAATTTAGGTTCATCATCATTAAGATGGGCCACAGTCTTCACTTCCGATTTATCCATGAGTAATGGTATTGGTGATTACACAATAGTGGAGGGTGAAGAAAAATTATACTTATATAATAATAAAAATAATAAGGTTTATTCTTTTGTTTTACAAGAAGAAGACCCGGCAACAGCGACACCAAAAATGTCTTAATATATGGAAGAGTTTGATTTCCCAGAAATGGATCCGAATAGAATTATAACAGAAGACAATCCAATGTATTATGTTATTATTAATACATCGGATTTAGTAAATATAAATTTTGATGATGTGTTTAACAACGTTGATGAGGATTTAAGATACTCTTTTGATGGCACAAAAACGTTTATAAAATTTAGAGGTGAAATACCATCATGTATACAAAATTTAGAAACAAAATCTGAAACATTAACATCAGAAGAAATAAGCAACATTCTTCATACAGAAGAATGGAATTTTTAATTATATTTTAATATGCCAATAGACGTTAATAGTAATGTGATAAATTCATTAGGTACTAAAATTTTTAATTCCACACAAATTGTTTCGTCTGGATTAGTTTGGTATTATGATGCGGGAATTGCGGATTCATATGCTGGTAGTGGAACATCTGTTGTGGACCTTACTGGTAATGGAAACAACTCAACATTAAGCGATTTTTCATATGTAAACACATATGGAGGTTCTTTTCAAAATACTACGAGTCGGAATGGGTCTCCAGGTATTCAAGTTCCCTTAACTAATTTTTCAAAATTGGTGGGTACTTGTGAATTTTGGGTTAGACCAACAACATATAGTAGTGGAAACGGTATGTTTGTAAATCGTGCCGATGATACAGCTAATGCGAGTGATTGGTGGTGGTTAGGTATTTGGGATAGTGGTCAGCGTTTATATCTCAGATTAGGTAACAGTGCTGGATGTTGTGGAAATGACAATTCACCTGTTTGGACAGGTGTTCATCCAGTAAATACATGGGGGCACTATGCCGCTACATGGAATTCAGGTGTTGAATCGAAAATATATTTTAACGGGGTGTTAAATTCAACAGTATCAATTACATCAATACCAAATTCTAACCCATCTTCAACAGGTAGGTGGGGTTTAGGTCATAATACTACCAATTCACAATGGTTAGGACAAATGGGGACATTTAAACATTATAATAGAGTATTATCGGCTGCAGAAGTTTTACAAAATTACCAAGCGGATAGACCGAGATTCGGAAAATAAGATAAGACTATGCCATTTGATATAAACGGAAATATTTTTAATAGCTTCGATGCTAAATTACACAACTCAACGAGTGTTATTCGTGATGGGTTGGTATGTTACTTAGATGCTGGAAATGCCGAATCATATGGTGGTAGTGGGTCAACTTGGTACGATTTAAGTGGTAATGGTAATAATGGTAATTTAAATAGTGTCGATTGGTTACCATCAAATGGGGGGATTTTTCAAACAAACGGATCTAGTTCAAGTTTTATAGACATACCATCACCCAATTTATCTTCAAGTAATTACACAGTTATTGGTGCTGCAAGATATACAGGATTAGGTGGTAATAATAGAGAAAGAATGATTAACGCCAAAAATAATAACTGGTTGATGGGTCATTGGGGTAATAGTGTTTTGAATTATTATGCTGTAGGGTGGGTTAGTAGTGTTGGTACAGGTGGAACTGATAATAATTGGAGAATATACTCAGCAACAGGAAGAGGAACATATAGTCTATATGAAAATGGGATTTTAAATGTATCAAATACAAATGGTACCGAAGGTCCAAATGGTCTTACAATTGGTAAAATTGGGTATTCAACGAGTGAAGTTAGTAATGGTCAAGTTGGATTTGTATTAGTTTATAATAGAATATTAACTAACCAAGAAATTTTACAAATGTATCAAGTTTTTAGACCACGTTATGAAAGATATTTTGATTGTGGTTACGGATGTCAATTGTATAATTACGATCCGGGCTGTACCGCCTGTTAAAAACTTTCTTTTTTTTCCACATAACCCATTCCCTAAGTATTTATAGTTAAACTATAAATTAATGGAATTTTACGGTTCAATTGACTCGGTTTCAGGTTCGATAACAGCTTCCCTATTTACAGGTTCATTTAAGGGAGATGGTGGAGGTTTATATAACCTTGCAGCATCAGGTGTTACAGGTCTAAACCTATCACAAATAGCAAGCGGAAACGCCACAGCATCAATTTCATCAACGGGTTTTACCGTTAATAAAAGTACCCAAATTCAGGGTGATTTATCCGTTACAGGGTCAATTATTGCAACCAACTACATTGTAAGTTCATCAGTAACTTATATGACTACAAGTTTTGCTAGTGGTTCATCCATGTTTGGTAACGATGATAATGATGTACATCAATTTACAGGTTCTGTTCAAATTACGGGTTCAATATCATTAAATGGACAAGCGATTGGTACGGGTAAATTAGACGAAACAACGTTTCAATCATATACATCATCAATATCAAGTTCAATTGGTTCATTAAGTTCATCAATTGCTTTAACAGATGTTTCACAAAGTAATAGATTAACAACGATTGAAGGTAATTATGCAACGACTGGTAGTAACTTATTTAAAGGTAGTCAAACCATATCTGGTTCAATTATACCATCAGTAGATAATTTATATGATTTAGGTAGTTCAACATATCAATGGAGAGACGTTTATATCTCTTCAGGGTCATTATATATCGATGGTACCAAAGTATTGGGAAGTACCTCACAGGAACTTACAATTACAACTGACACAGGTCAATCAATTAAAATATTAGAGGCAGGTTCGGATTCAATTATATTACAATCTGCGGATGGTGATATCGAATTAAAATCATCAGGTGGTGGAGATATATTATTTGACCCAACAAACGGTATTATATCAATTAAGGGAACAACACAAATACAAGATGGTTTTAAAATAACTTCATCAGGTGGTAATAGTATTGTGTTTGGTGATGCAGTAATTGTTAGTGGTTCAATAGATTTAACAGGTAATGTTGACGGTATTGATTTACAATCATTCAGTTCATCGGTATCTGCAAGTATTAGTTCATTATTAGGTGGAAATACATCATTAAGTACTAGTATTGCAACCACAACTAGTGGATTAAGTTCTAGTATTAGTTCGTTGAGTTCTAGTGTTGCAACAACAACATCAGGATTAACAAGTACCATAACAAGTGTGAGTTCATCTTTGACATCTTCAATTGGTTCTTTGTCAAGTTCATTGGCAACAATAACTAGCGGACTTAGTTCTTCTATTGGAAGTTTATCATCATCAGTTGCAACCACTACATCAGGATTAAGTTCTAGTATTGGTTCTCTATCGTCATCTGTAGCGACTACAACATTTAGTTTAAGTTCTAGTATTGAAAGTTTATCTAGTTCAGTTGCAATCACAACAAGTGGACTGACAAGTACAATTACAAGTTTAAGTTCTTCTTTAACAAGTAGTATTGGAAGTATATCAAGTTCAATTAATTCAACAATTAGTTCGTTAAGTTCATCGGTATCTACAAGTATTGGAGGTTTATCTTCATCTGTTGCAACAACAACAAGTGAATTAAGTTCTTCTATCGGGTCTCTATCAAGTTCAATCGCAACAACAACTATAGGTGCAAAAAATCGGGTAGATTCAATTGAAACAACAACAGGTAGTTTGAATACATTTAGTAGCTCAATTAATACTACCATTAAATCTAAATTAGATATTGAATCAGTTATATCTGGTTCGGTACAAGTTGTTATAACAGGAACAACGGGTTATTCAACTTTTAGTTCTTCTGTCTCAACAAGTATTGGTGCGTTAAGTTCTTCAGTATCAACAACAACATCAGATTTATCTTCAAGTATTGGAAGTTTAAGTTCTAGTGTAGCAACTACAACAAGTGGATTAAGTTCTTCTGTGGCCACCACCACAAGTGGATTGAGTTCTAGTATTGGTTCGTTAAGTTCTAGTATTGCAACAACAACATTAGAAACAAAAAATCGGGTCGATTCCATTGAATCAAAAACTGGTAGCTATGCAACAACCGGTTCAAATATATTTCAGGGTATTCAAACAATCACAGGTTCGTTGTATATTTCACAAAACTTAATTGTACAAGGTTCATCATCTTTAGAAAATATAACAGCATCAGCCGTTAGTATTGGTACGAATAAAATTATACTAAATTCGGACACACCTGCAATTAGATATGCGGGTATTTCCGTTTTTGATTCTGGGTCAACAAACGTCACTGCGTCCTTGTTTTATGACTCACTAACAAACAATTGGAAATTCCAACATTCAGATGTTGGAACCGATGACGCAAGTATTTTATTATATGGGCCGTTAGGTACAGGTATCGATAACACACAAACACTAGTTGGAAATTTTTTAACCAAGGTTGAGGACAATGGACACGGACACCATTTAACCACTTCAAGTATCTTTGATAATGGAAGTAAAATTAGTCTAAAGAATAATACAGAAATTACAGGTTCATTAATTGTTGCAGGCGGTAATAAAATAACAGTAAATGGTGTTGGTGGTGATGAAGGTGGTGAAATTTTATTAGGTAAGGCATCAACCAACACAACACTTGCGGGTGAAGGTGTAACAATAGATGTTTGGCAAAATAGATTGAGATTTTTTGAACAAGGTGGTAATGCGAGAGGTGCTTATATTGATATCTCATCATTAGCTAATGGTGTTGGGACTAACTTATTAGACACCGCAGCAACCGCATCGTATGTTGAATATTCTAACGTCGCAAATAAACCTACATTAGTTTCTGGTTCTTCACAAATTACGTTTAGTGGAATAAGTGGTTTACCAACATTAATATCAGGTTCATCTCAAATTGATTTAACCGGTACAACAAACTACGCTAGTGGTATATTAACAAGATTAAATGCGGTAGGAGTATTCTCAGGTTCATCACAAGTTACACACGATTCAACAACAGGATACGTTGCAAATAGACATATTGACCACACCGCAGTATCGATTAGTGCAGGTAATGGTTTGAGTGGAGGCGGTGATATCTCAACAACACGGACACTTACATTAGATACTGGTTCTGTACATTTCTTAGATGGGGTTAAAAAAGAATTAAATACCGAAGGGGTTGTGTCGGGTTCTTCACAAGTATTAGCTGGAACAACAATACATTCAGGTTCATTCTTTAATAACATATCAGTTGTATCGGGATCGGCACAAATATCTTTTAATGGAATTACAGATAAACCAACATTGGTTTCTGGTTCAAGTCAAATAACATATAGTGGTATATCTAGTATTCCAAGTGGAATAGTATCAGGTTCATCTCAAATTGATTTAACCGGTACAACAAACTACGCTAGTGGTATATTAACAAGATTAAATGCTGTTGGTGTATTCTCAGGCTCAGCACAAGTTACATTATCATCCACAACTGGATATGGTTCTGTTTTAAATCAAGCGGTTCTAACATCAAGTTCACCTACATTTGCAGGATTAACTAACAACGGAACATATACCCAAGCAACGACATCAACACAACCACTAACAATTAATGGTGATAGTGGAGATACAAATGGGTTATTTAGAATTCAAATGGATAGTGTTAGTGATTCATTTGCTTCGGGAGCAAGAACATATTTGGGAGATGGTGGTATTGATATATTTTTAGGTACTAGCAATAGTTCATATACACCATCAAATACATATATAGCCTTAAATCATAGTGGTGAAATATCTATGGGTGCTGGTTCGGCAAACAAACACTTCACTTTATCAACTAGTGGAAATTTAACTATTAGTGGTACTATTGGTGCATCAAACTTTAGCGGAAGTTCATCGGGAACAAATACTGGTGATCAAACATTAAGTGGTTTAGGAGGATTAAGTAATAATACGGACTCAGAACAAACAATAGGAGGTAGAGCATATTATTTTAATAGTGGTGCGGGAAGAATGAACGCAGACCCAAGATGGAACGAAAGTGGATATGACGCGGATTTAGGGTGTCTACACTTATGGTCTTGGACTGCTGCTGGTGTTGCTTATGGTAGGGCAGGTATTGCATTCTATAACGACAACGCATATCAATATTTAACAACAAAAAGTAACACAACTGGTTTATTTGTTAATAATAGTTTGATAGCAACTGCCGGAAGTACCCCAACTTTTGCGGGATTATCGTCTAATGGAACAATAACAATAACCAGCGGAACACCAACAGGTGCGGCATCTAACAATGCTAATTCATATTTGAGGATAGACTCCGCGGCAAATCAATATATTGAATTAAGAACGAATGCAAGTGCAACTGGTGCGATGCAGGGAATGTTATTTACTGATAACGGTGTAAACGGTTTTATTGGATTTAAAGAATATACTGGAGGGGCTAATTATGGTGAAGCAATACACATTTCAGTTACAGATTATAGCTCAAGTGATGCTGGTAATGGTATTTATCTTGGTGCGTCATCAAATAACGCAAACGGAGTAACAACACCTTGGTTTTCAATTAGAGGTGGTACTTCATATTTTTACGGAAATGTTTTACCTGATACAAATAATTCAAGAAATTTAGGTTCTGCATCATTTGGATGGGCAAACGTTTATACAAACGACTTACACTTAAGTAACATGAATAAACCTGAAGGTAATGATGTTGACGGAACAAATGGTAACTGGACAATTCAAGAAGGTGCCGAACAATTATACATCATAAATAATAATAATGGAAAGAAATACAAAATAGATTTAACAGAAATTATTTAATATGGCAGTATATGGTAACGGTGAATTATTTCGGATATATACACACGATGGAAGCACAAAAGAAAGGGCAGCACCATCTTTAAATCATTTGGTTGAAATAGGAATTTCAACGAATGGCTTTTATTGGGTCAATCCAAGTTTAGGTTCAACAACACCAATTTATATTTATGTGAATTTCACATATAGAACAAAAGAAGCGTGGGCTTTAGTACTCTCAAATAGAATTAATACAACAGGTGTTGCTAATAGTACAACAACCCCTGATGGTGTGAATAGTACATCTTCACAAGCATCAGTTACATATTCAAATGCAGTTAATAATGTTAATTACAAAGGTTCGTATGGTAATACTAATTTAGACTTTAACTGTATGATTGGTGTTAAGTATTGGAAATTATTAGGAAGAAATGTTTGCCAATTTGTATCATCATCGGCGGTTCCAGTTTCATCAACAGGTAGTCATAATAAAAGATATCGTTGGGCATTTATGGATATGAGCGGAACGTACGCATTTCAAAATGTTAGTGGAATTGCAGATGAAACGTCAACTGGAACACCAGGTTTCTATAATTATCACGCGGCAAACGGTTATTCATTAACGACCTTTGATAATGACCAAGACGTTAATGGTGGAGGAAACTGTGCCACATTTTATAATAATGCCCCAAATTGGTATGGTGCGTGTTGGAGTGGAAATCCGTGGGGTGGAATGGGTGCTGGATATGCGGATGCATATTTTTGGGATGGTTCTGGTGGTGACTACTATAATTACGGAGCAATTTATATAGGAGGATAATATTATGGCATTTTATATAGGAGGAAACAAATTTAGTGCAAGATTTCATGACGGGTCAACATCCGCCAAGGCCGCACCATCTCTACAACATCTTGCGGAGTTGGGTATAAGAACTAATGGTTTCTATTGGGTGAATCCACAAGATGCATATTCACCAATTTATATTTATGTCGATTTCAATTATAGAAGAAATGAAGCATGGGCGTTGGTCCTCTCAAATAGAATTAATACAGGAGCATTAAATAGTGGTAGTGTTACTGCTGATGGTAACACTGGTATATCAGCACAATCTTTTGTAACATATTCAAATGCGGTTAACAATATAAACTACAAAGGTTCGTATGGTAATACTAATTTAGATTTTAACTGTATGGTTGGTGTTAAATATTGGAAACAATTAGGTAAAAATATTTGTCAAATTGTTTCAACATCCGCACGGACATTATCAGATACGGGAAATCATACAAAAAGATTTCGTTGGGGATTTCGGGATATGTCTGGAACGTATGCGTTTCAAAACATTTATGCAATTAAGGATGAGGGTGGAGGAACACCAGGGTTTTATTCATATCACGCGGCAAATGGTTACTCATTATCTACATATGATAATGACCAAGATGGATACGGAGCTAGTTGTTCAGTAGCTTACAGTAATTATCCTTGGTGGTATGGTGCTTGTTGGGACGGCAATTACTTTGGAGGTACCGGTCACCAAGATGGACCGTATTGGTCAGGGTCGAGTGGTGATTATCATAACTATGGAGGAATCTATATAGGTGGTTATATTTAAAATTTAATACTATGGATACACAATTAAAAGAAATGAAATTATTCGTTAAAAAAATATCATCTGACAAATATGTTAGAACGATAAAAGACATGAATGGTTTAGAAATATGGAATGGTGGAGAACAATACTTCATATACATGGGAGACATTGTAATGGATAATGATAGAATGTCCCAATTAATAAACCAAATGCAACAATTACCAGTTTGGAATATTGTTGACATTGAAAACGATTTTAGTTAAATTTAGATAATGGCACCTTTATATATAGGAACAAAAACTATCACATCTTCAGACACATTTGGGTCTACTGGTGCCTATAAAAATAAGTTTGAATTACCATTGGGTGGTTTAAAATTATATTTAAGTGGTGACTCATATCGGGCTGGTCCATATTGGACTGACATTGCTCAAAATATTGTATTTGAGGCTAGAACAACATCAGGCCCATATAATACAAGCCCAACCCCAAGAGCGAGTGTTGGTGGTGTTAACTGTGTTGATTTTAATGATGGGTCTTATTGGGAATCAACACAAGCTGGGGCGGATTTAGTTGATATGCGTTATGATTTTACATTGGTGATGATTTATTATTATGAAGGGTTTGCAGCAAGAAGAACAATATTTGAAAAGGCGGGCAATTCATATGCATCATATCAACAAGAGTTAGCATGTACCATGGAAACTAACGCAACAATGACATGGTATAGAGGACATACAGATTATGATTATTCAACAACAAAAACATATTCAACTGGTGAATGGAGGATGATTGCAATTAATAGTACTGGTGTTACATCTAGAACTGGTCAATATTACGATGGTAGTGGTTGGGTAACAGATTATACCAATCGGACAACTAATCCAATTATTGCTGCTGGTCCAATAAGAGTTGGTTTTGGTTATGCGGGAGTTGTTCAAGCGGGTTATATGCATGCTTGTTGTGTGTGGGATAGAAAACTAACAACGGCGGAAATTAATAACACATACAGATATTTTCAAACTAATTACGTAACAGGATTAACTGCATAATATGAATAGAAGATTTATAAATATGGATATGGATAACACCAATTATGGTTATTGGTGGGTAGATTTCATAAATGAAAATGGGGAAATAGAAAGAAGAACATTTGAAAATGATTTATCTGCTAAATTATTCTATGACGAGTTAATTTTAGAAACAAATACTCCACAATCTTAATTTTTTTTCTTATATTAGTCACATGAATAATATAGGATTTGGAATATTTTGTTTTGGTGAAGACTATTATTATAGAGGAACCAAAGAAAAAATAAAAGAATTATTGAAGGTGGGTTTATCTGTATATGTACTGACAGATAAACCTGAAGAATTTACAGAAGTAACTGTGATTCAATATGATAGACATTTAAAATCATATTCAGATAAGATGATATTACCAAAATACATCTTAAAAAATCATGACATCTGTATATTACTTGATGCAGACACACACGTCACAGATTATTCATTTTTAGAATCATTAAAAACATATAATTTTAAGAAAGGTGTATCATATATTGATACTTTATTAAATCATAGTGCAAAGAAAGAATTTGTAAAAGACTTAGTGAATGAAACCAATCCTGAATGGAAAACATATGTTGAATATGCGTCTAAATTGTATCCACCATTTTTTAATTTTGAAACAATGTGGGAATACTTTTTGGTAATCAATAAAGATGGGTTTGATATGGATTCATTTTATTATTATTATGAAAAATTACAAGTAGTAAAAGAATATTCGGACCTACCTTTGAAAAAAGAGATAAATGGTGCGGGAGAAGGAATATCAATACAAATAAGTTGCAAATCAGCTAATATGAATGTACAAAGAGATACCGAATTGTATAAATTATTAGAAGGTAAGATGATAAGTATAAGTAGAAGACACACACCACGACATTTGTGGCCAAATTGGATGAGATGATAACGAATGATGATTTCATAAAAAAGAATATCACCAACAATGGTGATGAACCGGTACCATATCGTTGGACACACGGTGCAACCGATTTACACATGGGTGACGGACTTTTGGTGTATTCTATCATCCAACACATGAGAGCTAAAATTTGCGTCTGTATAGGGTCAGGAGGAGGGTTCATTCCAAGAATCATGACACAAGCAAGAATTGATTTACATAAACAAAACATATTTGAAGGAAATGGAGACTATAACTGGGGTGACATTGGTACTAGCTATGTCGTTGACGCTTGTAATGGTGTTGGCGGCCCAAATGATTTGGATAATGAAGAATCATTCTATCGGACAAATTTTTATCCGAGGTTTATTAAATCGACTTCTGTCGACGCGTATTATGACTTTTTTGTTAGACAAGATATTAAAATAGATGTACTATTCATTGATGGTGACCACTCATATGAAGGGGTTAAAACAGATTTTGAATTATATTCAAAGATAATGTCAGATAATGGTATAATCATTATACATGACACAGATGAGAACTATGAAGAAACGTTAATTGTTTCCGAAGATTCAAAAAAAGACCACCACAAGTTTAACGGACCGGCAATATTTGTTAAGGAACTTGAAAAAAATCCTAACTATAATTTGATTAATTTACATAATTTTCGTATATTAATGGATAAACCATCATCAAGTGGTATAACCATTATTAATAAGAAAAAATGATTCGTTTAGTTACAGTTATAGGTCACGGAACAAATTTACTACCACATTTTATTAATCATTATAAAAAATATGTTGATGAAATAAACATAGCTGTTTATGAAACCGACATGTATCCATCATTAGGTGATGAGATTAAGGAAATAATTAATAATCATGATAATGTAAAAATTATCAAGGTTATTAAAAATAGAGTTTTCGATTGGGAGAAAGTCACACAATTATATAATTTTGTTAAAAATACACAACCAAATGATTGGTGGGTAGTTGCCGATATTGATGAATTTCATTTATATCCCGAAGACGATTTAAGAAAATTAATTAGTAATTGTGATGAGAATGGATGGGACGTTGTGAGAGGTGGATTCATTGATAGAATAGGTGAAGATGGGAAGTTCTCTGAAATAAAAAAAGATAAACCGATATTTGAACAATTTCCTGTTATGGGATTTTTCAGATACCCGATGAGTAAGGCATGTCCTAATAAGATATGCGTAATGAAAGGATATGTTGAAATCACATCAGGTCAACATTATGCTAAAATTGATGGACAAACAACTTGGAAATGGCAAGGATGGAACCACCCACTAATTAATCCAAATGAATATGTGCAAGTACACCACTTCAAGTGGGATAAAACTTGTATTGATAGGATTAAATCAGTTGCTGATGTAAAACAAGAATATGCATACTCAAATGAATATTCAACGATGTACCATAGTCTAAGAAAAAGTAAATTTAAAATTGATGTTAACCATAAAGATTTTATGATTGAACATTCATACGGAGAACCAGAATTTAAAAGATATAAACAATGGAATAAATTAATTAAAAAAATCATATCAATATGACAGAAAAAGAAGAAAAAACGGAACAATTACTTTTAGAACAACGTAAAGTAAAGGCGCTAGAAAAAATTGCTAATTCAATGGACGCATTAACCATTTGGTTTGAAGAAATTAATAAGGACGAATGGAGCGATAGACTTCAATTTTATTTACATGAATGGCATAAGGGACAAATTGATAAACAATCCGATTTTAATACAAAAGAAGAAAAGGTAATATTAGGTAAAAAAGAAAAAAATGACAAAAAATAAGTTAGGTATCATAATACCTTATAGGGATAGATACGAACAACTTATTGGATTTAAAAAAACACTAATAGAATATCTAAATTCTAAAGGAATTGATTTTGAATTGATTGTTGTTGAACAAGACGATGCCAAAATTTTTAATAGGGGTAAACTATTAAACATAGGTTTTATTTATGCCAAAAAATTAAAATGTAACTACGTTGTTTTTCATGATGTGGATATGTTACCTTTAGATGTTGATTATTCTTATTCAGAAATACCATTATTATTGGCAAGTAATTTTAAAACAACCGACGGAATCAAAAAAGTTTCATCCGACCAATATTTTAGTGGAGTCACTTTATTCCCTATTGAACTTTTTGAGAAGATAAATGGATACTCAAATGAATATTGGGGATGGGGATATGAGGATGATGATATGTTATATAGATGTCAAATATCTGACATACCATTAGACAAAAAAGAAATTCCACAAATGGGTGGAAATACTGCGGCATTAAAGTTTAACGGAGAAAATGCATATGTAAAGGGTAAAAATATTATTGGCAATAGTAAACAAATTACATTTTTTGTTACATTTTATCCTGATGAATTAACGTGTAACCATGAAACATACGACGATTCGTTTTCCGTTTTTACAATACCTGGATTTGATTTATCAATCAACTATAGTTCATATTCAAGATATAATTTTGAAATGTATGATAATAAAAAAAATATCATATATATCAATTCTGACATTAAAAAGAATTACAAGACAAATATTGCAGTTACGATAGATTTTAGTAAAAAAGAAATCATAATGTATCAAGACGGTGTTCTTGTTTCCAATATTATATACACTGAAAGGAACTATGATTATAGAAAGGTAGATAATTTTTACTTAGGTGTTGGTAACCCCGATAGGGAAAAAAACGAAAAATATTTTAAAGGATTAATAAGTTCATTTTCGGCATTTTCTAAAATATTAAACGAAAAAGAAATTGAGGAGATATCTAAAAATAAATTTTTTGGACTAACTCAAAATTTTGGAGAATACCAATCATCACACGATTTAAAAGTCTATTATGATGCTAAATTTATTAAAGATTACAAGTTAATAGATTTATCTGGTAATGAAAATAATGGAGAAATTGTTAATTGTGAAATGGTTGGTTATTTATTCGACGAGGTTAAATTAATTGATGTTCCCTTTAAAAAAGAATGTACATTTGAACTTATACCACATGAAGAAAATGGTTACATTAATGGTGGATGGAAAAACATTACAACCAGATATAACCAAATGAGATTTCATAATGAAGTATCAAAAGGACATAAAAACATAAAAGACGACGGATTAAGTAATTGTACATATAAAGAACACAGTTACTCACATGTCAATAATCAAAAACATGTTGTAGTAGGAATATGAGTCATAAATTAGGAATCTGTATACCGTACAGAAATAGAAAGGAACATATTGATAGGTTAATTCCACACCTCTCAACACATTTAACAAATCAAGGAATTGACCATACGTTCTATGTGGGACATCAGATAGACGATAAACTATTTAATCGTGGAGCAATGAAAAACATTGCATCGCACTACGCTTTTGAAGACGGATGTGATTATATCGCTTGGCATGATGTTGATATGTTAACCTATGGTGAAGAAGGTCAAATATTAGGTGATTATTCATATCCTGAAGAAACACCAATACATATTGCAACTAAATTATCAAAATATAATTATGGGTTGGGTTATGATCAATACTTTGGTGGGGTTGTTTTGTTTAATAAAGAACAGGCATATAGAACAAACGGATATTCAAATGAGTATTGGGATTGGGGTCAAGAAGATGACGATTTATTTTGGAGATGTTATTTTGAGGGTTTAACTACTGGTAGAATTATAAAAACAGAAAAAGATAAGTTAATTGCAACCTTTAATGGAGATAATTCTGCAATATATGTACCAACAAATAGAGAAATTAGTTCATGTTTACATAATGACCACACAATAACATTGACGTTTAGTGCCGACCAACAAGAGGATAAGGTACCAATTTGGTTAGTGGGGGACGAAAACAAACAATTCATTGAATACCCTTTATTGAGAAAAGATGGAAGTTGGACGTGGGGATTATCGTTTAACAATTCAAGAGCGGTAACAATGACTGTATTTGATAGAACAAATATGCGACATTATAATTGGGTAAAAAGATTTGAGGGGATGTGGACACAAGTCACGTTGAGTTACAATTCAGAAGAACAAAATACGTACTTCTATGTTAATGACGAATTGATATCTCAAATGAATGGATTAAAACAAAATATACCATTTCCAATTAGAGAACAACTAAAAACACATGACGCGATTAAACCATTTATATTAGGATTTTGTCCTCATGTTAATACAAGATTTAAAGGTAAGATATCCGACTTTAAAATATATAATAAGTTTTTTAACAATATAAATGATGTTTACGAAAATACGGAAAATATTGTTTTAGATATGGACATGAATAGTGAACATATTGTTAATCAAAATACTAATTTATCAATCGAAGATATTGAAATAATTGAAAATATTATTCCACATAGAAGAGAGGGTAGTTTTTATTGTTTACCGCACGTAGATGAAGGTTTCATGAACGGAAAATGGGCCAAAGGAGAAACAACGGCCAGAAATGAAAAACGATTTGTTACCGAAATGCAACAAGGTAAGATAAACTATAAAGAAGACGGACTAAACAAAATTTTAGATGTTTTAGATATTGATAGTATCGACGATACGTTGTACCCTAACACTAAATTCATAAATGTAAAAATGAAATAATGAATTTTAACGAAACTAAAATAAAGTTGGATAAAATTGGTTGTGGGTTCTGTTTAGCTAAATGGACTCAGGTTACTATGCACTTACACAATGGAATGACACATTCTTGTCATCATCCAGCTCCCCATAAAATAAGTTTAGAGGAGTTAGAACGAAACCCAACAGCATTACATAATAGTAAGGTAAAAAAACAAGCAAGAAAGGAAATGATGGAAGGTAAACGACCGTCCGAATGTCAATATTGTTGGAACATTGAAGACAACTCAACATCATTTTCTGATAGAGTATTTAAATCGGCAGAACCATGGTCCGAACCTCACTTTGAAGATATTAGTAAATTACATTGGAGAGAAGACTATATACCGAAATATGTTGAGGTTAGTTTTTCAAATGTGTGTAATTTTAAATGTGCCTATTGTGGTCCACTATATTCATCTAAATGGATGGATGAAATTAATAAACACGGGGGATATGAATTACCATCTTCAACATATAATGGGTTAGATGAGATTGACAGAGATAAAACAAAACCATATAAACACTCAGAACAAAATCCATATGTTGATGCGTTTTGGGATTGGTGGCCGAAGTTATATGATAATTTAGATACTTTTAGAATTACAGGAGGAGAACCCCTACTATCAAAAGATTTTTGGGGTGTATTGGATAATATATTAAACAACGAATACCCCAATAGGAATCTTAAATTGTCCATTAATAGTAATTTAGGTGTTGATGATGTTTTAATCGATAAATTAATCGAAAAAGTTGGTAAGATTATAGACGAGGACAGAATTAAAGAATGTATAATTTATACATCATGTGACACATACGGAGAACAAGCTGAGTATATTAGATACGGATTAAAATTCGATACATTAATATCCAATATAGAAAAAATCCTATCAAAATTAAATAAGGTTACAATTGTTGTTATGTCAACATTTAATATCTTTAGTGTTTTTTCATATGAAAAATTAATAAAAAAAATATACGAATTAAAGGTAAAATATTATAATCCAAATAGATATTGGAGTTCGTCAATTATTTTGGATACGTCTTATCTTAGACATCCAAACTTTTTAAGTTTCACATTATTAGCCGATTATATTAATGAAGATTATTTTGAGAGATTTGAAAAATATATGAAGTTTAATTCAACATATGATAGTCTTAAATTTAATCCCCCAAAATCGATTAACGATGTTGGATTTTCACTAAAAGAAATTGAGAAGATAACAAGATTAAAAGATTATTTTATTAACGAATTTAAAAAGGATGACAAATATTATACTAATCTGAAAGATTTTAATAGTTTCATAAATGAATATGAAGTAAGGAGAGGTTTGAATTGTATTGAATATTTTCCTGAATTAAAATCGTTTATCAAAAAAATTAACGATAATGAAAATTGAGTATAAAAAACCGTATTGGATAAAATACAAATGGGAACGAAAGGACAACGATAGTCAATTAGTTTTTGTTACTCCGTATAATAGATCACTCGCAAATGAAGTCTCTAATTTTATATATAATGATTGTTTTTCAATTATGTGTAAATTTAAAATAGAGAATAATTTTACTAAAGATGTAAAGGCAGGAATATACGGTAAGTCTGGTCAAAATTTCGGATTAAATTTTGATTATTCAATTGATTCGTTGGTTTTTGAATTTAGAACGATAGACATTAATAATGAAATTAAATTTCACTGTATTATTATTGACAAGGTTAATTCAAAATTGATAAACGATGGAGTAAACATTATTATTGTTAAAAATAAAAATCAAATTATAATTTATTGTAACTCAAAGGTTGTATTTAAATATGAATATAATGGTGACCCACTTATCGAAGATTATAGGGACTTACCGTTTTATTTAGGATGTTTAAATCCTGGCGCCACAGATAAAAAAGATAGATGTTATACAGAAATGAATGTTAATCACTTCTCAATTATTAATAATAATAAATCAGCGGAAATTGCATTATCATTAATCAATTCTGAATATCATACTTTACCAATGAAATCATATTATAAAGATATTTTATGTTTATATGATTTTGAATTAATAAACAGTTACGGTAACATTTTTGATAATTCAAAATACTCTAATTTTTTAGAATTAATACCTAAAAATTATGTAATATGATAAATTTTGGATTTGACGGTGTAATAAGTTATAATGAAATGGGTGAGATAGAGATACCCTACCCAAACGCATACAACAAGGAATTATATTGGTTTAATATGGATGTGTACTGTGACAAGTACGGCAATTTCCCAATACAAAATAGTTTAATCGATAAAGACGATTTCTTATTTTTAAACGGAAGATCCATTTATTCTAATTTAAATGATGATTTATATGCATTTAGAAAAGATACGATAGACAACTACATAAAAAATAACGAATCGTTTCTATATCCAATTTTGATATGGAATAATGATTTGTTTGATGGACGTGCCGATATTGTTTTATCCGATAAAATCAAAGAACAAGTTAAATTAAATAAATGTAAATTAGTAATCTTCTACATTACTGAACCATGGTTTATGTATGAACATTGTTACATTTGGATGTCCGAATTTTCAAAAAAGAATGAACTCAACAAAGATAATTTTATATTCGTCTCATCGAATCTATTATCTCCGGAAGTTAAAGATAGATATGTAAGTGAGGGTTTAATTGAGAATAATTTTACCATAATAGAATTTAACTATTTTTTTCATAGGTTATGGTTCAATAAAGATAATTTTCATAGAGACTTCTCGGAAGATTTGTATGAAAAAATAATGACCGAAAATTTAAGAAAACAAAAAAACACAAAAGAAAAACATTTTTTATGTTTTAATAGGAAACCACACGACCATCGAGTAGCGATTTTTGCTGAAATAATGACAAACTCAAAGCTAAGGAACAAAAGTATCGTAACCTTAGGTAGTGAAACATTAATCTATGGTCAAAAAAACAAAGAGGCTATTCGTAGATATATTGACGATTCATATAAACATGGACATCAAAGATTGTACGATTTCATAGACAATTACGATTCACAAATAGATTACACATATGACACAGAATCATTGGTGGATGAACAATCTATACACATTAACATAGATGCTCAAACTAAGACGTTTTGTAATGTGGTGACCGAAACATTAACTGCAGAAGATTTATTGTTTTTTTCCGAAAAAATTATAAAACCAATTTTTTCATTACAACCATTTATAATTTTTGGTAACAGAAATAGTTTAAAAAAATTAAAAGAATATGGATTTAAAACTTTTGATAAATGGTGGGATGAAAGTTACGATGAATTGAAATACCAAAATAGGTTTGAACGTATTGTGGAGGTAATGGAAGATATCTCAACGTGGGATGATGATAAAATAAATAGAACATTGGAAGAGATGGAATCTATATTAATACATAATTTTAAAATGTTAATTGAAGATAAATCAACAATTCAATTCTTTGATAAATTCATAAATAAAACTACTAACACAATAAAACCTATATAATGAATTTTACATATGTATATGTCCCTAAAGAAGATGATAAGAAATTAGATTCAGAGTTCTATCTAATCGATGTAATATTACTTGTTTTGAGCGTGTCTAAAATAAAAAGATTTAAAACTGAGGACGACAAGTTAATATTTTATTCAACCAAAGAGTTCTATGAATACTTAAAACCGTTGAATTTGTTTGATGATTTTTATGAAATTAAAGATGAGAATGTCTACATAAAAAATCAACAACATGAATATTGTCATAAGAATAACATATATAAAATATATGTAACTACTTTACAATCAGGACCCTTCATCAATTTTGACCATGATTTTGTTGTGTACGATAAGGGATTTTTGGATAAAGTAAAAACTATGGATTTGGTATTGGCTCACCAAGAATTTTTAACCGAACCGGTGTATCAACCAACATACTTACCAACTTTAGATTTAGTAATAGATGAAATCGGAGACCATCATGAATTATTACAAAATTTAGACAAAGACTACTCAATTAATGTGTCCATCTATGGTGGTAAACGTTCAGATATAATAAAAGACTCATATCAAAAAATATGGAATTTTTATATTGAAAACTACGTAGGATTAAATAGGATTCCACTTATGGTGATGTTCTTAGATCAATTTCTTTTAAAAACACAAATATACAGAACTGATGTGAGACCATACTATTGTTGGAACGATATTGGGGAGGGTAAATGTGTACACTTCACTGGTTTTAGATATCATTTAGAAAATAGAAAAAGGATAGTGAAAGAACTTATCGAGGAAAATCGTTCAGCATACGACTATATTGTCAAAGAATTTGGGTTTCATCCAAATTATATGATTTAGATTAGGATTTTATTGGTTGATTAATTGAATTTTTTGATATATATTTGTATAGAATATATGAAAAAATCAAAAACATTTTGTGCCATGCCATTCGTTAGTACGATGGTAAATAGTGATGGAAAATATAGATATTGTTGCATCGCTGAGGGTAAACCCGACATTATCGATTTAACGAACAACGGAAAAGTTTTACACGTTACCAATTCAACAATAGAGGAAACCTACAATTCAGATACTGTCAGAGACATTAGAAAGAAAATGATTGCCGGTGAAGAAGTACCCGCATGTAGTAAATGTCAATTACAAAGTAAAATCGGTAGACAAAGTTATCAAGACTTAATGACCAACGAATGGGTATGGAGATTGGGTGCCGATAAAATAGACGCGTTAGTTAAAGAGGCGGCTGAAAACGATGGATGGATTAATGATTCTCCAGTTTATTTGGATTTACGTTTGGGTAACCTGTGTAATTTCAGATGTAGAATGTGTAACCCATACAATTCAAGTTCAATCGCAAAAGAACACTTTGACCTTTGGGAGAGAGATGAGAAGTACAAAGAAATCTACCAATCAGAGTATGGTGGAAACCCAACACATTTAAAGGACCAAGCTACTTGGTTTGAAAGTGATATGTTATGGGACCAAGTCGAGGCGTTGATACCATCATTAAAGAAGGTTTATATGACTGGCGGGGAACCCACTTTAATAGAAAATAACTATTATTTTATGGAGAAGTGTATTGAAATGGGTAGAAAAGATATTGTTCTATTCTTCAATACTAACTGTTCAAATTTAACCGATAAGTTCTTAAATATATTATCTAAGTTCGATAAAGTATCGATTAATGCAAGTGTCGACGGTTTTGGTAAATTGAATGATTATATTAGATACCCATCACATTGGGAAAAAATCAGTGCAAACTTTGAAAAATTAGCTCAATTACCTAACATAGATTTAGGTATGAGTCCGGTTGTACAAGTTTATAACGTTTTTGATATTGATAAAATAATAGATTATGTTTTTGAGGTTAATAAAAAATACAATAGAGACATTTTTATTGATTTCTTAATTGACACTAAACCGAGAAATTTGGATGTCAAGATTTTACCTGACGTTATTAGACAAGCAGCTAAAAATAAGTTAGAAAATTATTTAGAACAAAAGTTTAAAGATGGTGTACATGATTATACAAAAAATAGTACATACGCCATATTGAATTTACTAACTGAAGAAAGATTAAAAACAGCCGAATTAGATTTAGAGAGTTTTAAATCGTACACCTCAATATTGGACAAAAACAGAAAACAAAATTTCGAAGAGGTGTGTATTGAATTAAATGAACATTTAAAAAAATACTATGCTCAATAAAGATAGAGAACAAAGTAAAACCTTCTGTATTTTACCATGGGTACATACCGCAACATACACCGACGGAACTGCATTATTATGTTGTGTTGCTTCACCGGATAGTGGTTTAAATTTAAATACAAGTACAATTAATGACGTTAAAAATAGTGATTACTTTAAGAACGCTAGAAAGACATTATTAAGTGGTGATAAATTTAGTGCATGTAGTGTTTGTTATAAGGAAGAAGCCGTTGGAGTAAAAAGTCATAGGTTAAATGAAAATCGTTTATGGGATACCCTACTCACTAAAGAATTAGTGGATGAGATTGTAAAGAACACACATGAAGACGGTACAATTGATAATGATTTATATACATTAGATTTTAGATTAGGAAACACATGTAATTTGGCGTGTGTGATGTGTAGACCACAAGATAGTTCTAAGTGGTTAAATGAGGCGAAGAAATTATCTAATGAACTTGAGACTGATGCTAAGTGGGATTGGAAACACAAATCACAAATTGACTTAAGTAAGTTTGAATGGTACAAGAGAAAAGAATTCTTAGAAGATTTCTACGAGAGTTGTGGTAATATGAGATTAATGATTTTTGCTGGAGGAGAACCACTATTAATCAAAGAACATAAGGAGATGATTCGTGAAATGGTAAAACGTGGACACGCAAAAAACATCCAAGTTAATTATCACACAAACGGAACAATATATGATACAGAATTGATGGAGTTATGGAAAAATTTTAAAAAAGTCGAACTATTCATATCAATAGACGGTATTGATAAAGTAACCGAATATGTAAGATACCCATCAAGTTTCGATGTGATTAAACGTAACCTCAAAATGTATGATGATAATGCCCCCGATAATATGACATTTAAGATTCTTTATACGGTACAAGCATTAAACATATTCTATTTACCTGAGTTTGCGGATTGGTTGGAATCACAAAACTATCGTAAGATTATTTTTAGAAGTAAATACGATACCATATTTCACACAGGAGTATTATGGGGACCTGATTATTTATCAACTAAAATATTACCAACTAAAGTCAAAGAAATAATCACTAAAAAACTAGGTGACTACGTTGAACTAAAAAAAGATACGTTGAACGTGTGGAATTTTAATGAAATGGTAAATATTATGAATTCATCTGATGATTCACATTTGTTAAACCAATTCGACGAATATCTAATAAAAATGGATCTTTATAGAAATTTAAATCATAAGGAAACATTTAAAGAACTACTTAATTTATTTTAATTATGGCAAAGATTTTAAAAGTCACAATGACTAAAAAAGATGGTACAACATTACCATTACACTATGCACTTTATGACAACAATCCAGTTGTTGATAGATGGATTCAAATGACAAAACAATCATTGGGGAAGAATATGGAAATAAAGGCTAGAGTGACAAATAACGAATTTAATAATATTGGTTATTTGATGGAACAAATCAATGAAGTACTTGTCTTTATTAATCAAAACTACGATAAGGAATTACCAACCTTTACTGACTTTAATGAATTAGATAGCGCAATTTTAAATTACTTACATGAAGAGTTTGAAGTATATGGAGATAGAATCACCTTACTACAAGAGGAAAATAGGTGGTCGTTTGAATTACATGAGAAATTCTTATCGTTAAATGAATTTATCCATATGATTGAAACTGCAATTCATAGTGCGGAACATAAGTTTCCTAATTTTAGTTGTTTATATGATTTTTTACCTGCCGGATTACACGAACCCGTAACTGAAGTTGATAAATTGTTCTTAGAAGATAGATTTGAGTGGGGAGGTTTATATTGTGGATATAATACCTTAGGTAAAGATTATCTTTCAATTGCACCTGAAAATGATTGGGAAGTGATTTACAGAGATGAGGTTAGACCACAAATAAGATTTGCACCGGAAACATGGATGAACTTTGGTCCCGACATGACTAATACAATACGAGAAAGTTTTTATAAATGGTACACCACATTATCACCTGAAGTACAAGCTAAAGTCCCAATAGATGATATGCATAAATTATCTTTAGGAAGATATAAGTTAGGTAGATTAATTTTAGATGATAGTATTAAACAAATTGAACCTAATGTCGAAAAATGGTTTGTGCCTGCGGGACCATCAGTTGCGTGGGCATTAGGTGACGATAGTTGTAAGGCAAAATGGAATAGAGAAATATTCACACAAGTTAACGGGATACAAAAAATTGAAATTTTTGATTAATGAGAATACCAATAAAAGAAGTAGTTAATAACTATCCCGATGTTTTACAAGTAACTTGGGTAATCAACACAATATGTTCCAATAAATGTGCGTATTGTGTTCCCGCATTACATAGTGGACATAATCACGGATATACATGGGAAGCAGTTAAAGCATTTTTTGACGAACTATTTCTAAGATACCCAAAAATACACGTATCAATCGCAGGTGGAGAACCAACAATGTCACCATTTCTTTTAGATTTATGTAAAATGATACATGAGAAAGGAAGTACTGTGGGATTAACATCAAACGGCACCAGAAATGTTGAGTATTATTCTGAACTATCTAAGTATGTTAATTATATAGTATTTTCATATCATCCACAATATGGTGATAAAAATAAAGTTCTTGAAAAAATAAGAGCGTCTATTAATAATTGTTATTGTTCATTAAGAATAATGATGGACCCAAAACATTGGGACGTTGCTGTTAATATGTTTAACACAACTAAAGAAAGTGACGTGATGGAGTATTTTAATATGGAGGCGGTTAAGATTTTAGATTGGGACCAAGTTGATAGGGATACTTTAGTATACACCGAAGAACAATTAGAATGGTTTAAAGGTGATAATCGAGTTAACACAAAAACATTAATACCAACAGTCAATAAACCAGCATTAATTGGTGCACATTTTATTTTATCCGACGGTACTGTTGACACAAAAGCAGATGCTGTTGACTACATTAATGAAGGATTAAGTAATTTCTTTGGGTATCAATGTGACATTGGATTGGAATCTTTATTTATTTTTGCTGATGGTGAAATAAAACGAGGTAATTGTGTTGGTTTTGATCTTGGTAATATTAATAAATTACAAGAAATAAAATGGCCAACTGGTCCTATTACTTGTCCATGGCATATCTGTCATTGTGCAACAGATGTTATGATAAGTAAAAGAAGTCCGGAGTTAGTAAAAGGAAAATTAATATGATAAAAAATTTTTTTGATGATGCGTTAACTAATAGTTGGACATCTGATGGTATACCTGAAAATATATTTGATACAAATTGTAATTGGCCATATTCTGTGATTGATTTTGATAATGATTTTGATGGGATGTTAGAAGAAATTAAATCATTAGAAAAAACATACTTTGTTAAACATAGGGATAAAGATAAAATTAAATCGTATAATCATGAAGGATGGAATGCGGTGACGTTACACGGAATTGATTCAACTAAGACGGAACACTTTGACAGATATGGATTTAAAACACAAGAAGAGGCAAATTATAATTGGACCGACGTTTGTGAATATCTTCCAAAATTAACTAACTTTATAAAATCATTAGGATATGAACAATACGATAGAGTTAGAATTATGAAATTAGAGGCGGGAGGTTTTATTATGCCACATACCGACGGTAAAGGAAGAATTTTTGGACCATTTAATATAGCAATAAACAATCCTGAGGGTTGTCAGTTCGTATTTAAAAACCATGGGTTGGTACCATTTAAAAAAGGTAGAGGGGTGTTCTTAGATTTGGGTAGAGAACATGCAGTTTGGAACAATTCTGATGAGGATAGATACCACATAATTGTACACGGACACATTAACCCAAAATTATTAAACGATTCGATAACTTATACTAACACCATTTATGGACATAATTAATAACGTTTTTACAAATAATTTAAATTTATCAATTTGCATATTTCCGGCCGATACGTTACACAATGACGAATTGTCCGAACGGATGATTGAATTTACAAGATTCTACACATACAGAATAAAAGAAATTACTGAGAATGGTGCAATTGATGTTATTGTTGATAAATCAATAGATGAAGCGTTGATTAACAATCATGAAAAATATGATCATATATTATTCATGTCTGCTGGTGTTAGAATTTACGATAGTAGTATAATATTTGATATTGAAAATGAAATATTAAATAATCCAAATTATATGGCGGCCGGTCATATTTTGGAATGGAAAGAAAATTGGTACGAATTACACCACCAATTTATTTTAGTTAATACTAAAAATTGGGTAAAAGCTGGTAAACCTTTTTATGGTGGATGGGAAGGTAAGTACGATGATTTAGTGGTAATAGAAAGGAGTGTTGAAAATTTTCATGATGATTATACACCATTATGGATTAGAAACACCGGCACCATTGAAAATAGATTTCACCAAAAACAAGGATGGAATTTTATTAACGAAGCATTGAAAAATGGATTTGACGTCATCAATTGGAATCAAACCATTAGAAATAAAAGAACGTATTATTATCCCGAATCCGACAGTGATAAATTTTTAGAATGTTTAAAAACACAAACTGTTGATACAACATTAAACGTTAATCAAGTTAAATTATTACAGAGTCCGGATTCAGTTAAAAATCAAATATGGTTGTTAAATTCTGAAGATATGAATTTAACATTCTACAATAAAGAAAGTAGATTAGATGTTATTGCAATACCTGCTGGAGGATTTAAGTTTTTGGATATCATTAAAAACAAACATTTAAATGAAAACGGAAAAGTTATAATATACGACTTTAATCAAAAAAGTTTAGATTGGTTTGATTTTATATTAAAAAACGATACAAGTAATATTAAGGAAACTATAAAAGATTTCCAACACAATAGAAATTTTCACTTTTTAGGAATGGGTCAGAAAGTTTTTGGAATGGATGGAAATTTCACAAATAATTTCATATTAAGTTTAGATAGAACATTTGAATATTATGGAGGAGAAGATAATTTTCATCAATACCTTACTGAATTTAAAAAATTAAATGTCAAATTAGTTAATTCTGATTTAATACGCCATCCAGAAAAACTAATTAATGAATTGGACGGTAGAAAAAATTACATAAGTATTTCTAACATATTCTCAACGGATTACACAAATACATTTATTGGACTTAAAGAGACTAATGAATATTATTTAAAATTAAGGAGTTTATTACCAAACGACACACTATTGGTTGGTTTTACTCCTGACTGTAAGTATATTGATGAGATTCTTTATAAGAATGAATCCATAAAAGAACAGTTAGATAATATTAGTGGAGATAGAGACCAATTAATATTAAAACACATTTTAGAAAGAGATTCGGAGAGTACGAGAGAAGTTCCTAACAACCACGCTTCGGCACATATAGGTGGAGTTAAAGGTATTTTAAAATATCAAAATTTTAATGAACCGGTTGCGTTAAAAGATTTCAATGAAGGTAGAGAGAGAGTTATTATGGCAATTTGTCCCAGTTGGGGGGTTATATTCCCACCATACGGTGTGTCAAAAATTGTCGGTACATTAAGAAAAGAGGGATTTGCATGTAAGGTATATGACCTAAACGTTCAACTGTATCATAACTTAATTGAAAGAACCGGTGAAGACTATTGGAGATCTGAAAAGTTTTTCTATTGGGAAGATTCTTGGTTTTTTAAACAATATCTTTTGGATGAAGTGGAACCGTACCTTAGTAGGGCTGCGGATAAAATAATATCAGATAACCCAACAGTAATTGGGTTAAGTATGTACACCACGAACAGTCAAGCATCTTTAGTACTAATAAAGAAATTAAAAGAAAGAGCGCCACACATACCAATCGTTGTTGGAGGACCTGCAGTTGCAACAGAAGAATGGTTATTAAACAACGAGTTCTCAAAATACGTGAGTTACTTTTTCAAAGGTGAAGCTGAAGAGAGTTTTGTTAAATTTTTAAATGACGGAGTACACTTAAAGAAATTACCAATAGATGGAATTTTTATTGGGGACACCAATAGTAAAATAAACTTAGACGAAAAGGCATACGCCGATTTTTCTGATTATGATTTGGAGTCTTACTTACATCGAGACGGTGTTAGTATCGAAACATCGAGAGGATGTGTTGCACAATGTAGTTTCTGTGCTGAAACTTATTTTTGGAGATTTAGGTCAATGACACCGGAAAGAGTAATTGATGAGATGAAATTTCAAATTGAAACATATGGTGTTAAAAGATTTTGGTTTGTTGACAGTTTAGTTAATGGTAACCTAAAGAATTTCCAAAGGTTAGTTGATTTGATATTGGAAAACAAACTTGAGATTGGATGGAATAGTTATAGTAGATGTGATGGAAGAATGACAAAAGAATTTATCGACAAGGTTGCCGACTCTGGTTGTACTGCATTAAGTTATGGTGTCGAATCTGGAAGTCAAAAGGTCCTCAATGACATGAGAAAAAAAATCGAGATTTGGGAAATCGAAAATAACTTAAGGGACACATACACCACCAATAAAATATTCACTCACGTTAATTGGTTAATCGGATTTCCAACTGAAACTTACATTGATTACTATCATAGTAACATTCTAATTTATAATGTTAGAAAATACATACACCAATTAAGTCCTGGTATGGGATGTGGACCGAGTGTTTTAAGTGACTTACAGGAAAGATTTGACCTATATGGAATTGCTTGGAAAGAAAGAACGTGGGATAATCAATTTTTAGGTAATTGGTATACACATGGTTTTAAAAATACACAACTAAACAGATTCATTAGAATTAAATTATTTCACATATGGATGGAAATATTAAAAAATAGTGCCGGTAGTGTGGTCGATAATCCTCAGAGACATAGTGATATAAACGAATCTTACACATTTAAAACAAATAACTATAATATTGATGAATATATGATTCAAGAAGAGAATATTAATTTTAAATTAATTGAAGAGTCTGAGTCAAATTCATTGTTAAGTACATATGTTGCAAATGAACCACTACCAATATTCTTTGGGTTATATAAGATATTCAAAGGTTTTGAAATGAATATCACATTTGACCCTGATAAAGATATAAAGTCATGGGGAAGTATTTCTGTCAATTACTTTGCAAATATTAACTTTAAAATAGATAATTCTGGAAATTATACATATTCAATTAATCATGGAATGAGACATTATGGAATGACTCCTAAAATTGAAGAAACATATAAATGGGAAAGAAACAATACTCATGGTGACATGAGTTTTAGTGACCAATTTATTAAAAGTGGAAACATAAAAAATTGGATTACTAATGAAGATTATGTTGATGAAACTATTCATGAACAGTATAGAAATAAAACTAAAAAACATTTAACACCGGTTACGGTCACAAAAAGACTAATATAATGGCTTTAATGTTAATAAATGGATGTAGTCATACTGCCGGTTCTGAAATCGAATACACCGGTCAAGCTATTTGTTATAATAAATCTTGGGGTAAATGGTTAACAGATATGTCCGGCGATGAATATGTTAACATATCAATGTCAGGTGCCGGAAATGAATATATATGTAGAACCACAAAAGATTGGATAATTGAGAACGTATTTTTAAATAAATTACATAATAAAGAAGACTTACATGTTATTGTAATGTGGTCAGGATTTGATAGAAAGGAAGTATATTACCCCGATTCAAATCGAATGGATAGTGTTAACCCATTAAGCGACCCAAAACTTTACACGAAAACAATGCAATATGAAATGAAAAAATTACAAGAAGTGATTGTTTATTTTCATGACGTTATTTATTCAAACTTAAAAAATATTATTATATTAAACGATTTATTATATTTTTTAAACACATATGAAATAAAATACACATTTTTAAATGCATTAAGTCCATTTATAACGTTTGAAGAATTGAATGGTTACAAGAATCACGTCTTATACCAATCATACTACAATAATTTATGGATTTTTAATGAAATAAATAAAGGTAAACATTTAGGTATTTTCAATAAAGATGAAACGTTTTATCACCATTTAAATAATCATAAAAATTTTAAATGGTCTAAATTTAGTGAATATGGTCATTTTGGTGAGGATGGTCACAAATATTGGGCGGAAAAAATTTATGACCTTATTTTTAACAATAAACCAATAAGTAATAAAAAATTAGGTCCAGAAATATTTTTTTAAAGATTAAAACTATGAAAGTAGGATTTATTGGTGTAGGTAAATTAGGTAAAGAGGCGGCGGAAGTAATGCACGAAGCGGGTCACGATGTTTTAGGTTATGATACCAGAATAGTTAATGGTTGTAAACATGAAATGACGTGGTTAATTGAGGATGTCTGTAAACACGGAGAGATAATATTCATTGCGGTACCAACACCTCATCATTCAGATTATGACGGTAGTCAACCAACATCTCATTTGGAACCAAAGGATTTCGATTATTCAATTGTTAAAAGTGTATTAGAAGAAATAAATCAATACACAACCAAAGAACAATTAGTTGTATTAATCTCAACAGTTTTACCCGGAACAACGAGACGAGAGTTTATACCGTTGGTTAGAAATTATAGATTCATATATAACCCATACCTAATTGCAATGGGAACAGTTAAGGAGGACATGGTTAAACCTGAAATGTTAATTATTGGTACCGAAGATGGGACTATGACAGGTGATGCAAGTAAACTTACAGAATTTTATGGTACATTCATATACCCTAAGACAAGATGTGAAATCGGTACATGGGATGATGCTGAAGCAATTAAAATATTCTACAACACATTCATATCAACAAAAATCGCATTGGTTAATATGATTATGGACGTGGCGGAAATAAACGGTAACATGAATACCGATGTTGTGACTGGTGCATTAGAGAGAAGTACATATAGAATATTAGGACCGGCATATATGAAAGCTGGTATGGGGGACGGAGGTTCCTGTCACCCAAGAGATAACATTGCGTTAAGATATTTGGCCAAAGAGTATAATTTAGGATATGATTTATTCGATTCAATTATGAAGTCTAGAGAGGTACAGGCGAAGAATATTGCAAGTAAATTAATTGAACTACATAATGAAAATGAATTACCTATTGTTATTTTGGGTGAAAGTTATAAACCGGGTGTTCCGTATACTGACGGTTCATACACTAAATTAATTGCACATTATTTAAACTACGATTGGTTATATTATGATAAGATAGTTGAACCTGCCATATACCTATTAGGACATAGAGGTGTGTATAATGAAACCACATTTCCCGAAGGAAGTATTGTGTTAGACCCATGGAGAGAAAGGAAAAATAAGGACACTATTTATTATGGATACAAAAGAGAATAATGTATATAATTGGAATATCAGCATACTATCACGATTCATCAGTTTGTTTATTTAGAAACGGACAATTAGTCTATGCTTGTGAAGAAGAAAAATTTACGGGAATCAAACATGATAGTTCCTTTCCCATCAATTCGTTAAATTACGTATATAAACAATACAAACTAACGAAAGATAAGGTCGAAGCAATTTGTTATTACGAAAACCCAAAATTAAAATTAAACAGGGTTATCGATAATGCAAAGAGTCAATTACTCACTAATCCAATATATTGTATTAAATCATATTTTAATATTAAAAAAAATATATGGAATTTAAATAAATTGTTACCAAAATATGGTAATAAGGTATTTTACTCTAACCATCACGATTCCCACCTTTACTATTCTTTTTATAGTTCAAATTTTGATAACGGTATTTGTTTATCAATAGATGGTGTTGGCGAATATGAAACAATGTCCATGGCGTTAGCGGATAAAAAAAATATAAGTAAAATATCAATGGCGGAATACCCCCATTCTATTGGTTTATTTTATTCTGCGATGACATCATTCTTAGGGTTTAGACCAAACGAAGGTGAATATAAGGTAATGGGATTGGCACCTTACGGTAATCCAGATGTTTACATTGAAAAAGTAAGAGAATTGATTAAGTATAAGAATAGTAAACTAACTTGTAACATGGACGTATTCACATGGAACACATCTGACAAGTTAATGTTCAACGAGAAGTTAATTGAGTTATTGGGTATAGAACCAAGAGTCCCTGAAGGGGGTTTAGAACCTCATTATAAGGACTTAGCCGCCTCGGTACAGAAAAGATATGAGGAAATACTTTTTGAGGTCTTAAAATCGATTTCTATAATAAATGACAATCGAAATTTATGTTTGGGTGGTGGTTGCGCATATAATGGAGTTGCTAACGGTAAAATAGTTAGAAATAGTCATTTTAACAATCTATGGATACCACCTGCACCATCTGATGCCGGTTCCTCAATTGGATCTTGTATTAACTATTTGGTAAATAATAATAAACTAAATGGTAGAATTAATAAGAATCCTTTTATTGGTCCACATTTCTATGATAATCAAATAGTTGCATCAATTAAGGGATATCGGTATTTTAAACTTAATTCTAGAGAAACAATGGTTAGAAATATTGCAAAAAAATTAAACGAAGGTAAAATTGTTGGATGGTATCAAGGACCTTGTGAATTTGGATCTAGAGCCTTGGGTCATAGATCTATTTTGGCTAACCCAACAATTGTGGGTATGAAAGATAAGATTAATAAAACTGTAAAGAAACGAGAAGAATTTAGACCATTCGCACCAATGGTAATAAAAGATAAACAACATGTTTATTTTAATGTTACTGACGATGTACCATATATGAATCAAGTAGTTACCGTTAAAGATGAGTACTTAGATAAACTACCGGCCGTCACACATGTCGATGGAACCGCAAGAGTACAAACAATATACAAACATACAATTATGTATGATTTACTAATTGAATTTGAGAAACTAAGTGGTTATCCAATATTGTTGAATACGTCATTTAATATAAAAGATAAAACAATGGTGTTAACACCAAAGGATGCAATAGATACATTTCATAATACCGATATTGATTTGTTAATAATAGACAATTACTTAATATACAAATAACATGAACAAAATATATAAGTGGATATTAGAAAAGATAGAAGATTATAAACGTAAGAAACGTTTTAAGAAGAAGTTATCCGAGTTACAAAAACGAGACCCATTCATATATAAACATTAATAAGATGCAAATAGTAAGGTCATTATGGGGAGATTATGAAAATTACATTAATGAGATTGGGAAACCAAAATACAATGATGTTGTTTATGTGTGGGGTGAGGAGAATAATGAGTTTCTTAAAAGTTTTGGTTACGAGACAAAATTAATCTCAAAGAATAAATGTATACATTGTGACATTAATAATCAGTTTATACAAAAACTACAATCTTTTAAGTTTGCAGAAGAAGACTATAATGAATTTCTATTTTTAGATTGGGATGTGAAAGAATTAAAACCGTTAGATAATAATTTTTACACCGTATTAAAGACCCAAGAATTTTCTGCTAGTTTATACGGTTACCCAAAGGAATTTACTGAGTTAAAAAATAAAGTAGATGATTGGACCGACAAACAAATAAATCTAATGGATAAACACTGTTGGTTTTATGATGATGTATATATTTTACCAAACGCTGGGTTTGTTTACAATAATAAAAAAGGTTTTGGTGATGATTTGATTAAAATTGTAAAAGATTTTAATATTGAGACATTAATTGAAGAGTTTGCCATTCAAATATATTCAAACATGTCATTGGAGGATTATGTTTTAAATCATGAGTCTAAAGTAATCAATGGGAGACCAGAATGGTATTCGGTTAGCGTGAACGGTACCAACATCAACTCACCAAAAAGAATCAACGACTATGTTACAAAATTGATTAAAAAAGATATCTATTTTATTCACGAATAGATTTGACATTATCGATTAATTTTATTATATTAAATCTATGATTATATGGTTAACAGGTCAACCTGGAGCAGGTAAAACAACATTAGCAGATTGGTTAAAGGCACATTTCTATAATAATGCAATCATTATAGATGGTGATGACATTAGAGACGTTTATCAGAATAAAGATTATTCTGAGGAAGGAAGACGACGTAACATTGAAAAGGCTCAGGATTTGGCGTTATTTTTACATCATAAAAAATTAACCGCAATAGTGTCGTTGGTTTCACCATATCGAGACCAAAGAGAATCGTTTAAACAAAGGTTAGGTGATGACATAAAGGAAGTATATGTCCATACTACTGACATTAGGGGTAGAGAAGATTTTCACGTTCATAATTATGAACCACCTTTAGAAAACTTCATTGATATTGATACAACAAATGAGGATCAATACACATCATTTCAAAAAATTAAAAATCAATTATATGAGTAAAAAATATGCATTATACGTGGGACGTTGGCAAAATTTTCACGCTGGACACGAATGGTTAATTAACCAACAATTAGAAAAAGGTAAAAATGTTTGGGTTGCAATTAGAGATGTTCCACAAGATGAGAACAACCCTAAAACGGCAATACAAATTTTAAATGAGTTATCAAACGAACCTTTCTTCAAAGATAAGTTTGATAGAATATTATTATCAATTATACCTGACATTGAAAGTATTAATTACGGAAGAGGGGTTGGGTATGATGTGATATATCACGAACCACCAGCGGATGTTGCGGTTATTAGTGGGACAGCAATTAGAACTGGTCACATGACACCCGATGGTACCATGACTTATGATAAAAACAAGGGATAATGAATTTTAATTACATAGGAAGTGTGGATATATCCAATATCAAATTAAAATTATTAAATATGAATGAAAGTGTTTGGTTGGAGAATACTATAAGACAAACTACATTTGATGTACATAGACACACTGAAACCATTTATTTAATGTGGGATATGGAATCATTGGCTACAAATGTAAAAGGAACTATTCATCCTAATTTTTATAATTTTGGTGTTGATAAATTACTTACAATTTTATCTCCTTTATATGAAAAAACATATGGAAATGGAGAATTTATAAGAGTTGTTTTAGCTAAATTAAAAAAGAATACCAAAATATATCCTCATATAGATAGTGGGGAAAGTTTATCATCTTGCAAAAGAACACATATACCAGTTATATCAAATCCACTTGTTAAATTTACAATTGATGATGAAACTAAATTCTTACAAGAAGGAGAAATTTGGGAAATTAACAACCAAAACACACATTCAGTTGAAAATATGAGTGAGATTGATAGAATACATTTTATTATAGATTATATGGTATCAGATAAAATTAAAAAAATAAAATCGTTACTATGATAGTAGAGCATAAAAGACATATAGCTAAAACCATCTCATATCGTATTTTAAGTACCCTTATAGGGGTTTTAGTAATGTGGTGGATAAGTGGTTCAATTAAGATAGGAGCTGCATTTGGAGTTGTAGAATTAGTGTATAAACCAGTTCAATACTATATTCATGAAAGAGTATGGTATAAATTTATAAAATACGGATTAAAAAAGAAAGACTGATGGATAAATTTCATATTATAAAAAATTTTTTAACCGAAGAGGAATGTTTTAATATTTTAGTAAAATACAAATCTGAATTAAAACTAAAACCTGCCGAGATAGCTAAAATGGGGGGTAATACAATTAGTGATAAAAGGAGGTCATCCATAGCGTTTATCGATAGTATAAAAACGATAGATGAAAGACTTAATAATATATTAAAGAATACAATACAAATCAAGGGATTTGAAGTAACAGGTTTAGGTCCATATCAATTTACGGAATATAAAGTTGGTGAACATTACGATTGGCACACCGATTCATCACCCATTGGAGATGAATATAAGGGTAGATTTTGTTCTATTGTTATTCAGATTAATGATGAATATGACGGTGGATACCTTCAGTTAAAAGATGAGAATGGTGATAATATTCAATTGGATAAAGGTACGGGAAATATGTATATATTTTATTCAAATATAACTCACAGGGTGGTACCTGTTACAAGTGGCGTGAGATACTCTTTGGTTAATTGGATTTCATTAAACCCCATAGAAAACTTTAAAAAAACAATAATATAAAATATTCTAAAAATAAGATATTTATATATAAAACTATAACTCATTAGATATGAAATCACTATTAATCGCAACAGACTTAATAAAAACAGTCTCAGGAGATATAAAAGTATTGGAAACAAATACAAACGCTCTCGTAAATTATAATTTTAACGACAATATACATTATTTGGACAATCTTACTACGTTTATCCAAGCCAATCAATTTCAAACGGTACATTGTATATATCCAATTAACTCATCTAATTTTACTAAAAAACTAAAAGAAATATGTGAACCACTAAATATAGAGATTGTTGACCACCTTACGGATGCCGGTTCGGTTACAGTTCCTTACATTGAAGATTCGGAAGATATTTTGATTATTAGAATCTCATATGATACAACCGCAATCATTGACGAGGATTATTGTAAAGATAAATTCAAATTACAGAATATTATTAATAATAAGACATATGGTTCTAAAACATTTATACCAAACGAGTTAGATAATTTTGAGTTAATACCAGATTTTCAATATTCGGATGATGTACCAAATTTCATTGTAAAAAAGAGATTTCCTAACTACGATAGGGAAATTTACCCCAAATTATATAAGATTCAAAATTTGGTGGAATTAAATGAATTAAAGACCACAATAGAATCCGATTGCTACTTACAAGAATTTCACCATTCTCAATTGGTAGAAGACAAAAGATGTGTGATTAGAAGTTTAGATCTGTTATATGGTAACAATTTGGACGTATTAAATATTTGTAGTTTTTATAAGACAAATCAATTGGCTGAGAATCAATGGGAAAACACATTTAATGAGGATGGGTTGTTGGCTAAAAAAGATAGACCAAAATATATAACAAACACAAATGAAAATGCTAGTTCTTTTTGGCCTTATGTTTATGATGTTGATCAAGAATTAATTATGGGTGATGGAGGTAGAAAACCATTTAATGAATTACAAATTGGTAATAGTGTTAAAACTGTACATATTGATGGGTTAGATTTAGATGAAAGAACTTATAAAATGTTTGAGTGGGTGGGGAATTACAATGATTTCGTATCTAATATATATCTTAAAGAAACTCAGGTCACATCCATATTTACATCCCCACCAACATCGCAATTATTTTTAAGAGTTACTTTAGACGATGGTGTAACAGAATGGGATGATTTGAATGAAACACCACTATTAGTAAAGGTTGGTGAAACAATAATTTTTAAGGAGTTCGGAGAACTTCAAATTGGAGATAGTATTGTGACATTTAACTTTGAAACTAATTTACCCGAAATTAAAAACGTACAATCTATTGATGTTGTCTTTAAAGATGAACAAGTGTTAGGTTCTATTGATGTTGAACCAGAAGATGTCTATATGCCATTAGTATCACAATACATTACAATTATTCAACACAACCAATGTAATAAGGGGTGTAAATCAACAGCATGTGCAGACGCATATTATTGTGGAGACTGTTCACCTATTTTCTGCGGACCACCCCCAAAATAAATTTAAAAATAAAATAAATTATATATTATGTCAATAAAAACTATATTCGCACCCACAGAAGAGGGAACTAAAACAGTCGTTGAAACCACAATACAAGATATGGTTTTGACAATCTTGTCAGATGTTCAATCTTCTTAATTATTTAATTAGTTCATATCCATGTCATCAATAGATATACGAGAAATTACATCAGCTTGGTGGGATTCTTATTTTGCAGATGATAAACAAAAAAAATTAGCAAAACAAAGGTTTAATGTTTGTGAAAGTTGTCCATCGTTAGAACAAAAATTTAAACAAATAAGAAAAATAACGATTAGCGTTTGTGGTGAATGTGGATGCCCAATCGACAAAAAAATATTTTCAAATAAGTTTAATGCATGTCCTTTGGGTAAATGGAAAGAAATAGATGAATCACAACCAGAGTTGTTTAAAATCCGAAAAGATAAAATGTTATGAATTACCCCTTTTATCAAGAAGTTATTTTTACGCAAGAAGAATGTAAAAAAATAATAGAATACTCTAAAGTTTATCCAGCATCTGCTGAAAAAAGAAAATTAGAACCTAATATAAATCTCGAAACAAATCGTGCAGAACAACATATACCATCTATTGATGGAAATAAAAAAGGAAAGGCATTCTTTGTTTATGATATTGTCAGAGAAAAAAATACGGAATGGGTTTTTGAAAAACTATTAAATTGGTTTCAAAAAGTTTCAAATATTAAATTAAAAGAAACACCCACACTAAATGGTATGACTTTACTTAACTATAAAGTTGGGGATTTTTTTATGAAGCATACCGACATATATAAAAATTTTGAGTGGAGGAGATGGACAATAAACATTCAGTTAGGTAATCAATATAAAGGAGGTGATTATGTTTTATATTTGGATGATACTGAAATTATTTTGAATAAAGAGATGGGTAATGCAATTGCATATTGGGCTGGTACAGAACACGAAATTAAAGAAATAAAAGAGGGTGAAAGATGGTCAATTGTGTGTTCGGTAGGAAAACATATGATTATCGAAAACGAAAAAAAGTTATTATAAAATGTCTTTATTAATAAATAATGAATTGATTTGGGTATCAGTTCCAAGATGTGCTAGTCACTCAATTGAAACATCTTTTTACAATTCAAAATTAAAAATAGAACATTACGCCACTATTTTTAAGGATTTAGTTCCGACTGATGTTGAATTTAAACATCAACATTACAATTTATATGATTTAAATACTAGATGGTTAAATAAAAAAACAATTAGAATCAAACGAGATTGGATGGAACGATGGGTATCTGCGTTAGAACATCTTTGGTTTACTATTGAAAAAAACAATGGAACACCAATTATACCATATAAGGAAATTGATAACAATTTTATTTATCGAACGTTCACAAAAAAATTTGGGAATGAATTATACTCTGAAGGGGGGCAATATAAAATATTTTATTACTTAATAAAGGATTTTGTTCTAACAGAAAGTTTCAAATTAGGAACGAGAACCGGATTATTATGGTCTCAAAATTATTGGTTAAGTGGTGAAAAAAAGTGTGACTTCGAATTTGATATATATGAATTAGATAAGTTCGCGGATTTTATTGAAAAAAAGTACGGTGAAAAATTAATTATTGAACATCAAAACAAATCAAAAAAGAAGACAAATAAAATTGTTATAAACGATGATTTAAAGAATCACATATGGGAAGTTTTTGAATCTCCATTTTATAAATCTTCAAAAATTTTTTAATTTTTAATAAATTTGACAATGTGGACTTTTTTTCGTATATTCATATCATATGATCATTAAAAATAAAATTCAATTAGAGGTAAAATATATAGACGAAACAATGGGTTTCGGTGTTTTCGCTTCACAGGATATTGACGAAGGTACTATCATTGAAACTTGTTATAGTATTAAAACATACAATCAAACGTTTAACCCGTGTTTTGACTATCTTTTCAGTTTAAGTAACACAGAATCTTTACTACCTTTGGGTTATGGTTCAATATATAACCACAGTTACACACCAAATATACATTGGAGAGTCGTAAACTACGAAAAGCCCATCATTGAATTTTTCTCATTAAAAAAAATAAAATCGGGCGATGAGTTGTGTCACAACTATGGTGCTCATTATTGGAAAGTTAGAGAAAAAAAATTACTATAATATGGGAACCCTTTGGACATTTGGAGATTCGTTTACGGCGGGTGATGGATGTGTGGAAAATATACCTATTAGAGATGGTGATTTTAAATATTATAACGAATATAAACAATTAGATAGTGATATATGGCCAAACATATTAGGTGAAACTATTAGATATAATGTAAAAAATATGGGAAAAAGTGGGGCAAGTAATGATTATATTTTAGATTCTATTATTGATAATTTTAATATGATAACGATGGATGATGTGGTTATAATTGAAAAAACATTTTACCAAAGATTCGATGTCCCTAAATTAAATAGTGATGAATTTCAAACAATATATGGTGAAGCTCTTTATATAATGGATACTGATTTAAAAAAAAATAAATATAATAAAGATAAATTAGAGATTGAAACAATATTAAATTATGGTGTTTTATTTTGTCAAAACTCGCTGTTTCAGGAAAGACAGAACAAACGATTTCGATTTATTGAAACATTATTAAAATTAAACGTAAAAAAAATTTTAATTTGGGATATTGATAGTGATTTAAGAAAATCAATTGAAACAATTTCACGACACACAAAAGGTAAAATAAAGGATTATCATTTTAGTTTTAATGGTCATAAAGAATTTAGTGAACTTTTATATAAAAAACTATACACTAAAGATATTAAACTCACATTAATTTAAATGAAAAACAAAATAGATTTAAAAGATTATGTATGTGGTGTGCCATTCGACTCATTGGAAATACATAATAACCAATATTTTGTATGTTGCCCGTCATGGTTAAGTGTTTCGTTTAAAAGAGATGATTATGAATTGAATGAAATATGGAATAGTGAACCCGTTCAAAATATTAGAGAAAGTATATTAGATGGTTCATTTAAGTATTGTAATAAAGAACTTTGCCCATTTTTAAGTAAATTGGTAAATTATGGGGTAGCAACGGGCCCAATTAGTTTGAAATCAAATTCACATATTAATAGTTCTATTATGGAAAATGATACTCCTAATATATTAATGATGAATTTTGATAGAACTTGTAATTATAAATGTCCATCATGTAGAGTAGATTTAATCGTTGAAAATGGTCAAGGAATAAAGAGGGTTGAAAAAACAATTGAAGATATTGATAATTATTATTCTGCAAATGTGAAATCATTATACATAACAGGTTCAGGAGACCCATTTGTATCGGTGGCATTTAGAAATTATTTAAGAAACTTCAACCCTAAAAAATACCCTAAATTAAAATCGATACATTTACACACCAATGCTTCAATGTGGAATAAAGAAATGTGGGATAGTATGCCAAACATACACAAATATGTGCGCACTTGTGAAATTAGCATAGATGCTGGAACTAAAGACACTTACGAAAATAAAACAAGATTAGGTGGGGATTGGGAAAACTTGTTAAATAATCTTAAATTCATAAGTACCTTACCAATAAATGTGAAAACGTCTTTTGTTGTGCAAGATTCCAACTATATGGAAATGGAAACATTTTATAATTTAATGTATTCTATATTTGGTAAAAAGGTAAATGTATTTTTTGGTAAGATAACCAATTGGGGAACATTTTCCGATGGAGAATTTAAATTAAAACAAGTGTGGGATACAGAACATCCCGAACATCACTTATTCAAAAAAGAGTTTAATAAAATATGGAAAAATCAAAACCTTTTTCATAATCTATATGAGTTTATAGATAACACTAAGAAAACTTTAATATAATTTAATGGTTATAACAATACTCGCTGAACCAAGAACGGGTTCAACAAATTTGGCAGACTGGTTTAAATCAAATAATGATTTTACCGTTTTACAAGAACCATTAAATAAATATGGAAAATCATATAAAAAAAATAATCCTATTAATACTTGGATATACAATACACCACATTTATTAATTAAGGAAATATATGACCCAAATAAAGATTTAAGTGAACTAATAGAATTTTCAGATAAAATAATTATTCTTTATAGAGAAAATAAAAAGGAACAATTAGAATCTTGGTTAGTTGCGAAGGTGACCAATAATTGGGGAGGTAAATGGGTAAATAGTAAAATTAATATACCCGACAAAGAATTAAAAATTGAGTTTTTTAATGAAATGGTAAATGGTTTCGAAAAAGAATATAGGTCATGTGATAATATGTTTAAAATATCATATGAAGAGCTTTATTACAATAATGGTTTTGAAAAAATTGTGAATTATCTTAATATTGATACAGTTAATAATATTGATTTCCCATATGGTCAAAAATATAGGTTGGAAAACATAGAAACAAATAAATTAATATGAATCCATTAAAATATTGGGTCCCCGACACATTCGAAATTTCATCTTACAAATACCCATTAAAAGAAAGAATAAATAAAACTTATACGACCTCCGGTGGGGATGATACTGGTAAATGTATTTACACGTACAATGAATTAGGTTTTAGGGGAGACAGTGTGAAAAAAAAAGGATTTAAGATAATGTCAATAGGGTGTTCATTTACGGAAGGGGTTGGTGTGGACGATACCGAAACTTGGCCGTACCAATTTACTAATTTAATACCAGATGGTGTTAATATGAATTTTGGAACTGGTGGAAGGAGTAACGATTTTATAACGAGATGTTTATTAACGTATTATGATTTAATAAAACCAGATTTGGTATTAATAATGTATACAAATCCACAAAGAAAAGAAATATACACAAAAGATGGTGGAGTAGAACCATTTATGCCCACTGCCAGTTGGGGTTGGATGGAATTGACCAAAGAAGGACGTGAAGTACAAAATAATTTGGTATCACTACAAAACGAAAACGAAGATTTCATAAATTGGTATAAAAATCATTTGCTTATAAAATATTTTTTAGAAACAAAGAAATGTAATTGGGTATGGAATGGTCATTTTGGTATACCAAACGATTATAATGAATTTAATAGATTTGATGGTGATTACGAAAAACCATTTTTGGATTATGGAGTTGATAAGGTACATCCAGGACCAAAACATAATAACGAATATGTTAGACGTTTATTTAATCACATATATATAAATTTTAGAGAGTACTTACCAGAAGACCTAACCCAACCCAAAAAGAGGTTAATTTAATTCAGTCACAATACGAACTCTCAAGTATTTATCTAAGTATAATACCATATTTAGATGAAAATATTTGACGCACACATATCGGGGAGTTTATCAGTATCCTCCTCAGCCGAAATTTCGAATGATCTACTCGTTTCGGGTAACTTAAACGTGCTCGGCACCATTAATGGTAGTATTTCAGGAAGCACAACCAACGCTGACACCGCTTCTTTCGCTCCAAAATATAGTTTAACCTCTAGTTTCAACACATTTACCTCCTCTTACAACACAGGTTCATTTACCGGATCATTCAAGGGAGATGGTTCTAATTTATATAACATACCCGCAAGCGGAGTAACAGGATTAGAGTTAAATAAAATAGTAAACGGTTCTGCAAGTGCCTCAGTTTTAAGTGATGGTACTTTTAGAGTAAATGGAGATGCCTATATTGATGGTACATTAACCGCAAAAGAAATACATACGAGTATTGTTACGTCTTCAGTACTTTACGAAAGTGGTAGTACTAAATTTGGAGACACGGTTGATGATACTCATTCATTTACTGGTTCTGTTAACATTACAGGTTCAATATCGTTAAATGGACAAGCAATTGGTACAGGTAAGTTAGATGAAACAACGTTTCAATCATATACATCATCAATATCAAGTTCAATAGGGTCATTAGAAACTGCGAGTGGTAGTATTAGAACTACATTAAATTCATATACAAGTTCAAACGATTCAACAAACACAACTCAGAATAGTAGGTTAACATCAATTGAGGGGGTAACGGGTTCGATAGGATTACTTAACACTTATACAGGTAGTAATAATATTAGATTGGGTAATATTGAAACCTCAACTGGAAGTTTGAACACATTTACTTCGAGTGCGAGTGGAAGATTAACATCACTTGAATCTGCAAGTTCTAGTATTCAAGGTGATTTTAATAGTTTTACCTCTTCGTACAATACTGTAAGTGGTTCCATTAATAATAGATTAGGTAGTTTAGAATCCTTTAGTGGTTCATATACAGGTTCATTCTCAGGGTCTTTTAAAGGTGACGGTACAAACTTATTTAACATCCCCGCAAGTGGGGTTACAGGTCTTAATTTAACACGGATTGCCGATGGAGCAGCCACAGCATCTATTTCAAATACAAACGGACTAAGGGTTAACTCAAATACCGAAATTACGGGGACATTAAAACTTAATAAAGTAAACTTAGGTAGTAACAACATTGTTGATATTACTCTAACAGATGGGGGAGGGAAATATTTCATCAACGGACTGAAAGCCCCGAGGTTATCCTTCATTAAGGGATTCAAATATAGATTTTATTATAATAACATTGCTACTCACCCATTACTTTTCTCGTTAACTAGCGACGGGGAACATAATGGAGGAACAATATATACTACTGGAGTAACAACCAATTCTGACCCTTTTTATATTGAGGTTGATGTTACCGATGCAACAGCTGCAACATTCTATTATTGGTGTGACCATCATGTTGGGATGGGTAATTCTATAACAGTATATTCGGATTTTCTACATGGTCAATCTAGTATTGGTCTCATTAACGTAGATACAACTGCACTTGCCACAACCGGGTCAAATAACTTTACAAATATTCAAAGAACAAGTGGGTCCTTAGTGGTGACCGGTTCCGTTGATATCACAGGTTCAATTACATTGAATGGTCAAGCAATTGGAACAGGAAAATTGGATGAAACAACATTTCAATCATATACAAGTTCAAACGATAGTAGAGTTTCATCTTTAGAAAGTTCAACAGGATCTTTAAATACGTTTACAAGTTCAATTGACACCACTATTAAAAATAAACTCAACACAGAAACAGTTATATCTGGAAGTGTTCAAGTTTTAATAACCGGAACCACAGGATATTCGACATTCAGTTCAAGTATATCTACAAGTATAGGCTCATTATCTGGTTCAGTTGCCACCACAACAAGTGGATTATCATCTAGCATTGGTTCATTAAGTTATAGTGTTGATTCTTTATCCTCATCAATTGCAACAACAACTAGTGGATTGAGTTCTAGTATTGCAACAACAACATCCGGTTTAAGTTCAAGTATTGGTTCTTTGAGTTATAGTGTTGCAACAACAACATCTGGATTAAGTTCTAGCATCGGAAGTTTATCTTCATCTGTGGCAACAACAACATTAGGACTAAGTTCTAGTATCGGGAGTTTATCCTCATCAATTGCAACAACAACATTAGGATTAAGTTCTAGTATCGGAAGTTTATCTTCATCGGTTGCAACAACAACCCTTAATTTAAAAAATCGAGTTGATTCTATTGAAACAAGCACTGGTTCGTTAAATTCATTTACTAGTTCAATTAATACAACAATAAAAGACAAGATGAATTCTGAAAGTGTTCTATCTGGTTCTATACAAGTTAATCTAACAGGAACAACTGGTTATGGTACATTTAGTTCTTCAATTGCAACAACAACCAATGATTTAAGTACTAGTATTGCAACTACAACATCTGGATTAAGTTCATCCATCGGAAGTTTATCTTCTAGTGTTGCAACTACAACATCAGGATTAAGTTCATCCATAGGAAGTTTAAGTTCTAGTATTGCAACAACCACATTAGGGACAAAAAATCGGGTTGATTCAATTGAAGCAAAAACTGGAAGTTATGCAACAACAGGTAGTAATAATTTTCAAGGAACACAAACAATAACAGGTTCACTCTACATTAGTCAAAATTTAATTGTACAGGGTTCATCATCTTTAGAAAATATTACTGCATCTGCAGTGTCAATTGGAACCAATACAATTGTATTAAACACAGATAGCCCAGCATTTAGATATGCGGGTATTTCCGTTTTTGATTCTGGTTCAACAAACATTACCGCTTCATTATTTTATGATTCATTAACAAATCAATGGAAATTTAAACATGTGGATACGGGTACCAATGATGCAAGCATCATGTTATTTGGTCCTTTAGGTAATGATATTGACAACGCACCACTATTAGATGGGAATTACCTAACAAAGGTAGAAAATAACGGACACGGTCACCATTTAACAACTTCAAATATATTCGATAATGGTTCTAAGGTATCTATTAATTCAAATACAGAAATAACGGGTACGTTAAATGTCACAGGAAATATTATTAACCCTAATATAACCGCAATTCAATCATCAACTGGAAGTTTAAATACTTTTACAGCATCATTATTAAGTGCAATAGAATTAACAGGTTCTAACTTAACCGTTAGAGGTAACTTATTGGTTAAAGGAACAACAACAAACGTTAATACATCAACATTAGATGTTGATAACAATTTAATTAACCTTAATGGAGCTGGAGCCGCCAATGCTGGTCTAAGAATAAAAGATACCACCGGTGTAAGCCAACTTTCAGGTTCATTATTATGGGACGCAACAAATGATTATTGGATAGCAGGTCAATTAGGTTCAGAACAAAGATTAGTTAGAGAAACAGAATTTAATAATGCTGTCACAAGAATAGGTAATGTTGAATCAAGTACTGGTTCATTGAATTCATTTACTTCATCTATTAACACAACCATTAAATCAAAATTAAATAGTGATGGTGTTTTAAGTGGTTCCATTCAAGTAAACCACAACGCAACAACAAATTATGTTGCAAATCAACACATAGACCACACAACCGTTTCAATTACTGCGGGTAGTGGTTTAACAGGCGGTGGAGATATATCATCTACACGGACAATTAACGTTGGTGCTGGTAATGGTATAACAGTAAACGCAGATGATATTGCAATTGATACGTCATCAGCAACATTTACAACGGGTGTTAAATCAAAATTAAATGCTGATGGTGTTGTCAGTGGTTCATCACAAATAGACGGATCACAATTAGGACTTAATAAAACAATTACAATTGGTTCCACATCAACAACATTGGGTGGGACATCAACAACACTTGTTGGATTAACATCTGTAACATCGACAGCATTAACAGGTTCACTACAAGGAAGTATATCGGGTAATGCGGGTACGGTTACAAATGGTGTTTACACAACAGGTGACCAAACAATTGGAGGTATTAAAACGTTCAGTAGTGCAATAACCGCATCAAACTATAGTGGAACACATACAGGTGCATCATCAGGAACAAATACGGGTGATGAAACTTTGGCAAGGGTAAATGCGTTAGCGATAACAACCGTCGGTACAATTGGTACGGGTGTTTGGAATGGTTCATCGATTAGTACAACATACACCGCAGCTAAAGTTACAAGTGTAAGTTCAGGAACTGGTATTAGTGTTGATACAACAACAGGTGCCGTTACAGTCACAAATAGTGGTGTAACATCTTTAACAGGAACAACTAATCAAGTAACGGTTAGTGCAAATACTGGTGGTGTTACATTAAGTTTACCACAAAGTATTGCAACAACATCAACACCAACATTTGCGGGAGTAACCTCTACCTATTTAAGAAGTGGTACTGCAACATCAAATCTTGTTAAATTTTCATCTGGTGCGGGTAGTGTAACATTTGGTAATTCATTTGGTGGAAATGCAACAGACACAAGTAGAACAGTATATTTTAGAGGTACATCAACCGCATCAGTTTGGTGGGGAGCACCAGATGTAAATGGAGATAACGTTCCACATGGTGCAATTGATAGTCTTAGTACTGGTGGTTTAACTCATTGGTACAACTCAGCCGGAACGGGTGGAGGTACTTGGACCAAAATAATGACCGTTGACAGTGCGGGGGTAACAATGAACTCCGGTAATTTTGTTGGTACATTAACTGGAAATGCAACTAACATAACCGCATCATCAAATACATCTTTAACATCTTTAGCGAACTTAGCAACTGTTGGTACAATCGGTACAGGTGTTTGGAATGGTAGTTCAATTGCAACAACATACACCGCAGCTAAAGTAACTGCAGTTAATGCGGGAACAGGTGTTGGTGTTGATACAACAACAGGTTCAGTAACAGTTTCGATTGGTCAATCGGTTGCAACGTCAGCGGTACCAACATTTAAGGCTGCGATATTTACCAGTGACACAGATAGTCGGGTTTTAAAATTAAGAGAGTTAGCTTCAACTAGTGGTAACATTATTCAATTTCAAGACTCTGCGGGAAATAACAAATGGGAAATAGTTGGTAGATCTAATACAGATGCAACGCCATTTTACATTTATAAAAATGATGGAACAAATACCGGGTATATATTTTCAATTAGTGGAGGTGGTATACCAAATTTCCACACCGCATTAACTATCGGTGGAAGTACCGCTAAATCAATTTCAAACTCATCATATTCAACATCATTTAGTAGTGTATCATCAGTAACAGTTACACATAGTTTAGGAACAAAAGACGTGGCGGTATTTGTTTATGACAGTTCAGATAATATGTTCTGGCCATCATCAATTGTTACAACAAGTACATCCGTTGTAACAATAACTTTTGCATCTTCTAGATCAGGAAGGGTTGTAGTTGTAAGATAAAATTCGTATATTATAGAATATGTTAAGAGAGAATGTTGAAGTAAGTGGTTCATTAAATATAAGTGGACAATATATTATACCAAGAGGGCCAAGAGCAAATAGACCGTCTAGTCCTGATATTGGTTCTTTATATTTGGAAGAGTCAACAAGTGGTAGTTTTGTTGTAACATACACAGCCTCATCAAATTATGATGGTGGTTGGGAACCAGTTGGTTCACAAAATACAGATAGAACAGGATTTAAATACAGACAGGTTATTAATTACTCATACTTAGCTGGTGGTTATAAATCCGCATCACCATGGAAGAATGTTCATAGAACAACAAATTCAACAGACCAAACGGTTCACTTAGGTGAATTATTAGATTACCCAGCATCATATACATCTGGTGCTTGCAGTAAAAGTATTTTATTTCTATGGTCAACAAACACAGATGGTACATTTAAAGGAGATAGTACTATTCATTCAACATGGACTAGTGGTGTACACATGGTTAATGAAACCGCATATGCTCACCAATCAAAATGGGATTTAGCAAATGCAAGAGATGACTGCGGTACTTTACATCAAGAAACAGAGTTTGCGTGGATATTCGGTGCTGGTGTGGCTGCTGTTGAGAAATTTAATTTAACAAATGAAACGATGTATAGTGTGTACTATGGTGGACCGTACACTTTAACTGCAATGGAAACATCAATTACAGGTAGTGGTCCTTCTGGTGCATCAGGATTTTCAGATGAGAATTATGGTTATGGATGGACACAACAAAGTGGCACAAAACTATTCTTCGCAAATGATACATTCACAAATAATCAGCAGTGGGGTGCGAGCGGTCAACAAAAAGGTATTAGTTCAAAGGTGGGTAAAGGTTATGCGGGAAATGAAGGAACATATAATGGGGGTTATAATTTAAGAAGATGGAATGTTTTTACTGAAACTAATTTAGGTAACGTTTCAAAACCGCACCCTAACTGCGGAGAAGAAAACTTTACAATGGGACAAGATCATCAATATATGTTAGGTTGTTATGACGGTGCACAGGTAAATACTAGTTGGAAATTTGGTTACACTACGGATACTGGTACAGTAAACCCTAGTGGTTTGGCGCCAGGAGTAAATGATGGAACATCATCAGGTCATTGCGGTTGGAGAACATAAAATTTATATTTATAAGATATGCTACACGAAAATATTGAAATTAGCGGGTCCCTAAAAGCACAAGGTGTGATAAAATCACCAGTAGGCACGCGGGCAAATAGACCTAGCAGTCCACAAACTGGTTCTTTATATTTAGAGCAGGCAACTAGTGGTAGTTTTTTAATGGTTTATGTTGGTTTAAGTAATAGTGATAGTGGATGGGTTAGGGTATCTTCTCAAGTAAATGCCAATGTTGGTTTTAAATTTAGACAGATAATTAGTGTTTCTTATCTTGCGGGTGGTTATAAAGATTCATCCCCTTGGAAAAATGTCCACAAAACAATTAATGCGACCGATCAGACAACACACATTGGTGAGTTATTAGATTTTCCTGCGTCGTATACATCTGGAGCTTGTAGTAAATATATTTTTTTTGTTTGGTCTGTCAATGAAGACAACGTTTTTAAGGGGCCAAGTGATGTTAATGGTGTGAGAACATCTGCAATTAATATGGCAAACGATACCAAGTATGCACATAATTCTAAGTTTAACATAACAACAGCTAGAAGCGATGTTGGAACTATGCACAAAGAAACTGAAATTGCATATCTATTTACAGGCGGTAGCTCCACTGTTGAAAAATTTGACCTAAGTACGGAGACAATTGCAACTGGTTTTAATTTATCAACAATAAATGGTGGTGATGGTGGTTCAGCATTTTCTGATGAAAATTTTGGATACGGTTGGACATCTAGTGAAGGAATTAAAATGAGTTTTGCCACAGAAACATTTACATCATCTGGAATGTGGGGGGCACATTCACAACAGAAGGGAATGAGTTCTAAAGTTGGAAAAGGTTATGCTGGAAACGAAGGTTCATATAATGGTGGTTACAACTTAAGAAGATGGAGTAATGCTAATGATACCAACATTGGAAACGTATCAAAGCCTCATCCTAATTGCGGTGAAGAAAATTTTACAATGGGACAAGATCACCAATATATGTTGGGTAATTATGATGGCGCTCAAAATAATACAAGTTGGAAATTTTATTACTCAACGGACACCGGGACGACCAGCGTAAGCGGTCTAGCCCCTGGCGTAAATGCGGGGACATCATCCGGACATTGTGGTTGGAGAGCATAAAAATAATTAAATTATGATATACGAGAATTTAGAAGTTAGTGGTAGTTTAACATCGGATAGAGTGGTGAATAGACCACCTAGAGGAACAAGAGCAAATAGAGTTGGTTCACCATTGTCTGGTTCATTATATTTGGAAGAATCTACGAGCGGTAGTTTCTTAATGTTATATACTGGAGTGTCAAATATTGATAATGGATGGGAAAGAATTGCCGCACAAGAAACCATACCAATTGCGTTTAAATATAGACAAGTTTTATCATACACATATTTGGCCGGTGGTTATAAAGACTCATCACCGTGGAGAAACGTACACAAAACAACAAACTCAACAAGTCAAACAACACACGTTGGTGAATTATTAGATTATCCAGTATCTTATACATCAGGAGCGTGTAATAAAACAATATTGTTTATTTGGTCAGTAAATGACGATGGAGCATGGAAAGGGCCGGATAGTATTCATGGAACTCGGACATCGGCAATCAATATGTTTAATGATACAAACTATGCTCACCAAGCTAAATTTAATACAGGTATTGCTAGAAGTGACGTTGCTACCATGCAAAAGGAAACGGAATTTGCTTACTTAATATCAGGTGGATCAACCACTATTGAAAAATTTAATTTATCTAACGAAAGTTATGTAAGTGGATTTGGTGTAACGTCAATAAGTGGAACGGATGGTGCTGGTGCATTTTATGATGAAAGTTTTGGATATGCATGGACAACATCCGCAGGAATAAAATTTAATTTTTCCAACGAAACACCAAGTTCCTCAACACAATGGGGCGCACACGCACAACAAAAAGGTGTACCATCTAAAGTCGGTAAGGGATATTGCGGTAACGAGGGATCATATAATGGTGGTTATAACCTAAGAAGGTGGAGTAACTCCACAGATACGAATCTTGGTAACGTAGCTAAACCACACCAAAACTGTGGAGAAGAAAACTTAGCATTAGGACAAGATTGGCAGTATATGTTAGGTAATTACGATGGAACGGGTCAAAATAACACTAGTTGGCAATTAATATATGCAACCGACACTGGATCAAATGCGGTTACCGGATTAGCTCCAGTGGTAAATGCCGGAACATCATCCGGACATTGTGGTTGGAGATAACATTTGACTTTATGAATATTTTTCACTATATTGTATAAAAACAATTAATTATGGAACAAGGTTACAAATACGACAGGTCTAATTTTATCAATAACCCATTTGATGAAAAACTAATGCAAATATCTGAAAGCATGTCATTTGCATTACCGAAATATAAGGCATATAATTTCGTTGGGGGTGCACAAATAACTCCATATGCGAGATTAAAACAATGGTTATTGGAATTAAGAGGTAGAGAAGATGCTGTTGAACATTTGGAATATACAGTAAGAAAGGCCGAACTTGAAATTCAAATGGACGAAGAAAGTAAAGAATTTATTACCGACACCAAAAGAAAAGAAATGGTCGATTTAACCATTGCAGATAAACGTATTGATTTAAGAAAATTTAATAGAAATCTTAAAGATGCGTATAGAGAAAGACAAGGGTTTATTGATTTAATTAAGGAATATTTGGAATCAGATGATGCCACCTTACCCGATGGTACCAAATTAATTGATGTTTTTGGTAATCCAGAATTGGAAGAAAAATATGAGCACGAATATTGGACTGTTCGTATGGCTAAACAAGCAATGTTGGATATGATTTCATATGGTAGAATTGGTACAGGTAACTTAGATTCAATTCTTATGATGGACCCTGAACAACAAAAACAAGTTTTAACTTTGGCTTCAGCATACACGATTTCTATTGATAAAAATATAAATCAATTAATGTCACAAGCTACAACAGATAATTTCTCAATTGAAGAGTCGTTAAAGAATCAATTGAAATTAACAGAACCAAATAAAATAGAAACAGAAAAATTATTATAATGACACATATTCTTTTTAAAGTACAAGGGAATGTTCCAGGTTATATACACGTAGTTGGAATGTATTTAAATTACAATTACGGTAGAATAGCTGATGAGTATAACGACATGAGAGTTGAATTAAATAAACTTGGTGCAATAGTTATACCAGAAGAGGTTGCTAAAGGATTTGTTTTTGCTGACATATATAAAGATTATATTAGTGTTAGAACAAATTCAAATATCATGGATGAAATTCCACAGTTGGCAGAATCCAGTGAAACAGAAGCGGAAAAAGTAAAACATTTTCTTACTGACGAAGACAAAGCGGCCGGCGTCGCGTTTAATAAAGCTGCGATGAGAAAAGTAGTTGCAGATAGATTTTCTGAAAGATACAAAGAGCTTATGGTTGATGCTTCTATACTGGAGAAAGACACTTGGGAAGAGCAAAAAAGAGAAGCGTTTGGTTGGACTGCTGATGAAGATTATCAAACACCAATCATTGATATTTTATGTGCTGGTAGAAATATTGAAAAATCAGTATTTGTACAAAAAATCATTAATAATGTAACAGCGTATAATACTAAACTGGCTAATCTATTATTAGAACAACAACTATTAGAAGAAAGAATTAAAGCGTGTGAAACTATTGCTGATTGTCACAGACTTAAGCATGAGAAGTTTGGCGTTGCAATGAGTAAGCAACAAAGGGAAGATGAGAATATTGAAACAACACCTCTCACATTGAGAATGGACTTTTAAATAATTTTTAATGAATTTAGCGATAAACGGAACGTGTGCTAAGGGATGTTCATTTTGTTTCACAAAAGAAGATGCAAGATTAAAACACACGTTAGGAGAAATGGATATAGAAATGGTCGATAAAATTATCGACCATTATCGTCTAAGTAACTCTAATGAAGAGATTACTATACTTGGAGGAGAACCAACACAACATTCAAATTTTATTGGGATATTAGACCATATATTTTCTAAGGGATTTAAAGTAAATCTTGTTAGTAATTTTCTATTTGGTAAAACCACCAGAGAGTATATAATAGAGAATATCAAAAACATTAGATGGGTCTTTCCAAATGCCGCTGAACTCAATGAGAAAAACAGGATGGTTATTTTTAAAAAAAACTATATAGAAATTTATAAGGCATATGCAAACACGTGGGGATTTGACACTCACCCAAGATTATATTTGGCATTAACAATGTCGAGTGATTGGAAAGATAGAAATTTCTATGAATATATTAAGTGGTTATACCATGAATTAGATGGTAAAATAAATGCTATTAGATTAGGTTTAGACTTAACCGGCACCTATCTCATTAATAATAAAGAGATGGGTCAGGAAATGATTAAAATACTTAAATTTGGTCTATATAATCAAATAAAAATCACATCAGATTGTCAAGTACCACCATGTCTTTGGGAGGGTAAAACAAAAGGTGCGGTAATGGAAAACTCATTAAATTTTGCCACATTCAAAATCCCTGAGTATGAAACCATATGTGGATTTATGCCGTTAGATATATTTCCCGACGGAAGTTCAATCCATTGTTATCCATTGGAAGATAAAGTAAAGATTAATAATGTTTTGGAAATATCAGGAAAAAATGGTATATTAGGGTTAAGAGAAGAGTTTGATAAACTTTATATTAATAATTATAAAAATTACTCAATCCCACAAGATTGTTTAGATTGTGTTTTCTATAAAACAGAATGTAATGGAATATGTGGCGGTTGTATGGAAGGTAGCAAATGACAAAGAAAATATTTTCAATACCGTTTAATCCGATGTTAACGGAGGATATGTTTGTAAATAAATTTTACCCATTCTTAGAAAGAAACAAAGATTGGATTTATGACATTTATTTTACATGTAGAATACCACCATTCACTCAGGATGCGATGGGTGCGATATTCAGAGAAGAAGATAGGGACATTGTATTTGAAAACGCAATGATTATACAAAAAGCGTTAGGTATTAAAATAAGTGCAACATTCAATAATGTTAATGTCTCACCCAAGTACGAAAATTACAAATTGTTTGTTGATAATCTAAAACCATTATATGAAAAGGGTTTAAGGTGTATAACTATTCCACATGGTCATTGGGTTGCAATGGGATTGAAGAAACATTTTCCCGAAATGGAAATTAAAAATACAATATTAAGAAAAGTTGCTACTGGACAAGATTTTTGGTACAATGCTGACCAAGGGTTTGACTACATTAATCTCGATAGAATTTTAATGAGGGATGTTGAAGAATTAAAAAATATCAAGAGAGCACAATTAAAATATTACGAAGAGAAGGGTAGATATGTTAAACTATCACTTTTAGTTAATGAAGGTTGTCTAGGTAGATGCCCAGTAATGGATGAACACTATTCATATAATAACCTTAGACAACCTAATGAGTTACCATATTTTCATCATGAGATATCTAAAGTAACATGTGAATACAAATGGGAAAAAGAGATCAATGCATTCTTTTTTAAAGCCGCAACAATACCACCATTTAAAGAAGAGTTCGATGAATTATTGGAGTACATTGATGTATTCAAAATGCATGGTAGAGATAGTTTTAATAGGCTAGATGAAACAATTGAAATTGTTGACTCCTATGTTGCAAATAGTGAAGTACTCTCCAAGACCTCTGAAACATATTTGGACGGTATACCATATGATGAATTGAAGGGATGGAGAAATAAAATAAAGAAATGTAAATTCCAATGTTGGGATTGTAATTATTGCGACATAGTTGCTGACCATAAAAAGAAATCTCATGGACTTAATTAAACACATTGACGACTCCATTGAATGGGGTAAACTTGAGGTATCTAAATTAAATCAAGACATTCTTGATATCCACGGAATAACAAGTAATAAAGTTAAATGCTTTCTTAATAACATTTGTAATATTGATAATGCTACATATCTTGAACTAGGTGTTTTTAGAGGTGCAACTTTTTGTTCCGCAGTTCACGGTAATGACATTTACTCAATAGGTATTGATAACTTTATGTCTCCTAACTTAACACCAAAAGGAGTAAGTCAAAAAATTGGCAACTATTATAAACATAATATTGATATACCACCACAAGAAGAATTTTTATCGAACGTTAAAAGACATTGTAATGTCAATAAAACATCCATATACAAAACTGATTACCAAACCTTTGATTTTAAAACATTACCAAATGTTGATATTATTTTTTATGATGGAGAAACAAAATTTCATGACCAGTACATTGCATTAAAAAACATTTTACCGATATTTTCTAAAGAAACTATAGTCATTATGGATGATTGGAATTGGAATAGTGGTGCCTTTGAAAAGTTTGTTAGTGATAATAACTTATTTATTAGCCATTATAGGGAATTATATACATCAGGTGAAGACTCCGAAGATTTTTGGAATGGTCTTGGAATATTTTTGATTGAAAGGTAGTTGATTATCTGATATTTTTTGTTTATATTATAATATATTGTAAGGGGAGGTGGGTGAGTGGTTTAAACCGACAGCCTCCGAAGCTGTTATTGGACTTAACATTCAATCGAGAGTCCGAATCTCTTCCTCCCCGCAATTTTATAAACTTTTCTTAAACAAAAAACAGATGAGAAAAACAATTACAATGCTATCGCTAATGTTAGCACTATTGTTTACTACCACTATGTCATTTGGACAATATAGTAGTAGTGCAATTCAGAAAGGTTCGGAACAATCCTTAAAAGTTCAAACGGACACAGTCCCTAATCAATTACAAGAAATTGTTGTTACATCAAAGAAAGTCCCATTAATGACCAACGTAGGTCCTTATGGTCAACCACTTTGGACAACAATGAGAATGTTTGCATCCACTAGAGTTTATGTGATGAATCCACCAGGTACTGCAATGTACGAGAAGTGGTTTGACATCAGACAACGAAGAAATGGTCCTGCACAAATTAGAATGAGAGATGAATTCACATTCGGTTTAGGTAAGAGGCTTCAGTTGGATTTATATTCCCACACGGTTTATGACGGTAAAGATGGGGATAAACAATTTAAATGGAGAGGTTTTTCTTGGGAGTTTCGTTATGCTCTTGCTGATTGGGGTAAATTATGGGGTAATCCAACTCTATATTGGGAAACAAAAATGTTAAATGGTCGCTGGGGTGTTGAACCAAAGTTATTACTCGGTGATAGAATCGGTAAAAGTGGTATCTGGGGTTTCAATGCTATCTACGAAGGTAATCTAGCAGATAAAAAAGAACTCCGTGAAGATGAATATGCGTATACCGCATCATATGCAAACATAATCAATAATGATTTGACATTAGGGGTTTCTCACATGTTTAGGTATAACGACTTCGATGGTGGATCACAAGAATGGTACCTTGGGCCACTTTTACAATATCGTTTTAATAACAAAGGTTATTTGAATATTGAGCATATGCCAGGTTTAAATCAGGACGCTTATAAATCAAGAACCACAATCATATTCGCATGGAGATTTTAATCAAGGGGCAAGAGTTTCTTGTCTATTTAATATTCATTATGTTCGTAACTGGTATCCTCAAAGAAAGAGGATACCTTATGGACATCTTCAGACTACTTGAACAAAAAGTTAAGTCTAAAAGAATGGTGGTATTTTTGGTGTCACTCTTTGGTGGTATCTTACCTATTCCTGGACGTGTTGCGTTATCAGCATCTATGTTGAATAGTATTGCACCTATAGATAATAAGAAACGTAAGAAGTTTGGTATCATCGATTATCTTGCAACACATCACTACTATCTATGGTCACCATTAGAGAAGACTGTCATTATTCCAATGGCGGTATTGAGTTTATCTTATATGCAATTCATGTCATATATCTGGCCGTTACTTTTAATTTCAGTCTTGTATGTAACCTATTACATTTTATCATTAGAAGATGATGAGATTGATATCGAAGTTAAGGATGGACCAATTAATATGCAAAATATAACTATGGTGGTTATACCATTTTTAGTAACCATATTAATGTGTGTATTCCTTACCCAATACTATTTTGGTTTCTTTACTGGATTTACAGTATGGTTAGTATATTACTCTAAGAGTTGGAATAAAATATTAGGGTATATTGATTGGGAATTGATATGGATAGTTGCGTTGGTTATTATTCTTGGTAACTTGGTTGGTTCATATTATAATGTAATTGAAGGGTACATTAAACAATATAGTAAACCTGAACACATTCTAGTTGTTGCGATGATATCATTTCTATCATCATTTATGTTGGGATCTTCCGCAAAATACGCTAGTATTGTTAGCTTACTAACAAGCGTGTTTGGTATGCAGTACTTCGTTCTATTCTTTACATTGGAATATTCAGCATATTTGATTTCACCATCTCATAAGTGTTTACCTATTGGTCAGAAGTATTTTCATACTGGATTTATGACCTACTTGAAGGCTTTAATTGTGTGGATATCTATTATGATTACTTATGCCTTATTGACAATAATTTAATCTTTACATTTTTAAAATTAAGATATATATTATAAAATAGAATTAAAAAATATGGAAAAAATCACATTAAAATTAGGGGACGTTCTACAATTAGAAAGTGAAATAAACGGATACATTGAACCACAAACCGGAGAACAAGTGTTTGAGGGATTCAGTAAACAAAACCTATCAATCATTTTGAAATATGAATTGAGCGACTTCTCAACAGAACTTAAAGGTGAGAGAACTAAGGTTGAAGCGTTAAGAGATGAGTTAATCAAAAAATATGGTGAAGAAGATGGTAAGGGTGGAGTCTTAGTTAAAATGTATAATGAATTGAAAGATGAGGAGGGTAATGTAACTGGTAAAGTTATTAACCCACAATACATCGAATTTGATAATGAATATGGTGTACTTTTAAATCAAGAAATTGAAATCGAATACCCTGAAATTACCAAAGAAGATTTAAAGGATGCGGGTAAAACGAAAGACAAATATCAGGTCTTATTTAAATTAATCAAAAAAGAAAAAGGGACTTTATAGTCCCTTTTTTTTATACTCATCTATATAATCATATAGATTTACGATTGGTACCCAATCTAAAATTAATCTAGCTAATGTACTTTCACATAAAGTTTCTTGAGCTTCTCCTGGTTTATCTTCCATATAAACTCTATCTTTTTTAAACATATCAGCAACCTCATTCAGCGAGAAATTTTGACCTCTACCCAATTCAAATGTGTGCCCCCACACTTGTTTATCACATATCTTAATTAACGCATTAACAATATCATTAACGTGTGTGAAGTCCCTCCTCTTAGAACCATCACCATATATGGTTAAAGGGTCACCATCATCATATTGTTTCTCCCATCTACCAATAACTGTACTATAACCACCATCTTTTAAATGGTAAGGACCATATACATTATAAAAACGAGTTATTGATGATTTTAAACCAAAATGTTCCTGATAAAGTTTAACTATTTCCTCACCAATATCTTTACTAAAAGTGTATGGATTTTTAAACTTACCACTATGATGTGAACTACTTCCACCATAAATTAGTGGTATATTATTCTTAACACAGTATTGTACGACGTTCAATGTACCATTTGTATTTGTTTGAAAATATTCAACAGGGTGTTTGAATGATGGTTGTATTCTTGCGATGGCCGCTAAATGAAATACAATATCATATTTCACATCATCTAATATCGATAAGTTTCTAACATCACCACATATATAATTTGCACCATCTTGGTGATTAGAACTAAAACCACTTAAGTAGTTATCTAACGATGTTACATCGTGACCATCTTTTAAAAGTCTTTTAACTAAATTGGTACCTATGAATCCAGCTCCTCCGGTTACAAGTATATTCATTAAATAGTTTTTTTAATAACTATCATCATATTTCCTATTTGGTATTCACCAGACTCATAGTAAGGTATCGATAACCTTATTTTATGTAAAGTTCTAATGTCGTCATCTGTGAATTGATTAACCTCCGTAATCATCACATCAACCGTATCTGTAAGGGTAAATTTCGACCTTAAATCGTATCGTGTATTCTTTTGTTCATTTTCAATATAAGTCTCAGGAATCTCCCCTAAATCGATTTTATCGAAGAATGGTTCTACTTCCATTAATCTATTTCTATTACGAGTAGTTAAACCCATATTAAAAGTCTTATAAGTAAAATTATCTTCTTCCCAATACCTAAGTTCATTGAATGCTGAGATTGGTACTCCCCACTTTCTAACAAAGTTTCTGTTAGATGAAACCTCATATAACATTCTATCTTTTTTGTAATCATCACTAAATCTTGATGTCTGCGAAACAAAATGATAGGTGATTGCAGAATCACACGTTTTTAAATTATAACCTTTTAGTTTCGCACGGATTAAGAAATCATCATCCTCACAAAATGCGGGTACAAAACTGAAACCATCAAACCCACCAATATCATCAAACATCTTTTTAAATCCTGACATAAAGAACACCGCACCATTGTATAGGTTCTTACTATCTTTCCATTGGTCCACATAAGCATTAAAATTATATTGGTCAAAGTTATCAAACCCCGAACCCAAATCTAATAATACTTTACCTGCTCTTTGATGACCTCTAAAAATTGGGGGTTCAATTGTTGTATAGGATAATAATGTATTTGGATTCTCATCTAATAATCTATCTAAGTTCTCTAAAAACTGTTCACCAATTACCATATCGTTGTGAATCAACACAAGTTTTTCAGTATCAACAAGTTTGATTGCCGCATTATATGTTTCAGAAAATGTCAACCTATCATCATCATGAATAAAAGAAAGGTTCTTATCTTCCAATGATTCCAACCATTCTTTGGTTCCATCATATGAACCACCACTACTAATCACCAAAGGTGCTGTTGGGTATATGTTACGTAAACGATTATAACATTCTGTTGTTAAATCTATTTTATTGTAAACTGCTAATACAAAGGTTATATTCATCGGTAAATTTTTGAGAATGTTTCTATTGAGGGAATCAAATCAATAGATTTCATTACCTCATATGTTATAGTTTTATTGTATTCTGAATTCTTAATTGTTTTAGAAAAGTTTATATGAAACTCATCTTCTTTAATCACCACTAACTTTGGTTCAGATACATGTATATGTTCAATATAATTAAAATACTCCACAAGTTCAACATTAGGGTCTATATTCTCCAATATAGAGTTGTGGGTATCAATCATTGTCCTAACGTTTTTTAGGTTGTTAGAATCGATAAAATTAACAATATCACTAACCGTATGAAAGAACTCTCCTCCATATGACGACGTATTAGGTTCGATTAATACTTTAATATCACTATCAACTAATATCTTATCTACATAGGTAAAGATTTCAATTAAGGAATTTTCCCATCCATTAGTTTTCTTTCTTAATCCTGGCGAACCAAACACCAACACCTTAACACCCAATAATTTAGAATAATAAATTAACTTATCAAAATGTGATTTAATAATATTAACATCGGTGATATCAGTACATTTAACACCATAGAATAGTGATTGAATGGAGTACGGAATAATACCGTTATCATCCAAATATTTTTTATAACTAATGATGTCTTTGGTTTCTAATTCAGACCAGTCTTTAATTTTAGTTAAAACTGATTCGATATTATTAATACCATTCTCTTTTAAAGATTTAAATATAGTTTCGGAATATTGGTTATCCCAAGCAAAATTACTTAACGCTAAATTCATTGATAAATTGTTTTATTTCTTTTAATACGTTATGTTTATTTGAAATGTACCCACCAAATTTAGTGTGGTAATCGTATGTTACTTTATTTCCATTTTGAACTTTGTCAATATATTCAGAAAATAATTCAACAATATCTGATGTGTGTATCGGTTCCGTAAATAAATTGAATACTACTTCCTCAGGGTACTCTTTTGAAAACTTATCTATATCAGATTTTAGATTATCTAAATTATACCATTGGAAAAATGAATTTTGATTAATTTGTTCCACGTTATTATTGTGTATTAAATCATATAAAACATTTTTCTTTATATTTTTATTAAACAATGCAGGTAACCTGAATATTTTTAAGTCATCAGTTCTAACATATTCCCTAACCAATAATTCAAAGATGTAACGGTTATTACCATAACTCAATTTACTGATGTTAGGTGAATATGTTTCATCCGAAAAAAGAGGAGAATCATTATAAACATCAATTGTTGAAATGAGAGTTACTTTAGAATATTTTAATACCGATATCGTCTCAATTATTTTATGAATATTATTCATATCATCCTTTAGATTCTTATTCACCATCCACTTCGTTGCAGGTAGACAAGTTAAGAACAACTCATCTCCGTTTTGTGCAAAGTCCGTAAATGTATCTAAATTTTTACTGTTAAAAGTGTAGTCGTATGATTCACTTTCTAAAATAGTGGATCCCACAAGACCCGTGTTACCAATTAATAATTTCATTTTGTATGTGTTTTTCAATTATATAAATTCCTTGTATTTTACCCGTGAAGCAGTTTATTATGTTACCGTCCTTGGAAATCACTGGATATCTTTCATCAGAGGTACTAACAATTTTAGATTTTGTTGATAAGAAATAACCATTGTACTTGTAATGTAGTAAAAAATCAGGTAGATAGTGTTTAACTTTTTTTTCCATTGAAATCAATTTTTTATTAACTAAATCTTGATTGATGGTTTTTATATAATTTTTTAATTTTCTAACACTACTAAATTTTTTTATCGGGGTATGTTCCACATCAGTTAGTGTGTATATATCGTCTTTATATGGATATATTGAAAAAAACTCACCATCTACCATGGTCAATGCATCAAAATTAGTGTTTTTTATTTTCTTATATAATAAAGAAATTGTTAACTCATAAAAAGAATTTTTACAAGTAGAATGTTTAATGTGATTATTTGTTGCGTTAATAACTAAATCATATTCTTTGGATATTCTATCCAACTCCTTTTTATCAATATTAATATTAGTTGTTATACTTTTTAATTCATTATTAAAAAACTTACTAGCTTTATCGAAATCAATATGTCTCTCGTCTGTATTCACACAACCCTCAACATCTTCAAATTTTATATCGGTTAATTCTTTGTCAAATTCACGAAAAATTTCAAGGTAGGTAACATAATCAATAACTGATTTGGTGTTAGGTACACAATACAAATTATTTGAAACCTTCTTTGTTAAAAAACCATAATCGTTCATAAACTCACTAAACGTGTCTTTACACATTTGTCTTGTTTTATGGTTTCTAGCATAGTGAAATCCTAAATGTAATCTATTTTGATTATTATAAGAAGTTTCAGTAAATAATAAATTATTTTTTTCGAATAAAGTTATATTATGATTACCTTTTAACTTATACGCTAAATGACACCCAACCCAACCACCACCGATTATAGCAATTTTCATTAAATTGTTCTTTTTAATATCGGTGATTGACCCCAATTAGATTTATTTTTATATAGGTCTAATGAAAAGTAATATTCAGTTCTTCTTTGTGTATTAGTACCAAACCAATTATCATTATCAGCAACCTCCCATCTAGCATCATCATTATAAATTAGTGGTCTTGGTTCTGTCATCCACATAATATAATCTTCATTTGGTACACCCCAAATTTTCCAATGATTCATTGACTCTTCAGAATAATCGGTATTTCTAATGGACATTATTTTTTCTTTAACCGACAATAGGTAATCATACTTATATGTACCCATAGTCATTGCCGGTTTATTATTTAAAGAAAGTTTAATAGCACCTTCAGGAATGTTATATAATAATTTTTTAAAATTCGGTCCAAATTTACACGTGTCATGTACAAGGAACCAATATTCAGATTCCAATTGCTTATCAACAATTTCAATAAGTGGACTATACTCATATGAATTGTGATCTAATCTATGGTAATGAATCCCATCAATTACTTGGTAATCATAACTATCAAAACCAGCATTAAACACATGTATATTGTCACGTTCAATACCCTGCTCAATTAAAGATGAGATTACAATTGGTAATGTTGATTTATAAAAATTTATATTTGTTGCTATGGCTACTTTAATCATTTTTTTTAATTATGTACGTATAATGGTTTTTTTATATATTTTAATTTACCTGTTGGGAACTTTTTCAAATATTCATCAACAAATAAAAAGTCAGCATGTACTATTTTGGTCTGTAAAGGTATTTGTTTTGCTAATTCAGTTCTAGATGCAAAATTACCGATATCAATTCTACCATATACTGGTTCGGCAGGGATATAAGCATATTCAGAATTAACCCAATTGTGAATCATATCACAATAAATAAAATGTGTGTCATTTGTTACCTCAGCCAAAAAATGATCAACAAAAACCGGTACATAATAATTATCCTCACCAGTCATTACAACCCAATCTTCCGTTGCCATTTGGACCCCGATGTTTCTTGGTGTGTGACCCCAATCATTGTAACGTTTATCAGTTATGGTAAATTTAATTCTATCATCACCCTCAAAGTATTTCATTACTTTATTTAATTGACCTTCTGGTGGACAATCTGCCACCACATGTATTTTCCATTTGTCACTTCTTTGTGCGTAAATGGAATTTATAATACACATTAAGTGGTCTGTTCTTTCATATGTTGGAATAACAAATTCTATTTTACTCATTTTTTTTTATTTAATATAGTTATTTTTTCTGACAATTTATAATGTTTAATAATAATTTTTATTTAGTATTATTTATAAAATTAATTATACTTTGCCAAGCCTTATCTTCGTATAATTTATATACATTATCATTTTTTTGATTTTTTGTTCCTATTCTTTTTCTAGGGTGTACTTGATTATGTCCTTTTAATCTGGTATTAATATGATATTGAGGTACTCCTTTTTTTGAAAAAAACATTTCTAAACAATAATCTTCTCGAGCAAAATGAAGATCTAAAGGTAAAAATGGATATGGGAGATTTTGAGATAGTGCAGTCATATTCCCATCTATTTTTAATTTTTTTAATTTAATTACAGTTGGTTCAAATTGTTCATTAAATTTATTTAATTCATCTAATGTTATGTAATCAGCACAATTAAAAGGTTTAGGTGCTTGTTCTGGTCGGATAGGAGGACCATTTCTTGGAAATTGATGTACCCAAGGATGTTCAACCTCATCCCAAGTATTATCCCACATTTTTCTAGTTGCTAATGATAGAAAATGAGGTTCTTCTATGACAATATTTGATAATAAATAAAAATAATCTTCAGGTACTAAACAATCACTTTCTCCCCATACAATATATTTGTAATCATATTCCGACCCGTATATATCTCTTCTCCAATCACCTATATTATAAAATGGATCTGAATCTTTTTTAGTTATTATTTTGGATTTACTAATTAATGGATGTTGAAGGAAATGTTTAAACATTTTTTCAGGTTCAATTCCTTCATCTGGTTTTTCTATATATGTTTGAGAATTTAAACATATTATAATATCTACATCTAATTCACTATGTATAATAGATTCTTGTAATGAATCTAATGTTTCTAAAATCATTTCAGATTCATACCACATTATATGTAATGTATATAAAATTTTACCCATATTATTCATATTTTAAAATTTGTTCTATTCTTTCTTCAAGAGTATATTTTGGTTTATAAATTGAAAGCATTAACTCAGGATTACAAACTCTATAAGATACCCCTATGGGTTTATTTGTTAAATGTAATATACCATTTTTAGGTTTCCAATCAGATATATCAAACATTGTTTTAGCTAACTCATTAAATGAAGTTGATATACCACTTCCTAAGTTTAGTGCATCTACTTGAATATCATCATTTACTACGGTCATTACCGCTTCAACAATATCTTCCATATGGATAAAATCTCTAACTTGATTCCCATCCCCCCAAATTTCAAAAGTATTAACTTTTCTTTTAATACGATTTATAAAGGAAGGAAATGGATAAGTTAAATCTTGGTCCGCTCCATAACCTGAAAATGGTCTAAAAACGTAAACTTTTGTTCCTTGTTCCCTAACAAATTTAGCTAAATATTCTCCTGTTAATTTAGACCAGCCATAGGTATAATCAGGAAGTCTAATATCATTTAGATTAATATCAGATTCTTTTAAGTGATATTTTAATTCTGGTGTCTGTAAATGAATAGGGTAGGCTGCCGATGAACTAAAATATACTATTTTCGGTTGTTTTGTTTTTACAACCCAATTAAAAAATTCTGAATCGATTGATAAATCTGTTGCTACCGATAATGGTTCATTTTCAATTGTTTCTCTACCACCTACAATAGCTGCTAAATGAATAATTAAATCAAATTTTTCTACTGAGTGCTTAAAAAAATTTCTACAATCATTCCCTTCTTTTAAATCAATCCCTGTTATATCATGTTGATTTTTAAAGTATTTTAAAAAGGATCTACCAACAAATCCTAAATGTCCCGTTATTAAAATTGTCATAAATTAAATTGATTTGTAAAAATTATTTTGTTTTTCTTGACGTTCTATCGTCTTATGGTGTTCTATACAGTATTCTTCGTCTAAAGGTAATGATGAGAATTTTTGACCACCATAAACTTTCTCATGTACCTTACCATACCAACTCATTCCTTTCTTATATATTCTTCCTTGAGCATCCGGAAAATTTATCCATCCATTTTCATTAACTCCCCAACCCCACTTTTGAATATGTTCTTCGGTTATACCCTCCACAGTGTTAATCCTCGGTACAAAAATTAAATCAACATCTTTATTCATTTCCAATATTTGATGTAAATTTTTAACCATATACTCACTAATCATCTCATCTGCATCTAGTTGATAGATATAGTCACCTTTACAATAACCATTTAATATATTTTTAAAATCAGAGAAATTATTATTCCAATCGAAACATCTCCATGTTTGGACATTTGGAAATTTATTATACGGTAATAAAAAATCTAATACTTCGGGATTACCATTTGTTTCATCATATAGAACTACAATTTCGTCTTGAGCTCTCTTGTGTTTCAGTAAGAAAGGTACTAATCTCTTTATCTCCTCCAATTCCTTGCAAACTGTTATTGCAAAACTTATCTTCATATTTCTTTTTATTTTCATTTATTGTTAATTCCTCACATTTCCAACACCACTCTCTATCATCCGTGTCCCAACTATGTCTTTCACATTTCATGCTCTATTTTCCCCCATTCTTAACCAATGGTTTAAATAATCAAAACCATGATTACCACCGCCGTTTATACTTCTTGTTATTACATTAATAATTTCTTCATCAATACCTCTGGCAATTTCTTCTGACATCATTCTAGTTAATTCAGCCTCAGCATGTATACCATAATGCTCATGTTCTTGTGCTGACCACGTTGCGGTTAACGTACTTCTAATTACCCCGTGAAAAAATTTAAAATTCTTAACCATTTTGTATCTCCCTTGCAAATAATTTAAACTCTTTATCATTGTCGGTGAACAACATACTGGTATCTGAAGTTGGACTTAATCGAATTGAACATTCATTTGGTCCTGTTGCAAATACAATAGGTTCATTGTTTCCGAACTGAAAACAAAACTCAACATTCTCTGGTGTAAATGTATGTGGTTGAAAAAGAAGTGTTGGTGTTTCATCACCTTTGAAAAATTTGAAGTTCATTACTATTTTTTTGGTCTAGCAAATAATTTAAATGTTTTACCTGATGTCGGGTCGGTAAACTTAATATAACCCTCGTTAGTATTTTGTATCCTAATAATAACCTCAGGTGATTCTACGGTTTCATCAGCTGTTGTGAATAATTGAGGTTCATCATTATCAAATTGAATCATCCATTCACATGGCATATAAATTTCAATTTTTGGCCCATCATCAATTGTTAATTTGTCAATAACCGATTGTAATAATTCCTCCTTTATTTTTTTTCTACCTCTTGCCATATTATTTAATTTTTGTTAATTTAGGTAAAATTAGTTTTTGTTCTTTTGGTTGTATTGAGAATGGATTGATGATGTCTTTAAACTTCTCTTTCATTTTTTCCATTGAGAATTTTTCTTTATTCTCATCACCCAACATCATAGACTTTTCTAAAAACTTATCATAGTCTTTGTAAACCAATTTAAAAACTTCAGTCACTTCGTTGTAATTTGCGGTAAACCATTTAGAATCTTTTAATATGAAAGTATCGACTGCACTTTCGTGAACCTCAGTTAATTTTCCACCAATCATAATTGCTTTATCCATCGGTAAGAAATCCTTATGTCCCGACCAGTTTGATGCAATCACAGGTTTACCCGTCATCGTAAATTCTAATAAAGGTCTACCAAACCCTTCACCTTTTGTAATCGTAACCATTGATTTAACTTTAGGATGATTATATAAATTGTTCATCTCATCATTAGTTAAATCACCAAACAACAAATAGATTGATGGTGGATTTTCATAACCACTTACTAACCCTTCTATCTTCTTTCTAAAACTTTCTCTTTCTTTGATTGAGAATGATGCTGATGATGTTTTAAGGATAAGTGCAGGTCTATCCTCAACACCCTTAAACGATTCGGCGAAACATCTAATCAACATACCAACATCTTTTCTATCTTGACCTGTGTCACCCTTTAACCAATGACCAACAAACAAGTAAGCAAAATCTTCTTTGATGTCAATGTCAATGTTGTTATAAACGTTGTTGTATATTTTGGTATCAACACCTTCGAATAGTACTTCTATCTGTCTTTCGATTTTGTGTTGTTTGATTAACTTACCCGTGTTTTGTTCATTCTCATTATAAACTGTTTGTAACAAAACATCTTTTGAAAACGTGGACGTTGTAATGATTAAATCCATTCTATTACAACCATCAATCCAATCCTTAGGTGCGATAGTTGTTTCAATACCAGCAGTAATTCCGATATTAAATTTACCAACTCTTTGGAATTCATTTGGAACGGTTACTTGAACGTAAATGTCTGGTGTCTTTTCTAACTGACTAACAATATTAGACTCAATCCATTTATGAAATAAATTATCTTCCAATGCTGTCATCGGGGTTGAACCCCACATACAACTATCAATCTTAATTTCAAACAAATCCATTTCATAAAGTGCTTGTAACAAATCTCTTGAGTGTGCACCGTATCCACTTCTTGTTTTAACTGGTCCCCTAAATAATAAAAATGGTTTGTTCATATTATATAATCTTGTATAAATTAAATTTACTTCTCGGCTTAAAATTCTCTAAGGTTTGTTCGATACCCTCAATCATTTTATCACACATTATTTTATTTGATAGATTGTTAATTACAAATTCTCTACCCTTTAATCCTTTTTCCTTTCTTTTCTTTTTACTTAGTTTGTACATTTTCATGATGGCGTTTGCAACATCATTATCATTAACTCTATCATCAAAGATATATGGTGTAGGAACTGAACCATTTAAATTAATTGCTGATGACCAAACAGGTTCAACCCAATCACCATGATTTATATTACCATGTACTTCTTTATTGTGAAGTGTACCTACTTCGATATAGTCATCTGCACTAAAATCAAACCCACATTGGTCTTGTAATCCACCAGTAACATTAACAATGATTGGTACACCTGCCATTAAACTCTCTGCGGTTGTTAAACCAAATCCTTCATTGTTTGCAATGTTAATTGTACAATCAACACCGTTATAGATCTCATTTAACTTATCTTGTTCTAATTTTAAATTTGTAAACTTAACATCGTAATCTTTACAAACAGCATCAATTACGGCAGGTAAATCAGTACCATTCTCATCAACAGGATTTGTGTGCATTAATAACAAACACTTATCTGCTTTTTCTTTTGGTAACATATCACAGAACAATCTAAATGAATAAATCACATCACTTGGTTGCTTCCTTCTAATATTTCTATTGTTGAAGAATAAAACAAAATCATATTTTTTATCTCCATGAATTAAATTATTAACGTCATCCGATATTCTATCCAATGGTTTAAATAAATCAGGATTAATGCCGTGAGGAACATAACTAATTTGCCAATCTTTCAATGGATTGAAAGTTACTTTATCGGTTCTCTTACCAACACGATGTACAATACCATACGTTTGTTTAGATATACAACCTAACCAATCGCAAGATTCAAAAACATCTCTATTATATTGTGGGTCTGGTAAATCATCCCATATATGATAAAATAATATTGGAGTGTGTTGTCTTATTTCGTGTTCCACATCGTACAACCACTGCCAATAATGTGGGTCAGTAAAGTGTAAAATGGCGTCAGGTTTTTCTTCATCTATTAATTTACGAAGAATACCAACGTCACCATAACCATTATATGGAATAATTTTCAAATTAGCATCTTTAACACCAGTCCTTGTTCTAATATCGTCGTTAACATCAACAACTTTACCAAACTCTGGATGTTTAATTGCCGCACCTAATTGTACCCAATCATATTTGTGAATGGTACCCATCACAATTTCTTTCGACATTGTGGCAATACCACTTGTCATTCTTAAATCATCAGATAGTAATAATATTTTTTTCTTCATATTAAAATTTGGATCCCCTAATCCCAAGAGTTTTATGGTCATCTATTATTCCTTTGAACTTTTCATCTTTAGTATATAAATCAATACATCTATTTACTAATTTTTGTAAGTTCATATCAGTTTCAATAGTTGTTTTTTTAAATCCAACATAAACATCTTTCAATATGTTAACACTGGTTAATTTTACATCATTTTTCATTTATTAAACATTTTATTTATTTTTAGATATGGGTCGAAAATAATTTTATCTCCTATGTTATGTTCTTTTAAAATGTAATCATTTTTTCTAACATTTAAAAGTTTATGACCCTCACTTATGTGTTTATTTATCGATTCATCTTCCCTGTCTATGAATTTATCTATTATTTCCATAAAGAATTTTACATTTATAAATTTGCCTACACACCTATGACCATAAAATCTTTTCTGTGGATCATTAGTTTTACCAACATAGAAAATATCATTTGTTTCTTCCCTTATTAGTTTATATAGATATGTATAGTTTATATTCATATATAATAAATATATACAAAACGATTAAAAAAATATCGTCAATTAAGACGATACTTCATTTAATCGTTAGTATAAACGATATTATTGATTATTTAAACGGTCGATAATTGCATCAACCCCCGTTTGATTTGTTGTCGGTGCAGGTGCTGGTTGTGTGACAACAGGTGTTCCCGTTTCGGTTAATGTTATGTTCGTCGGTTGAACAGGTTGTGAGTTAGAATTGTTTTTTTTGCATCCGCAGCCCATGGTATTTCTTTTTTTTATAAATATTTTGGTTTATTGTTTTTTATTTCCTATATTTTACTAAAGTATACAAAAAAAATATCAAAAAACAAATGGAAAAAGACTTTAAACCTGTAAAAAGTGTTTACAACAGTAACTACGACGCAATTAAAAACATTATGTTTCTCTATAATATCGAAAGATTCGATTTAGATTGTACATATTCAAAAGGTAATTTTTGGAAAGATTTACCATCACCGATTAATAAATCCGACATTTATCCTGTTAATGATACGGTTGTGGAATGTAGTTCAGAGAATTTGTCGTTTGCAGACGGAACGATGAAAAGTATTATGTTTGACCCACCTTTTGTTATTGCTGGTAAGTCTTATCGTGATAATAAAGAGGGTAGTTCGATTATAGCAAAGAGATTTGAGGGTTATGAGTCATATAACCACCTAAAAAACCACTATTTTAACACATTGAAGGAATTGTACCGAGTTTGTGAGAAAGGTGGTTACGTAGTCTTTAAATGTCAAGACACGGTATCCGGAGGCAAGAATCATTTTTCTCACGTTATGGTTATGAATATGGCACAGGAATTAGGATTCTATCCGAGAGACTTATTCATCCTCACATCAAACGTCCGTATTAATAGCTTTGGTACCAAGTGGACTAAACAAGAACACGCTCGAAAATATCACAGTTATTTTTGGGTGTTTGAAAAGGTTAAACCAAGAGTGAAATACGATAGTCCTATCGAACAGGATTCTGAGGAGAACCAAGATACATTGCAACACGATCACCCACTTTCCAACCATCAGTAGTTCCTGCAGGAAATTCTATTACGTGGTCACCAATACCGGTGTAACGAGGTAGAGTCATCCTATGTGAATCTTCAACAGGACAATTGGAATGAATACGATTGATACGGTTGTTAAGTACAAAGACAATATCAAGTGGGATTAGACAATTCTTCATCCAAAATGAATGATGACCTTTTCCCATCTTAAAAACCATACAACCGTCTAACGACTTTCTACCCATCATACCACGACTTATGTCCTCTGGTTGGGATAGATATTCGGCATTAAAGGTTTTGTTGTTGATGTGAACTGACATAACTATAATTATTTGGTTTTTTTAAAATAATTTATTATATTTGAGCATGGAAAGAATTTTTGGTGGTTTAATAGAATTCGAAGATACGGAAGAATTTGACCGATTCGTACTGAATATTGATGAGGAATCCGCATTAACGATAATTGAAAAGGCTTTGGAGTTCTGTAATCAAAATAGAATGTTTAACTTAATGGAAGCCAATACGTTATATAAATGTTTAACTAAATTAAAAGAAAATGAAAATCAGATTAAAAGAAATCATCTACATAATGATGATAGTGACGGGGATATTAGTTCAGAAATACGGTCTTAAAGGTACCGACCCTGAATTAGTAAAATATTTTGGATGGGGAGTGATATCACTTGGTTCATTTAACTTAGTGTTAGATTATTTTAGAAAACCTAAAAAGAAATAATATGCCAAAACGTACTAAAAAATGGGAGAAAGACTTTGAGAAAAGATACTCCAACGCAATTAAAGAATTGCAATCATTAGAGAAAGAATACAAACAAATGAGAGAAGAAAATACCGATGGTTATTGGTTAGGTCTTTATCCGGGTGAATCGTTTGTAGACTTTGGGGATTGTGACAATTATAGTGTTAGTTATGTAAAGGAAAATCAATATAAAGAAAGTGATTCCGAACACGTATCAATTACTCTTAATTCAGATTTAGGAAGTTTTAGTTTTGATTTCAATTCCTTAAAACAACTTAAATCATTTAGAAACGATATCATTGAAGAATGTGATAAAATGAGTAGAGAGGATGTATCGGTAAGTATTGATACTGAGGAGTGTGAGGAAGAAGAAGGTTGGGAAGATAATGAAGAACAAGAGTACACAATCCAATGTTCAAGAACTGCAGTTCAAACTTGGACCCATACCGTAATGGCAAGAAGTACCTGTGAAGCATATAGAAAAGCTCAAGATGGCGAAGGTCACGATGAAAATGATGACTTTGATCAATATGGTGATATCGATTGGGAAGAAATTTAAACAAATACAATATGCCAAAATTTATTATTATTGCTGAACGTTATGTGGAAGAGGCTTGGACCCTTCACGTTGAGGCTGAAACTGCAGAAGAAGCATTACAAAAAGTTGAAGATTGTCCTTGGGACGAATGTGATGATGTAGACCACCAACAAGATGTTACATCATATAGAGATGAGGTCGAGTACCGTTTTGATGGAGAAATTGAAGAAGAATAATGTACATTAAACAAACAATATTATATGTTTTCATTATAATGATATGTTCAATATGGATAACATATGATATTATAAAAAATAAAAAGAAATAGTATGGACTTAACCGCAGAAATGGAAAATTACAACAAAGTTAAAGACATTGTACTAAGCAAATTAGTAAGTGAGGGACTATTAGACGAATCTGATTCAGAAGAATTTTCTGAAAGATGTCAAGTTTTAGCTTACAAAGGTAAATGGTTTAGTAAATGGTTTGACAAGAATGTGAAATCAGAAAATTCTAAATCAGATCCTAACGGTTATTACATTCGTATAATTGAAATGAAGGAGAGGGAAGATGATGTTGATAAATTATTAAGAAGAACGACCGGCAACTACGATGAGTAATTATTTATTGATTTTAGTATTTCAAATTATGTTTAATATCTTCAAAGTTATGGAGATAAAATTTACATATGAGAATAACATTAAAAGTTTATTGGTTAATAGTTTTTGGATAAGTCTTGTCTCATTGGGTGCAACATACTACTCATTAGATGGATTATTCAAAGGAGATTACTTAGGGGTTGTATTTTATATTGCCGGAAGTATTATTGGGAAATGGTTCGCAATGGTTCATTACGAAAAAATAAAAGATAAATTTAAACCATTCTTTAAAAAAAATGAAAAAGAAATATTATAAAGATTTTTTTATCTATAAAAAGAGACATCATTGGTTCTTAATACCAACAATTGTTTTTTTTTACAATAAAACCGAGTTCCTTGAAACTGGTGTCCACACACCATCTTGGGGATTAACTGTTAGATGGTTACAATATATGGTTGGGGTTCAGATACAAAAAATTTATTAATATGAAAAATAAAGATACAAGTCTATTAGCATTCGGGGCGATTGTTTCCCTATTTGGGGTATTTGTTTCATTAATGTATTTTAATGATAAACCCACACCAGTTGTGACAACAACAATCTGTAAGGAAGATTCATTACAAAACGTAATTAATGAATTACAAATGGATTTGAAAATGCAATCAGATGGTTTTGATTTCAAAGAAAGAAGATATTCTGAAATTTTATTTGAATATGAATATGGGGTTGACCATTTAAAAAATTATCAACCACAAGCATATAGAGAGTTTCATAGAATTTTATCCCATAAGGAAAATTTTAGCAGACAAGACGAACAAGATAATATTAAAAGATTAGAAACACCAAAATGGTAAACATGAATAGATTAGATAAAAGATATCAAGATTTATTACAAGATATTTTAGATAATGGAGTCGTAAAAACGGACAGAACTGGTACAGGTACAATATCGGTATTTGGTAGACAAATTAAACATAAGATGTCACAAGGGTTTCCATTACTTACCACAAAGAAAATTGCGTGGAAAACAATGGTAACCGAGTTGTTATGGTTTCTACGAGGGGATACCAATATCAAATACCTTGTCGATAATGGTTGTAACATTTGGAATGGTGATGCATTTAAGAACTACACTAAAAAAATTAATGATGTTATTGATGGATATAAGTGTGGTGACATAATGGGGATGCAACCACACATGGAAGTGTGGTTTAGTGATTCTGATAAATTAACACCATTAACTCAAGAAGAGTTTATTGACAAAATAAAAACGAATGATGAGTTTGCTGAACGATGGGGTGAGTTAGGACCAATATATGGTAAACAATGGAGAAGTTGGTTAAAAGTGGGTGAAGAGGTTGATCAAATTCAAAACCTAATTGATGAACTTAAAACAAATCCAGATAGTAGAAGACTAATGGTGTCCGCATGGAATGTCGGTGAGTTAAACCATATGATTCTTCCCCCTTGTCATTACGGGTTTCAAGTTTATACCAGAGAATTAACCGGTGAAGAAAGATGGGACTTACTGAAGAAGAAGGTAGGTGAAGAAAGATTTCAATTAATGGTAGAAGATATTGTTCCATTTGGTGGTGGATTAAGTGAGGAGTTACAAGTATATAATATCCCTAAACGAGCAATATCATTAATGTGGAATCAAAGATCTGTGGATACATTCTTAGGATTACCATTCAACATCGCATCATATGGTTTGTTATTGGAAATTTTTGCTAGAGAAGTGAACATGATTCCAGAAGATTTGATTGGTAATTTGGGAGATGTACACTTATATAAAAATCACATCGAACAAGCTAAGGAACAAATTAATAGAGAACCATATAGGAATCTACCTAAATTGGGATTCAGTCCAATACCATTGGCACACTTTGAACATCATGTGGATAGTTTTAATGATTTTGTAAATCGTTTACAACCACACCAATTCATTATTGACGAGTACGAAAGTCATCCACCAATAAAAGCCCCATTAAGTAATTAATATGTTTATCCATATTACACCAGACGAATTAGAAGAGGAATTTAGAGAGTCCTGGAAATTAGGACATATTATACACCCATCGATTGATTATGCTGATAATGCAATTTATGCCGTTTTTGAAGGTAAATTGGTAATAATATTCAGATTTAAGAAGTATGGGTGGATTAATGATAACCGACAGAATACTTACAATGTGAGCGCGGGGTCCGCGGGGATAACAATTAACATAATAAAAAATGAAACAAATTAAAATTTTAATAATATTAATGTTCACATTGAATATTAATTCTATGGCACAAAATCAGTTTTCAGATTATGTGACTCATTTAAAGAACGACACCTTAAATTTAAAACGATTAGAATCATTTGTTATGGAGTGGTATGGAATCAAATATCAATTAGGTGGAAACACAAAAAACGGTATTGACTGTTCCCAATTTGCCAAAAAACTTTATTGGGAGGTATATGGTAAGAAACTAAATAACACTTGTGCGGAACAATGGAAACAAACAAATAGAATTAAAAAAGATAGTTTAATGGTTGGGGACATAGTCTTCTTTAGAAGTACTCAAAGTCCAAGTGGATGGCATTGTGGGGTGTATTTGGGTAGGGATACCTTTGTACATGCGGCAAATAAGAAAGAAGGGGTCAAGATAAGCAGCTTATCCGAACCCCGTTATCTTAGTTCATATAAGGGTGCAGGACGTTTGAATTAACGTCCCTGACCTTTGTATTTCTTTGGTTTTTGATCTTTAGGACCGTAAGATTTACGAGCTTTACCTGTTGTCTTTTTACCAAATGATACTTTCATTGCCGAAGAACTCCCTTTTGCCTTTGCCATAATATATATTTTATATTAATAAGTATTTCTTAAATATTTTTTGTATATTTGTCTCGTAAACTATTGAACAATGGAAGATATCATAACTCAAAAATTCACCTATGCAACCATTACGGTTTTCAAGGATTATTGTAAAATAATTGATAAGAAAGAATCATTAAGTTCAATGGGGGTTGATTTGGACTCACTTGACGATGGGGATGATGATATATTTGAAAGTGCCAAGAGTCTTATAAAATTCACAATCGATGATATGAGAAGACCGACCGTTGGCCGAACAACGGAATTTCCCGAAAAGGTAGGAAAAAGAAAAACAAAATTTTTCTATGGTGAACCTGGCATAAATGAACGTACCATAATAAATTACGCAATTAGAAATTTCGAGACCAGGGACGATAGACACATTAAGAAATATTATGGTAGCCCGTTTAGTGAAATAACCGTTACCACAATTGAACGTTCTATTAGGAGACACGGAAATAAAATAACAATTAAACTATATCGACACCATAGACACAGAGCGTTTAACAACATTTACTTTAAGAAATCAACTGGTGTTGAGTCAGTAACGTTTAATGTTAATAATGGTAATTTTACCACACTTAGTATGAATAAAAGTGGTAGGAAAACAACTAAGACATTTAGAACCAACAACTTCAACTTTTTGGAGATGCAATTCAAAGATGGTGGAATTTTAAACATGAGAAAGTGTTTAGATGACAACTCTGTTCTGTTGAAAGAGTATAATGAGACATTTAATAATACGGATTTTATTTTTGAAATAGATAAGGTATTCAATCTAAATCAGAATTTTAGTTTTAATGGTACATGGTTCTGTCAATTAATGTTAGAACGATTTGTTGAATTGAAAAAGATTAAAGTATCTAACGATTACGGTATATGGATTAAAAAGTATTATCCCACTGAAAAGTTTTTAAAGAAAAACGACAGAAAATTAATTGCTTCGATTTTGGATATGTTTCAAATCAAATCTAAAATTACAATTAAAATAATGCATGAAAATACTAAAATAGATATACATGCATTATCTCGTTTATGTTATTTTTTCGGTGATAATTTTTCAAAATATATTGGTAGTATCGATTTGGTACATTTTATGAATTCAACATACGAAGACACCGTTGATATTGGTTACCCTAAATTTAAATTTGCGGAAGAATTAAAAAAAGAAAAGTTCCTAATAACAAATATCGAAAAGGAAAATATCGTTAAAATCATTAATAATTTAAACAACGAAATACGAGGATATCAAAGATTAACCAATAAGAAAGAGACATTGATTAACCATAGATTTATCGGTGATTTAAATGATCATTTTAAGATGATTGATAAATTACGTAAATTCATACCTGATTTATATTTAAAATCTAAAAACATAGATGATTTTGATAAAGAACATTTGGAATTATCTAAAATGATGAAATTCATTAAAAAGGGATATGTTATTGAATATCAATTTGTTGATAAGATGGTTAACGATGTAGAATCACCAATTAAAGTTAAGATTAATTTAAGTGATGATGAGTCAAATCCCGAATGGGTCACTCCCGAATTCTATCCTTATATCTTAAAACGAGAAGAGGATTATGATGAGGAAGGTAATTTCATGCACCATTGTGTGGCATCATATTCGGATAAAGAAAAATCGATTATTGTTTCGGTAAGAACTGAAGATAAAAAAGATAGGGTTACTTGTGAATTTGATTGTCAAACAGGTACTCTAATTCAAGCGAGACACTTTTGTAATAAACAACCTCCTGCTGACATTGATTTAGCCGTCAATATCCTAAAAGAAAAAACTAAGCACTATGCTAGAATGGGTTTATTACATTCTTTAGATAAAAAAAAGGTACCGGTTAAAATTAATGGAATAGAAATTATACCTGAAATTAAAGAACCAACACGAATATCTGATGTGTTATTTGATATGAGGCGTGAACCTGCATTTTAACTACACAATTCAAATAAATCCATATATATTTTGTATATGGATTTATTATTTATACACAACCAAGAGAAGAAAGACAAGAAAAGTAAATCATTATCAACGTGTGATTTAAAGTTATATAATGACGATGATGATATTGTTTACAAATCTACATTTGATTTTGATTACCAAAGATATGGTAAAAATAAAAAAGTTCTTTTTGAACATGAACTGGTTTTAAATAAAAAAACCGGAGACATCTTTATAACGTATAAAATTGTTAATGATGGTTTAACAGACATGAAAATGTTTAGAACCACCACCAAACAAAAAAAGAATAACTTTAGTTTATTATTAGATTTAACTGAGAATGGTTTTGAGAGGGGAGAAAAGAGAATTGGGTTTTGGGGAGTGAAGTATTCAAGAGCAACTAATAAAATAATAGAATTAATTTATAATTTAATCAAAGATAATTTCAAATCAGAATTTATCATTCAAAAAATTAATAAGGGTGAGTGTGAAATAAACTTTCTTTATGATATGGTTGTTGATTTTCATTTAGAAATGAAGGGTATTAAAGGACACGACAGTGTTTATTATGATATACAACATGATTACCCCAAAAAGAAATGGTTAGAGAAAAACGATTATAAATTTCTACCGTCGGTGTTAGACCACTATGGAATCAAATCAAAATATCTTATTGGTGAATTGAATAAACAGAATTCCCATAAGAGTATTAAGTTAGATTCTTTAAACTATATCTGTAAATTATTTGGTGACAATTACATAGATTATTTAAAGAAAATAAAATGGGAGAAACATTGTTTTGATTATACACCCAACAAAAAATTACACGTATTAAAAAATGATACGGAAAAAAACTGTATGGTTAGTGTTATTAATAAGTGGGAGAGTGATTCTTTAAAAACAGATTCATTAGTTTATTTGGTCAATAAGTTATTATCAATTAGAGAGTTACTTGAAGCTAGAGGAGTTGAATTAAAATTTAAAGCTAAGAACGATAATGAATTTGATAATTTATTGGAGATGTGGTCAGGAATTAAATTTCATTTCGCTCGAGGTTATAAAGTTAGATATGATTTACCAAAAGAATTTATGGATGAGATTGAGGAAGATATTATAGTTGGTGGGGAATCATTTAAACCCAAAGTTTTGGTGACAGAAGAGGATTTTAGAATTGAAGGGTTTAATATGAAAAACTGTATGTCTAAACAATTTCCACACGGATCAATATACATTTATGTTGGGTTACAATGTAAACGAAAAAGGATAAACCTACAATATCGTAAGGGAGGTTTGGTACAATCATATGGTAAAGCTAACACACCAACATTGGAGATGTTCAACGATGCGATAACCATATTAACCCAAAGGTTTAAAAAATACACATATCTTGAATGGAAAAAGGAAAAATACGACTTCCTAACTAACTCATTATCAATACTTTAAGAATAATTTAAAAAATATTCTAAAATTTTTTTTGTATTTCATAAAATATACATAACTTTGTTTCATCATTAAACAAAACAGGTATGAAATATTTCTCAGTATGTAGTGGAATCGAGGCCGCAACAGTGGCTTGGTCCCCATTGAATTGGAAATGTGAAGGGTTATGTGACTTCGCATCTTTCCCACAAAAAGTATTATCACATCACTATCCAACAACCCCATTATTTTCAGACTTAACAAAATTAAACGAACATGAAAGTTACAGAAACATCAGCTTCGACCTATTGGTCGGAGGAACGCCTTGTCAATCTTTTTCCGATGCAGGACTCAACAAAGGAATGGATGATGTCCGTGGTCAACTCTCCCTTGAGTATGGAAGAATTCTTAAAGAAAAACGACCAAGATGGTTCATTTGGGAAAATGTCGAAGGCGTTTTTAAAAGCAAACACAGAAAAGCGTTATGTGAAATCATCTCCTCTTTCACAGGTACTAACTTCAAAGCAGAAGACCTCGACAAACAAGGTGTTGTCCAAGGAGAAGAATACTCCATCGCTTATAGGGTTTTCGACAGCCAATACTTCGGAGTTCCCCAACGACGCAAAAGAATCTTCATTGTTGGATATCGTGGAAACAATTGGAAAGTCCCATTCTCCGTATTATTTGAAGAAGGATGTTTTGAAAGCGTTAAAGAGAAGAATCGAATCAAGAGGGATGAGTACGCCAGAAATGTTCTTGGAGAAATTAAACTCGCAGGTACAGTAACAAAATCACACGCATCTACATTGGTTGATGGGTTTGGTAAAGTATCTACGTCTAACTATTGGATTGATAACAATAGTATTAGAATCTTCACAGAAAGAGAATTAGAGAGACTCCAAGGGTTTCCCGATGGTTATCTTGATTTTGAAATTGGTGGTAAAAAACCAAGTTATTCAAATGTTAAAGGTGCAATAGGTAACTCTATGACTGTCAATGTAATGTATTGGATTGGTCAACGAATTAATTTTATTGACAATTATATTCAATCTAAAAATATTTTGAAATCCGAGAAAATTTAACTATATTAGAATATGCAAGAAAAAGAATCAAAAACAAACAGTCACTTCTGGATAAGTTTTATTAAATCCGTTATCAGATTTGTGGCTTGTTATTTCTTATTTAATGGTGATTTTAGAAGTTCGGCTTTGTTATTTGCATTAGCTGAAGGTTTGGGTATTGCCGAAGAAATATTTTAACTATGAATTTTTATTTAATACAATCATTCGTAAAAAAACTAAAAGATGAACGAAACAAGAAGACCAACCAACAACTTAGACACGATAGTGTTCGAAGAATTGAACTTTCAACCACATCCGGCGGGAATGGGACAACAGTGCATAGTTCAATTCTCAAACGGATACGGGGCTAGTATAGTTCAAGGACCACACACCTACGGAGGTAAAGATGGTTTATATGAAATTGCCGTCTTTGGTAAAGATGGTGAAATATCCTACTCCACTCCAATTACGGACGATGTACTTGGTTATCTATCGGAAGAAGAGGTAGAAAAAACATTAACTGATATTAAAAATTTAGATTAATGACAACTGAAACTAAATTTAGAGCAGGAATTGCAACTTCTTTATTAGGGTTGGTGATGATGACATTTGCCTATCTTGAAAAAGATAGGAAGTACAATGAAACCTATGATAAATTAACCCATACACGGGATAGTTTATCTACTCAAAAAACATTGTCAGATAGTTTACACGATGAATTATTCATTTCAAAGGTTGAAAATGGTAGACACGAGTTTACCAGAGAATACTTCTTTGGTAAACACCCAAAACTACAATTAGAATACGAAAATTATTTACATCACGAAACGGAATAAAACATGTCAGATGAAGAATTTAGAAAACATATTAGTGGTGACCTAAATTTAGGTGGAACAAAATACTTAAACATAAAGGCCAGTACTATTATTAGTATGAACGAACAATTTACAGTTTATACAGAAGATGGACCAAAGTATTTAAATGTTAATATAAGTGCGGATTTTGATGAAATACCAAAAAAATATCATGAGGTATTTTTAAATGTATTGACTTCAAAATATTCAAACTCGGTTTCATTTGGGAATAATCCATTTTCGGAATGTAAACCAGTTCAAAAAAAGAAGTGGTGGCAGTTTTGGAAAACAGAATATTTCACAATTTAAAAATATACACATGAAGTACGCAGCATTATTGATGTTTGTTACGGGTTTATGGATTGCTTATGAGATTTGGAGAGCACCATTACTTGAAGAAACTGAAAATGGTAATTATAAAACTAAGAGACCAACTAAAAAACTAAGTGACTTATGGCGAAAGCGAAACTAGTATACGATTTAAACGAACCAGATGATGTAATGGCACATAAAAGAGCCGTTAAATCATTGGATTTAGCATTAGCACTATGGACCATAACTCATAACACTAAGAAAGGGTTGGAGTGGTCTATGGAGGGAAAAGAGATAGACAAATACGACGCTCTTGAGTTGGTGTTTGAAAAGATACATGAAATCATATCCGAACATAATATCGATTTAGACGATCTAATTTTATGATATTTATCATATAAACAAATACTATGGCATACTCAGATAAGGTCTTAGACCACTACTCAAACCCTAAAAACGTGGGGACATTGGACAAATCTAAATCAAATGTCGGTACTGGATTAGTCGGTGCTCCTGAATGTGGTGACGTAATGAGATTACAAATAGAGGTGGTTAACGATATCATTGTTGACGCTAAATTTAAAACTTTTGGATGTGGTTCAGCTATCGCATCTTCTTCAGTTGCAACCGAATGGTTGAAAGGTAAGAGTTTAGATGAGGCGGTGACAATTGATAATATGGATTTGGTAGAGGAGTTAAATCTTCCTCCAGTTAAAATACATTGTTCAGTATTGGCGGAAGATGCTATCAAATCAGCAATAAACGATTATAGAAAAAAACAAGGATTAGAGGAAATAATCTTTGAGGAAACTCACATTTAATGGTAACAGTATCAGAAAAAGCAGCAATTAAATTAAATTCACTTATTGAAGAAAGTGGGTTTCAAACTCCCTTTGTTAGAGTGGCTGTTAAAGGTGGTGGGTGCAGTGGATTATCATATGACCTTTCATTTGATACCGAGCAACAACCTGCCGATACTCTTGCAGAAAACAATGGAGTAAAAATTTTAATAGACAACAAATCATTACTATATCTTTTTGGAACCGAATTAGATTTCTCTGATGGACTTAACGGTAAGGGATTTCAATTTATTAACCCAAATGCATCTCGTACTTGTGGATGTGGGGAAAGTTTCGCTCTTTAATTTTTTTATGTGAATAATTTTTTGTATATTTTATATATAAATTTTATTCATGGTTACAGAAGAAGAAATTATCGAACATGTAAAAAGTTTATCTTATCAAGATAAAATAAAACTAATCAATAAAATTACCCCATTAAAAGATTTCAATAATCAAAAATATAGGGATAAGATTATGAGAGAGATGTTTGATATTCCAGAAACAAAGGGGTATTATGGTCCTGATTCAGAAACCACATCCCTTAAATCCGTTTCAATAACCCCAACCAAAAATAAAACATATAATATTACTAAAGGAAAAACTTTAGGTATATTGGGTAGAATTGATAAGGTCAGTACACATGACAATTCAGACACCATATTTGGTTTATTTAGTGAGGAAGGGGAAATTAAATTTGTTGTATTAGTTCATAGTGATGAGAATCTAGATAATCTTTTTAAAATGGAAAGAGAAATTAAACAAAAGAAGATGGAAAACGCTAAGAACAAATATGACGGGGTTACAATTAATTTCAAAGTCATTTTAAAATATAATTTATCATATAAAATTTTATATAAAAGTGACGATATTATATTAAAACACATTTAAATTTAAAACTATGCCAGAATTTACATCAGAAGTAGACATCGACCCAAGTGAATTTATTGAGTCTTGTAGTAAGAAAGAAAAAGACAGATTAGTTGAAATCCTTATTGAGGATGGATACATTCAATCAGACCAAGAAACTAAGAGTACTAACAATGGTGTCCGTAGACCGAACATTAATGACCAAACATTTTGGGAAAGTTTAGAACGTCTTGCAAAGTGTAGGCATTTATTATCCATCGAAGAAGAGAACTTCATCAATAACCTATCTAACAAGTTCAAATACATACGTTAATGAAAGTACTTGAGTTATTTGCGGGTAGTCGTTCAGTAGGAAAGATTGCAGAAGAATTAGGAATGGAAGTATTTTCATCTGATTTAATTGAATTTGAGGGTATTCATTACCCAATTAGTATATTAGATTTTGATGTATCTAAAGTTCCGTTTCAACCCGATGTAATTTGGGCATCTCCACCATGTACTGGTTTCAGTGTTGCAGCAATCGGTCACCACTGGTCAGGAGGTAAAGGTGCTTATATACCTAAAACAGAAACCGCAAAGTTGGGTATTGAATTAGTTAGAAAGACATTAGAAATTATTAATCACTTCCAACCAACATATTGGTTTATGGAAAACCCACGAGGTGTTCTTCGTAAGTTAGATGTTGTTAAAGGATTGAAAAAGAATTCTGTAACTTATTGCCAATATGGTGACGAGAGAATGAAACCAACTGACATATGGACTAACAGTGATGTGTGGACTCCAAAACCAATGTGTAAGAATGGTGACCCATGTCACGTTGCCGCACCAAGAGGTAGTAGAACAGGAACACAAGGTCGAGCCAACGCTTACGAAAGAAGTAAGATACCGGCAGATTTATGTTTAGAAATATTAAAAAGTTGTTTATGATAGATTTAGTAGGGTGGGCGGCATCCTTTGTTGTTTTAGTGTCTATGACATTTAAAACAATGTGGAAATTAAGATTGGTGAACTTAGTTGCGTGTGTTATGTGGATAGTGTATGGATATCTTATATCAAATAACCCAACCATATTTGTAAATTTTGCAATATTGGTTACGCACATAATTTGGTTTATTAAAAACAAAGTACATGAAAATCAAACACCCGTTAGTTAAAGGTGTGGTTAAAGAAGTGGCACCTCGAATATATTGTGTAACTATTGATGATGATTATGATAGAGCAATGTTATTCTGCCGATACCAAGAATTTTACGAGTCTCCATATAAAAAGTTCAGAGGTAAACCATTCACTTGGATGGAGTACATGAGACATTATAAAACCGTTTGGAAGAAAGGAGTATTCACTTATCCCGAAGATTGGTCAGGTTATAATATTCCATGTAACATGATACAACAAGCACATCATATATTTTGTGGTGAAACTGAGTACGATAATATAATGAATGACATTTATTGGCATTGTGAAAAGGATTCAATGGAAAAAAATGACGGTAGACAAACTGATTGGTATTTGATTGGTGCAAGTAGTAAAGACTTAAAGACAATGGACCACGAGATTGCACATGGTTTATATTTCACCAATAATGAATACAAAAAATTAGTTAGTAAACTCATAAAACAAATCAAACCAACTCATTATGAGAAGTTAAAAAAGAAACTAATCAAGATGGGATATGTGGACGATAAAAAGATTATTGATGATGAGATTCAAGCATTTATGTCGACCGGATTATATAATGGTTTAGACACGAAGGAGTTAAAAAAGTACGAAAAAGATTTTGAAAAGAACTTTAAGAAATTCATATAAAATACCATTTTAAAGATATATATGTAATGTAAAAAAACATATATGATTGAAAAATTTGATCCATATCATCAACACCTTTTAATGAAAATTTGGATTAACCACCCACCAAAAGAGGTTGAGACTTTAAATAAATGGTTTGTTGATTTAGTTCACAAAGTAAAAATGGAAGTAGTCGGTGGTCCAACGAGTGTTTATGTGGACTATCCAGGTAATGAGGGTTTAACGGGGACAGTTACTCTTGCGACCTCACACTCATCAATACACATATGGGACCAAGACCAACCGGCGATGGCTCAATTTGACATTTATAGTTGTAAATGTTTCTCATTGTCAGATGTGTTAGAACAATTTGAACCTTGGGGTATTGTTAATGCGGAGTGGGTAATGATTGATAGAAATAGTAAACCAACGGTAATATCCGAAGGTACTTGGTCTCCACAAATTGAATATATTAACGAAAACTCTTAATATAATTAAAAATATTTCATATATTTGTATAGGTTAATAACATTATATGAAAGTAATATTTTTAGATCACGACGGAGTGATTTGTCTATCAACGGAATGGGGTGGTAGACACAAAAAACAAAAAAAATTAGGACGTAAGTTAAGTCAATCGGTAGAATCTTTACCGGTTGACGCGCGCTTTGACAATTTTAATAAGAAAGCAATTGGAATACTAAATGAAATATTGGAAGAAACTGATGCTGAAATCGTTGTCTCATCTGATTGGAAAAGATGGGCCACTGTTGAGGAGATGGGTGAATATTATGAGTTACAGGGAATCAAAAAGAAACCCATAGCATTCACAAAGAAACTAATTGATAGTGACGTACCTCAAAATTTTGTATGGTCACCAAGATGGGAATTAGAACAAGAACGTTCAATCGAGATTAACCAATACCTACAAGACCACCCTGAGATTACTCATTGGGTTGCGGTAGACGACCTGAATATGGGTATACCTCAAACACATAATAGTTGGGGTGACATGGTAATGGAGTGGGGATTGACTAACTTTGTTTTAACACCAAAGAGTATTGAGGGTATTAAACAAACAGGAATTAAAGAGAAAATTTTAAAATACTTAACTGATGATTTATAGGACTAGAAAGTTGATTAAACCAGGTGACTTAAACCCAAGAGGAACTTTATTTGGTGGTCAATTATTAAAATGGATTGATGAGGAGGCGGCAATCTTTGCCATTTGTCAGTTAGGTAGTCCTAATATCGTAACTAAAGCAATGTCTGAGATTGATTTTGTAACTACCGCAAAGCTCGGAGATGTTATTGAATTTGGTATGGACTTAGTTAAATTTGGAACAACATCGGTTACGTTATGTTGTGATGTTAGAAACAAAAACACTAAACAATCAATCATTAAAATAGATAAAATCATTTTCGTTCTATTAGATGAAAATGGTAAACCTAAAGCACACAATAAAAAGAATAAATAATATGGAATACTTAATTTTATTTTTGGTCATATTCATTGTTATTGGATTTATTTCATGGAGGTGGGTTGTTGGTATTGATTACATGCAAAAAAATCATCCCGATTACAAAGGTGATGATTTTCTTAATTGGGGTGATGAAGACAACCAAGATGATAAAAATCAAATCATGTAATGGCAAAAAAGAAACCTGATTTAGTTGTATGGGACGAAGAAAAAGGATATTATCAAAGGGAATTAACTTATGGTAGTAATCAGGGTGCGCCTGCGATTAAATTGGAGGATGTTGGTGGTTGGAAACAAATGCAAGCGGGAATTGCCAACAAACAATTTAAATCAAGATACGATGAGTTAAAGGAAGAGTTTCAAAAGTTAATTGATGAAGTTAATTGGAATGAATTAGTTTATCAATCATCTTACTCATTCATACCGGTTATGGGTGAAACTTATCACTTATATGTTAGGGAAGATGAGTCAACATTTCTATCCTTAATTCACCCCACACAATGGAATAAAAAATATGTCGGGTCCTTCAAACTAGACTCAACACAAAAATGGATAAAAGTATAGGTTTGTTATATTTATATTGATATGAAGAAGAATTTAATCGAACAGCTGGAAAGAATCCACAGACTTAACTATGGTAAAGAAGCCATCAAAGAAGGGTTTTTAGATAATATCCTTAAGGCTGTCGGTGTTAAAAAGACTGACAATCCTAAGAAAGCTGATTTAGTCTCTGACGACGTTGAGTCATTTTATAGTACGTTAGAAGATGCCGCTAATTCTGGTGGTTTGTCACAACAACAAAAGGGTTCGATGAATTTCCAAAAGAATGTTGAATCGATGCAAATTGGTTTAAAACTATTGGGTTATGAATTACCAAGATATGGTGTTGATGGTCTTTTTGGACCTGAAACTGCATCCGCGGTTGGTAAGTTTACAAGTGAAAAAGTAAGTGGTGATACTAAAACCGCAATTAATGAGGCGTTTGTTCGATTGGGTGATACGAGTTATTCTAACGTAAAATTTGACGGTGATGGGACTCAAAATGACCAAATAAATCAACCACTATTGGATGATTTACAGACGGCAGCATCTAATGCGGGTGTGACTGTTACAATAACAACTGCAAAATCTGGACACGGAAATTTAACAATAAATGGAAGACCGAGTAGACACGCCACAAATACTGCTGTTGATATTGCAATATTAGATGGTATTGGTGCGGGTGGAGCATCAAACAAATCCAATGGTAACCCAAAATTTAGAGAATTAGGTAATAGAGTAAAGAACGAGTTAATTAATATAGGTTATTCATTAAACGCCGAGGGTGGTAATCAAAAAGCGGTATTATGGCAAACAGACATCGGAGGCAATCACTATAATCATTTACACGTATCTAATAAAGAAGGAGTTTCAGGTTCTGCACCATCAGAAACGATGGCTAAAGCAACACCCGAAATGCTTAAAAAATTAATTGAATTATTAAAAGAAAAAGGAGTTACTTCTGAAGATTTAAAAAAGAATATTGACACAATAAATGTTGATGATTTGGCAGATAAGAACTTCTACGCTAAGTTACTAGAAAACTTAGGAGCACCGATTAGTGATGAAAATATGAAATTCATGTACGCTTGGAGACAAGCTGAAGGTAGAGGAGGTACATACAATCCATTCAACACAACGTGGAATCTACCAAATTCAACCACGATGAATAGTGCAGGTGTTAGAAATTACACATCGTTAGAAGATGGAATGGTTGCAACTGTTAAAACCCTAAAAAATGGTAGATACGATTGTATTGTTAACGGACTAAAGAATGATATCGGAGCATCCAACATTGCAAGATGTGAATCCCTTAAAACTTGGGGTACGGGTGATTTAGTTGCCAAAGTTGTTAATAGTTATAACAACGGAGCAAATCCCAAAATATCCGGTTTAGCGTAAATTTATATAATTTTATTAGTATTTTCTTGGATTTATCAAATATAATCGGTATTTTAGTATTCTAAAACCTATTATATGCCAAAAGAAACATGTATCTTGTGTGGTAAAGAAACACACGAAGAAATAACAACACACGTGGATTTCAGAACTGGTTATGTCGATGGAGCGGGACAATTATGTATTGAATGTTATCGAAAAGGTAACTCATCAAGTAGAAATCACATAATGATACCAGAGGATTATATAAGCGATTACCCTAACGATATGGAGTTAGGTTCAAAAGTTAGAGAATTTTATCACAACTCATATAAGTAACATGAACATTTTCTTTTTAGATTGGAACCCAAAAAAATGTGCAGAATACCATAACGATAAACACGTCGTCAAAATGATATTAGAAACTGCCCAATTACTTTGTGGTGCACATTGGGCAACCGGTGGAGAGGCTCCTTATAAGTTATCCCACAAGAATCATCCTTGTTCTGTGTGGGTTAGAGAGGATTTACAGAATTATATTTGGTTAGTTGACTTAGGGTTCAACCTATGTCAAGAATATACATATCGATACGGAAAACGTCATAAAACACAGGATATTATTGAGTGGTGTGCTTATCACAGACCAAAAATTAAGGATTTAGAATTCACGCCACCAGCACTTGCAATGCCCGATAATTATAAAGTGTACGATGACACCATCCAATCTTATAGAAATTATTATCTTGGAGATAAAAAGGAATTTTGTAAATGGAAAGGTAGAGAAACTCCAGAATGGTTCCAATTGTAATAATCCGAGTATTTATATAGATATAAGAAATCTACAACCAAATGAAAGAAATATTAAAAAAAGATTTACTAGCTAAATTGAACGAATCATCCCTTGAAATGGATGAAATGTCAAAATATAATCCAGGTAGAGAAGAAAAGAATCCATGGGATGAAACTCCTGAAGAAAGAGAAGAAAGACAAAGATTTGAGAAAAGATCTGTAACAAAGTCTTATCGTTTTCAGAAACCTCCGATTGGTACAAGACCAGAAGATATGCCACCGGTTGATATTTGGATTTATAATCCAACAAAAGACCCACAAGGTGAGAAAACTGCAGTTATACCAACAGGTTTAGAACCAATTACTGAAGAGCAATTAAAGGCGGCAAACCCTAAGTTTTTTGAATGGGCTCAAAAAGAAATGGGAGATAGAATTCATATCATTCGAATGAAAAAAGTTCATCATGACCCTCTTGAGCCAGGTAAAGCTAAACCCTCACCTAAAGCACTTGGTCTTAGACAAAAAACTAATTTAAGTTTTGAAACTAAAGATTCTGGCCCAACGAGTGAAAGAGAAAAAATATTAAGAAGTTTTAACCCAATTGTTAGTAGAGTATTAATTAATCAAGAAGTAAACGATAAGTTAATCGAATCTGGATTCCCTCCGTTAAAAATGCCTGACCAAATGTTTAAAGGTCAAAAGGCGGCAATTGATAGACATAGTACAATTGGTAATAGTGAAATTAATTTTGGCGGACACAACTATGATTTCTATTTAAACATTGCGGATTTTGCACAAGCGAATGAAGATAGATTATATGGAGATGCTCCAAGTGTTGATATTTTAACCACTCACATGCCTCGTCAATACAATCCAGGTGCTAACTGGGATGCATTAAGACCTACCGAGAATATGGATTTAAATTATAAAAATGATCCATTAACTCCATTGTTAAAATTAGCGAAGAGAGGATATCGTCCTGAAGATAGAGATGTTGCCGTTTCAAGTAGTATCTCAATTAGAGGTATTGAAAGAATACAAAATGATGGTAATTCAATATTTGAATGGACCGTTGATTTCAGTACATTAATTGGTAAGAAATTAAAAGACCAAATGAGAATTGCTGGTAATAATAGACAAAAAGATAAAAACTTTACATGTACGGAATCATCTGTACCATTTTTATGTGCGGGTAATCCATTACAATATAGTGAATGTGTTGAGGCTTTAGTTAAATGTTTAAATAAAGTTAAGGGTGACATCTTATCAATGGATGTTACTGCGGAATTAGAATCAAGAAGTGTTGTTGATAGAAGTGATATCACACAAAGAATGAATGAAGATACCATATCTAAGTTAGTATCGAACATTATGAAACAAATAAAAAGAAATTAACCTCTCCTTGGTAATTTCCAAGGACTGACCTACGTAGGGTTTCAGTTAGTCCCCCAAAGAAATTTGGGGGATTTTTTTGCAATATTTTGGAATATCAATAATAATATTTATTTTTGTGTTATAAACTAACTCACAATGAGCACAAACTACTACAGAATACCAACACACGAAGAGATGTTGAAAAGACAACAAACTCTAATTCAACAAGTTACAACAATGGACATGTCAATAGAAAACCTCGAAAGGGGAATGAAGTATATCTCACCAACAAAAGATTGGGAATGGTTTTCACCTTGGGAAATGTTTATCGATGGAACAAACATTCATTTAGGTAAACGAAGTGTGGGTTGGAAATTCTGTTGGAATTTCCATAAGGACAAATACTACGACAGTAAAGAAAGTCTATTAGATTTTATTCGTTCGGGTAGAGTTGTTAATGAATATGGTGAAGAACAAGATATTGAGGAGTTCATCATAATGGCACTCGAATGGGGTGAACCTGACGGTTGGGTTGTAAATGCGGAGTATCGAAAAGAACAACGTCAGAAAGGTGTGGGTTCTTTCTTTGATAAATCAGAATATGATGATAAGATTGTAGACGGATTAAGAGTTTCATCAGCGACAGATTTTTGTTAATATGATTAAGATAGAAAATAATAGAAAGGTTTGGATAACATCCGATACACATTATAACCACACAAACATATGTCGTGGTGTAACTAAATGGAGAATGTTAGATGGTTCTGTACCTGAAGCACAAACTAGGGATTTCATGAATTTAGATAAAATGAATTCGGCAATTGTAAATAACATAAATGAGTTTGTTGGTCAAGACGATGTGCTGATTCATTTGGGTGATTGGTCGTTTGGTGGGTTTGAACAAATAGAAGAGTTTCGTAATAGAATTATCTGTAAAGAGATTCATTTAACTTTTGGTAATCATGACCACCATATTGAAAGGAACCGTGAGGATTGCCAAAGACATTTTGCATCATCACAATGGTTCCTACAATTAAATTATTTGGGTGAGACGCTTGAGTTGATGCACTATCCAATTGCTTCGTGGAATGGACTGAATAAGGGACGTATTCATCTTCATGGACATTGTCACCTACCTAACAATAAAAAGTTCGGTAATGGTCGTAGAATGGACGTTGGTATGGATGGGAATCTTGACTTTGCACCATATAATTTAAGAGACATAGTTAACTCAATGAAGAATAGACCAGTTGGTTCTGAACTTGGGGTTGATGATCATCACATTGATGAATTAAAAAATGTTGACCGATAATTTTTTTATTCCGAAAATAATTCATATATTTTTATAAACACAAACCACACATGAAAGAAACATTAAAAAAAGTATTTGACAAGCGCATTTTGGCTCTTGTTGGATTAATATTTGGTATCGGTCTAACTTTTCAATTTATCGTATTTCCAGGTTTAACCACCGCGGATACCGTTTTAAACATCCTATCGATATTTGTGGGGATGTTCTCACTTTTATTTGCGTTCTATTTTATACAATCGAAAGATTTATTTAATTTTTCATCAGATAAAGATGAAATTATCCTACCAGGAGAAACAGAATACGATTACATCCCAAAGGACAAGATTGTTAAAAAGAAAAGAAATCCAAAACAATTTACTGAAGTTAAAAGTGAAGAACCTTTCGTGAAAACCAGAAAGAAAAACAAACCTGAGTTCCCAATGAAACCTCACCACACAACAATTAATAAAACAAAATAATATGGCAAAATTTAGAAAAAAACCCGTAGTAATAACCGCGGTACAATACGATGGTAATTTTAGATGTTTAGACTGCTTCTCAATTAGTGAAGTGTCACATTTTATTGTTTCAAAAGATTCGGAGGGTAATCAATGTATTAAGATACCAACCTTAGAAGGTGAAATGATTGCATCAATTGGGGATTATATCATTAGAGGAGTACAAGGTGAGTACTATCCGTGCAAACCTGATATTTTTGAAATGACTTATGAAATGGTAGAAAATTAATAACAAAATAATATGGCAAAATTTAGTAGATACGACTATCGTTATGATAATCATGGTAATCGTAGGTCAGAGGAAGAACTTGACCGTTTAGAAACACAATTTAATAATGAACAACAATTAAAACTAAAAAAAATGATTAAGGCAATCGGAGCAAGCGTTATAGGATTTTTCCTATTAGTGGTATTATTCAATTCGTGTGAGAGAATTGATGCAGGTTATGTGGGTGTTAAAGTAAACCAATATGGTGATAACAAAGGTGTGGACGATGTAGTAGCAGTTACCGGTATGGTATTCTATAACCCACTTACTACAAAAGTATATGAGTTCCCTACGTTCATTCAACACAAAGAATATAAAAAAACAGAGGATGCTGATAATTCATTCATTGTAAATTCAAAGGATGGTTCGGAATTTTCCGTTTCACCAATCATGAACTATTCAGTTCAAAGAGATAAAGTACCTGCAATTTTTAGTAAGTATCGTAGACCTTTGGAAGATATTGAGGAGGGATTCTTGAAGACATCAGTATACGATGCGTTCAGATTAGCAACTAACAAATATACGGCTGATGAATTAATTAGTAATAGAGCAGTATTTGAGGTTGAAGTTCGTAGATTATTAGACGCTCAGTTATTAAAAGAGGGATTCGTTATCAATCAATTCACATCAAATTTAATTTATCCTGAAACATTTAAGAAGTCTATTGAGGCTAAGAACAACGCAGTTCAGGCGGCATTGAGAGCGGAGAATGAAGTTAAAACTGCAGAAGCTCAGGCGAAGATTAAAGTAGCAACTGCGGAAGGTAATGCTCAAGCGATGTTAACATCAGCTAAGGCGGAATCCGAGGCAAATAGAATGAAACAACAAACTCTTACACCGTTATTATTACAATTAGAGTATATCAACAAATGGGATGGTAAGTTACCAGTATATGGAACAGTTCCACAGATGTTCAAAAATATTCAATAATGAAATTTACCGAAACAGAAATAGAAGGTTGTTACATAATAACCTACGATACGTTTCATGACGAACGTGGTTACTTCGCCGTACCATATAATAAAGATATATTCAATAATAATGTGGGGTATGAAGTGGAGTTCATTCAGGATAATATGTCATATTCTCATTTAGGGACCATTAGAGGACTTCATTTCCAAACAGGTGAGTACGAACAGGCCAAACTTGTTACGTGTATCACCGGACGAGTATTGGATGTTATCGTTGATATTAGAAAGGAATCCCCAAGTTATGGTAAGGTTGTTGAGGTTGAACTTGGTTGGAAAAAAAACAAACAAGTGTTCATACCAAGAGGATGTGCTCACGGATTCTCGGCGTTAAGTGATAATACAATATTTCAATATAAAGTTGATAACCCATACAACAAAGAAAGTGAAGGTGGGATTATATACAACGACCCAACTTTGAATATCAATTGGAGAGTGAGTGGTTACTTAGAAAGAATATCTGAAAAGGATTTAGAACTACCAACTTTCTTATCTTTATAGTGTATTTATAAGAATAAAACCTAATAACAAGTATTTATATATAAAATAGAATTATGTCAAAAGTTATTAAATTAAAACAATCTGATATTGAAAGAATTGTTTCAAATATAGTTAACGAGCAAGAAATGGGGGATGTAAATCCTGATAGTATTGCTCACGAAGAAGAAATAGATGAGGAAATGGGTGGTGGAGACATCGACGTTTATCCCGCTAAAGATGCAAAAGGTAACTTGTTTTTAGTCAACGCAAGGACTGGCCAAATTGTGGCTAAGGACTAATATATTCTAACCCTCACAGAAAATGTGAGGGTTTTTTATGCTATTTTTTGGAATATTCAAAAATTTTATTTATCTTTGTTATATGAAAAACACAGAGTACAAGATATATTGTGACATGGACGGAGTCTTGGTTGACTTTGATAAAGGTTACAAAGAATTAACCGGTGAGGATTTAACCCCTGGTGTGCATAGAAATGACACAGACTTTTGGGACCCGATTAATAAAGCCGGTTATGATTTCTGGATTAAATTGGGTTGGATGAAAGATGGTAAAAGATTATGGAATTATATTGAAAAATATAAACCAGAAATATTATCTGCACCATCTAGACAAAACGATTCAAGAGTTGCAAAACATGATTGGGTTGAAAGAGAACTACCCGACACACATTTAATTCTTAGAAGTGCAAAACATAAGAAAGATTTTGCAACACCAACATCAATTCTAATTGACGACAGGTTGGATAATATTCAAGGATGGAGAGATGCCGGTGGTATTGGTATTCATCATGTTAATACTAAACATACCATTGACCAATTAAAAGTTTTAGGATTATAAAATATAATTTATGCTATTCAAATATACTATTAGTTTGGAAGTTGAGGTTGAATTCGAGGCACCATTGTTAGGTGCCGACAACACCAAACACAAAAGAAAGTATGCTGGGTCAATTGCAAAAAAAACACTTCAAGAGATGGTAAGTCTTAATAGTACTTCATTAATTGTTGATAGAAATATTGAAGAGGACAACTTTAATGGAACAATTAAAGGTCGTGCACATTTAGGTAAATCACTAAAAAACAAATATTAAAATGAAAAAGTTAATTATATTAATAATGTTGTTGGGAGTGACAACATTAGAGGCGAAGCCGAAATATCGTATTGAAACTTGGTTTCAAGACGAGTACCAATATTTTTTACCACAAAAAAAAGTATGGTATAAAACAAATTATTTTCCGTTGCCGTTTAAAGTATGGATATCTGGAGATTATCCATTTCAAAATAAAGACCAAGCGGAAGAAATAATTAAAAATTGGAATCAATCGGATATTGATAGAAAAAAATATAAAAAATCAGAATTTATTTATATAAAATAAAATAAAATACAAAATAATGTCAAAAATTAAAGAATTAAAAACCAATCCTGATAACAGTTTAAATTTGGTTACTGTACTTGAATTATTTAGTCCCGAGGGAAAATCTAAGTACACGGATTTGTTACTTAAATTAATGAAAGGCACGCCAAATTTAAAAGAACATACTAAAGAAATTAAAGAGACACTAACTAATGAATTTACATTTATCAGTATAGAAAAGTTGAATGGATTTAGTGAGATTCAATTAATGTTGTTGTATAAATTTGTTGATAGTTTTTTTAACGTTCAAGATTTGGTAAATTTTAAAAAATTCTGTGATTACAATGAGAGATGTCTTATTGACCAAAACGATTTAAGTAGATACAAAAAGTTTGAGGACATTGTTAATGCGGTTAGTATAGCCGACATGAAGGTAGAGACTAAGGATATGGAAAACCAAATCATTAAAGTTTACGAAGATGATGAGTGGTTATTACTTAGACCATTAACATACTTAGCATCCAAAAAATATGGTTCTAACACAAAATGGTGTACAACCCAATCAAACAATTCCGAATATTTTATTAAGTATAGTTCTAAAGGTGTTTTAATTTATTGTATTAATAAAAAGACAGGGTATAAAGTTGCCAGTTTTTATTCATTAGATAAAAATGACCAAGAGTTTTCATTTTGGAATCAAAAAGATACTCGTGTTGATTCATTACAAACTGAATTAAACGATGAGTTAAGAAAAATAATTAGTGAGACATCTATGGCTAAAAATGCCAAAACAAATAGATACCTATTAGATGATGACCAAAGAACTAAAGAAGATATTCTTTTAAAACATAATGGGTTATTTAAGAGTGGAGCACTTTATGAACCAACGGAACAACCCGAAAGACGATTGAGTGACAGGATTGGTGCCGCTATCAGAAGAGAAAACGAACCAACAGAAGAAATGTTAGAAGAAAGATCTGAAGAAGCGGAATATGAGGATAGTGAAAATGCTCAGGAACCACAAGAAGATTCGATATTGACTAGAATGATGTGGAATTCCACTGGAGAAACTAACTCAATCCCCGAAACTATTGAACATAACAGAGAAAGTTATTATATTAGAAATGGAGGACCAAGTACAGAAACACCAAGAGGGTAATATTTATAAGTATGAAAGTAATTGTAACAGAATCCCAATATCAAAGAGTTGTTTCAGAAGGGTTTTATGAATCTGAAAAACTATACCCAAGAGACTATATCGTTGGTAGATTAAACAGAGCTCCAAAATATATGAGAGAATATATTAAAAATTTACCTCATATCGAATGTACTGACAATCAAGGTATACAATCTATTTGTACCAAAATCCCCGAAGTGGTTTACCAATTTTTATTTGGGAATTTCTAAAATATTTTTGGAATATTCTAAAAATTAGAATATATTTGTAATCTAAAACAATAAAACATGTTAGAGAACATCAGTCCCTACGTTTATCCCGGTATTAAAAATAACGAGGAGTATAAAAAATTAAGAAGGTTTAAAAGGGATAGAATTACAAAAGAGGAAATACTTGATATAGTTGCTAAGAATTGCTGCGTCACTGCCTCCCAAATACTATCAAGAGTTAGAGATAGAGAAGTAATCGACGCCAGATTTATTTTTGTTGCGGTTATGAAAAGAGAGTTTGGTCACACCTTAAAACACATCGGTAAAATTTTAAACAGAGACCACACAACTATCATTCATTCATTGGAAACATTTGCCGATAGATACAAACAGTATGATGAATATAGAGAAGTTGCAGATGGGGTATTCGAAGAAATCAAATCAAAAATAGAGTAATGAAAACTTTAATAGTACATCCGGCCGATGAGTCCACTACGTTTCTTGACATAGTTTATAGGGACATCCCAAATAAAACTGTTGTTAAAGGTGGTTGTAGTAAGATGGACGTTATGAATCTTATAAAAGAACATGACCGAGTTATGATGATGGGACACGGCAGTCCTGGAGGTTTATTTTCAATAGGTCAATTTGATAACTGTGGTGCAAAATACGGTGGTTATATTATTGACCAATCAACGGTATCACTTTTAAAAGAAAAGGACAACAGTGTCTTTATTTGGTGTAATGCCGATAAGTTTGTTAATGTGTTCGGATTGAAGGGATTCTATTCTGGAATGTTCATCAGCGAAGTTGGTGAAGCGTTATATTGTGGATTACCCGGTACACAACAAGATGAAGTTGATGAATCAAACTATGGTTTTGTAAACATCATTGGTAAGTACATTAATGAAGATAAGAACGTCATATATGAAAATGTGATGAAAGAATATGGAATTATTGCGGAGGAAAACCCTGTTGCATTATACAATCACAATAGACTTTATAAATCATGATAACAAACAAACAATACAAAGTAGAACTCTTAGATGGTAGAATACCCGATAAGATATTCGAAACAAGACAAGAGGCGGTTAGAGAATACCGTGGTAACATTAGTAAATTAATCGAGTATCTCCCAAGAGAAATTAAAAAGACAGTCGACACATCTGGTGACCAACTTGCAATATTAATTAGTGCAAGAAGTAACGAAGATTTAGACATATCTTTAGATTGTAGTTATGCAGTAATGTATAATTGTCCTAAAAGAGATAAGATATATCCTGGTATGAAATACTTGGAGGTGTCGGATGAATATGTTTTGGAGGCGGTAATCGATAAGTTAGAAAAATATGAGAAAGGTGCACATCCACATTGGAAAGGACCGGGTTATAAACCCACCAAAGAATGGAAATGGGCTATCTATCACAAGAATGGTAAGTTAATTAGAAGGGACAACGCAGAACAAAAATATAGCAACTCCTTGAAGGGAACTCAAGGAGGAATTAGTTACATCAAAATTTAAATCATGTCTAAAAAACCAACACAATACCCATTGGTGATTAGAGAATTAAGAGACTATATGAACGCCGAAGATTTGATTATTACATTATCATTTGGTAGAAAATGCTTAAGTGAAACACTTTATGTAAGTGGTGAATGGGAGGGTAAAGATTATTCACTTACCGCAGACATCAATTGGAGAAGTGGGGAACTTAAAACAACCGAAATGGACGTTTTTCAATTGGTTAAACTATTGAAAACCAAGAACATTTCGGAGATGAATCATAAAGATTTTAATGGTTTGGAATTAATTGAAACAAGAGACGGAGATACAAGTTTTTATGATTTGGAATGGAGTGAACCTTTAACTGAAGAAGAGGAAGAAGTGGCACCAAGTGAATGGGATATGTACAATGACGGAGACATAAACGATGCTTGGTACGAATTCGATGGAGGTATCGATAAATTAGAAATAAGAGTTGGTGATTACGCAACCGAAATAACAGAATAATATGGATAGATTTCCCAAAGGATTTGCAAGATTTTTAAGTTTAATGTCAGCCCTTATTTTAGGATCTTACATTACCCAACAGTTTAAATTTAATCAACCTGTTGAATTTTATAGATATTTTTTAACCTTTATGTTTGGTTTGATATTCTATATTCACGGAAATTCAAAAGATTAATATGAAAAGATATAATTGTTTTTTAATTATCGGTAGTGAATTAAGAGAAGTAACGGTTCTTGCTGATACGGTACACCCCGATTCCACATGTGCGACTAGATTTCATAAGAAAGTAAATGTAATTGGGGAGTATGGATCACGAGAAACTCATTTTGAACTTGTGGCTCAGTACCCATCTGATAGATTGGTTATAGAATCGATTGAAGATTTAACCATTGAGTAGTATTTATTAATATGAAAAAGGTTATTTTAACAGAAGCACAGTTTAGTAAATTGGTTGAACAAACCGTATTTTATGATTTGAGTGAACTACCATCTCATATTGAGTCTATAACGAAAGATGTTATCGAGGGTAAGAAATCTATGAGTAAACTAATTGGTTTTTTAAAAACAATCAATATTGGTAATATTCTTGAAGAACCTGCAAAGTATTCTAAAATCGTTCAAGATTGTTCTAAACTACATGAAGTTTATAGAGCAAAAAATAACAAATATTGGGATATTAGAGATTCGTTCGACGAACAGGAATATGAGAATGGTGGACGTTATAGTGACGAATTTTACAAATTTGACCACTTAGTAAATGATATAGATAATTTACAAACAGATTTAGATAACTTACATGACATGTATAATGATATTATTGAACCATTTGTTGAATATGGTAAAGTGTCTGAAAGAATGTCATATTTTGAAAAAGAATATCCACCTGAAACAATTAATATTAAACCAATAGATAACAACCCTGAATAAATTTCAGGGTTTTTTTTTGGAATATACAAAATATTATTGTATATTTGCATGTAAACAAAATATAAAAGATGAACAAACATTTTGAATTTAGTGAAGAAGATTTTAATGACCCTAAAAAGTTTATGAAAAAATTTAGGGCTATGTTAAAAGATATGAGGGAGGGGTTAAGTGATGATAGAAGAAAAGAATTGGATGATTTTATGAAGAAAAGTAGAGTTAAAACTGATATGTTTGAAGTTCGTAATGTTAGAGGTGTGAGGTCGTTTGGTTTATTTGAAGAGGTTATGAATATTACTGAGTTCATGATAACAAACGGAATCGAGAGTTTCTTTTCTATTCCAAGAAGACCAGGTAAAACTTATGACGAACACATTGACGCCGTTTATGAACATTACGTTAATGTTGAGCAGTTAGAATTTGACGAAACATTTATTAGTAACGTTAATTACCTTCTTGAATATTATGTTGAGGATGAACAATACGAAAAATGTGTTTATCTCCAATGGTTGAAGGAACAATACACAGAGTACATTTCAAAGTAATTTAAAATGGAACAATGTCAAAAAATAAAATTTGGAAAAAAGGAAGTTAAGACGGTCTTAAACTACATTCGTTTTAAACAAAGTAAACGATGGAGAAAAGAAGTACGATACTACCATTGTTCAGATTGTAACCATTGGCATTTAACATCTTGGGACAATTATGATGAAGAACCAATAGACATCCAAATAGATTATTCTAAATGGGAAAAATTATTAAAACAAGAATTATAAAACATGGAAATTAAAATTAAAATTAAATATCATATCGAAGTTGGTGAAGAAATTATTGAGTGTGAAACTTTAGAACAAGCCGAAAAAAAGATGAAGAATTTAAGATCTTCTGAATCTGAATTTTATCTTTATCGCACAGAATTAAAAGGTAAATCAATTAAAGAAATCTATTTAATCGGTAATTAATTCATATGGTTAAATCGTTTAAATTTTTTGTTGGTAATGAAGAGGACGAAGATTATCCAATCGAAGATATGGATATCGAAACCTTAGATGATGATAGTCCTTCTTGGTCATGGACATGTATGTTACCATTAGATGGTTACACATACGATATTGTCGAAACCCAAAGCAATGGGATACATGAATTCTTAAGTAGATTCCCAAACAGATTTTGTGTTCCTGTGTTATCGATAACCGGACCAAACGGAAGATTTCATGATACTAACACACAATATGATGATGGTTGGGGATTTGATATCACATCCGATTTACTTACAATAAGATTTTTAAGATTTGAATCTTAGTTTCTTAAAAATAATAGTAATATTTTTGGATATTCAAAATATAATTCGTATATTTGTGGTATGAATACATCAATATTGACCTTTTTATTATCAATGTCACCATTGGTTATAAAAACTGCAGAAGCTCCAAGTAGATTTAATTATCCGATAAAGATAACTAAATCAATTAGTTATGAGACAGTTACCCTTACAACCTATTCTGCAAGCGTAGGAGAAACTGACTCAACTCCTCACATAACAGCATCGGGATTTAAGATTGATACTGCTAATCCAAAAAAACACAGAATCATTGCGGTTTCAAGGGATTTAAAAAAGAAATGGCCGTTTGGTACTAAGGTTAGAATTAAAAGTGCGGGAAAATATAACGGAGTTTATACCGTTAAAGATGTAATGAACAAAAGGTATAAGAATAGAGTAGATATATTAATTGGTGAGGATGATAGACAAACCACCATGAACAACGTAAGAATTACTAAAATTAAATAAAATGACTCCTGATTTCACAGTTAGACCATCCCAATTAATAAACATTCTTTGGGTATTTATTGGTGGATTTGCAGTATCTGCCGCAGTATCAACAGAATTTTATTGGATTGCACTTGTTGCACTAATACCAATCTATAAGATTTTAGATTATGCATGTTGGACCTACGATATCTATGACGACCGTATTGTAGAAAGTCGTGGTGTATTTTCTGTTACCACAAGAGAAGTGTATTTCCATAGAATTAAATCTGTAATGATGGAAAGACCTTTTTGGATGAGAATTCTTGGTGTTGGTAGTGTTATGGTTAGAAGTTCTGACCAATTCACCAGTTACTTTGTAATCTATGGTATCGATGACGTTGAGGAATTTGAAGAAGATTTTCAAGATGTTATTCAAGATAAAAGAAAGGAAAATGGAATGAAAGAACATGAAATATTTCAAATGTAAAATATAAAACAATTAATATGACATCAAAATTTTTTGGTTCACCAAAACCAAACCAAGTGAAGAAAGGAGATAAAAAAACTCCAACCACACAACCTAAACCAGTGAAGACCACTCAGATTAAAAAAAATAATAGAGGTAAATAATATGAACAAGTTAATAATTAAATTTAAAAAAATCCTACAAGAAATCTTGTTGGGGTTTAAAATTGCTGAAGAGAATAAACATAAATCCCAATGGGGTAAGTTTTAAATTAAAAAAATGTATGAGAGAATTCAAATTTTTCAGAGGGTACGTTGATAACCAATCGATAGGAATTAATTGGGATGAAATCAATAGAATAAATGAAATAAATAGATTACCAACTTGGAGTGGTACTAACTACCAACCAACATGGATTACTAATCCGGGTTATATTGTTCCACAACCATATACTATAACAACAACACCGGGTACTGGCACATATACGATTCCATTCAGTGGAACAATTAGTGGTTCATCAACGGGTTTTAGTTTAACAACATCAAATCCAAACGGAATAACTTATACTACGGGTGGTATGGGTGGAACTTTTACAACGACAGGTACAGTATCTACAAATACATTTTATACTTCAAATATTAAGTAATGACTAAGTTCGTTTTTTTCAGGGGTTATGTTGGAACATTAAATGTAATGGATGGAGAAACTTATGCCACCGCATCACTCAATGACGATACTCCCGAAGGTCATATGAATAGAAGAATGTTATATCACACAAATCATAATCTTCTTGATAATGTTAGAAGGGAAATACCAAGAGGTCGGTTTGGCACGCCCGAGAGACACCAAGATATCCTAAGAAGACTACAAATGACTAACGATTTAAGAGATCTAAATGATAACCCTATAAGATTATTCCAAACAACATCAGTAACAACAGTTAACCCGAAGTGGTGGATGAAGATAAAGATGTTTTTTCAAGAGGCTAATTTTAATGGTGAAATCTTAGGTATTATTTTTATTGCTGGTTCATTAACTATTGGTGTAATTCTCGGAATTGCTAAATTATTAAATGCATGGTAAGCGAGTTTAAGTTCTTTCAAAAGAACAAATATAAAGATAGATGTCGATTACAGATTGGTTCCTCATTTATTTTACGTGGATATTATTGTACCGTAACAAGAATGTTTGCAAACCATTTTGAATATTGGGTACAAGAAACGGAATTTACCATTGCTATGAGTTATAAAGATTATCTAGCCACACCATCGGCTGCAGGTAGACAATTAAATAGTATATGATAAAACCTTTTAAACTACTTAAAGGATACACATACAGTGATGAGTATACATTACCAACACAACAAAATCCACCATTCAATTTATCACATCGTCATTGGAATTTGTTACCTCAAGATTTGAGAGGTGCGACATTACAAGAAATGGAATGTTATATTCGTGGATGGGAAGATGCTCGTAGTAATGTTACGGTAAATCCATATATTGATAGAATAAGACGTAGTTTGTGGAATAGGGGGTTTCTAAGGTGGAGGGGTAGAGTAGGAATGAATTATCGTAATGTAAATCCTAACCTACCAATAGACGAAAGTTACCCTGAATATTATAACACAGATGATTTTGTTTTCTCTGATGTGTCCTCAATTATGTTTGACCCAATTAGTTCTCAACCATACAAACATATGATGTTTAGACATATTGAGGATGGAGATACGGTAGAAGGTAATAGAATATTTCCCGACCACCCAATGTGGAACTTCCTTGATATAATATAAATGACAAAGTCGGAAGTAAAAACGTGACAATCTCGGAAGTAAAAACGTGACAATCTCGGAAGTTAAGGATAATTATTATTTATGAGAGAAAGAATTATAGGACCTTATTTGGTTCAACAACAAATTGTATTAGATCCAGAGGGAGAAGTCATTTTTTATAAAATTGACTCACCATTATTTAATGGGGTAAAATTAACGGTTATGTCTGAAAGTGATTTAACTGAGGAAGTAATTGAACAACACTTACGGGTTCTGAATATAATGGTTTGATAATCAAAGTTATGGTTCTAAAGAACTATTTATGAGGATGAAAATACAAGCATTATTTATCTCAGATGTTCATCTGGGTTCAAAAGGTTCCAACGCAAATGAGGTCCTAAACATTCTCAAACAATACCAACCCGAATATCTATTCTTAGTTGGGGATATAATTGACGGATGGTTACTGAAAAGGAAGTTCCGTTGGCCCCAATCACATACCAATGTGTTAAGAAAGATATTATCACATTCAAAGAATGGGACAAAGGTAATATACATACCGGGGAATCATGATGAATTTCTAAGGGAATATGGTGAATTCTCTTTTGGAAACGTGGAGATTCATAATGAGTATGTATGGAAGAATACCTTTATTACTCATGGTGATTTATATGATGGTGTGGTTAAATTGAAATGGTTGGGTATTCTTGGGTCGGTTGGATATGACGCAGCAATATCCATTGATAGATTTTTAAAGAAGTTGGGGATGAAGAGATCACTATCCAAGTTTTTAAAGAATAAGGTTAAGGAGGCGGTAAAGTTTATCACACAATATGAGGTGGAGTTAACCAGACAAGCCAAGAAACATCGATGCACAACCGTGATATCTGGACACATTCACCATCCTGAGGATAGAATGATTGATGGTATAAGATACATGAACTGCGGGGATTGGATTGAAAACAATAGTTATATAATATACAACAACGATGAATATACGGTCATTAAGTAAGAGGTTAACAATAGTCATTCCATCCAAGAATGAGGGGATAGTATTATATAACTGCATTCAATACATATCAAGACAGAACCATATCGATGGGGTAAGAGTAATCATTGCAGATGTATCGGATGATAATGACTCCATAATATGGATTAAGAAAGCACAATTAGAGTTCAAACACTTATTAAAGATTACGGTAATCAAGGGAGGATATCCGGCAGAAGGAAGATTAAATGGAAGTATGTTGGTAACGACTCCGTATATGTTATTCTTGGATGCGGACATCTTATTAACCAATCCAAAGATTATTGAGGAGTGTTTATCTCATAAGAAGGATTTGGTAACGGTACTGTTCCATACGGACAAACCCTACAGATGGGTATTCAGGGTATTTGATATGTTTCAATCTCTATCTACTTTAATCGGTTCACCATTCGCCGTGGGAGGATTCCAACTATGGAAGACGGAATCCTATTGGGAAGTTGGGGGATATAACCCACAAGAACTATTCGCCGAGGATTATTCAATATCACAGAAGGTAAAATCAAAAAACTTTAAGGTGGTAAACATAGAAGGAACATATACGTCATCCAGAAGATTTAAATCTAAAGGGGTATTATGGATGTTCAAGATAATGATTAAGAGTTACATAAACAGAAAGAACCCAGAGTTCTTCAGACATCATCACAACTACTGGAATTAATATGGGAACAATATTTCCTGTCATGATATCATTTACAATTGTAATAGGATTGACTATTATTGTAATGATAATCGACCACATCACAAAAAAGAGATAAAAAAATTATATGAAAATTCTAATAATTGCAAAGGGGAGATGTGGTTCACATTCATTAATAGATTGGTTAGGTGAGGAATTTAACTTAAAAACCATTTACGAAAATGAAAATAAGGACACTTCGGTGGTCGATGACTATATTATTAAAAGACACCCATCATCTATTAAAGGAGATTTATCATCAGATTTTATCACCGATGGATACGATTACGTAATAAGGTTAATTAGGGAAAATACAATACTAACCGCTGAGAGTAATGTGTGGGCAGAAGAAAAACAAAAATATCACCCGAAGGGTAAGGAAAAATATATTATAGATGAAGCCTTTTTGAGAAAACACCATAGAGAAATTTGGAGTAAAAAAATAGGTTATGATGAATCCAACGACGTAATAAGGAATATAGGTGTTGGTATATTAGTTACATATGAAGAATTATTTTTATATGGGACAGGTCAGGAAAAGATAGAGAAGTATATGGGTTTTAAATCTACTTCAAAATTAAATACTGACCTCAAGAAAAGTAGATTTCACATAATGGATAAAACAGTATATACCACATATGATTTAGCATATAATAAAACCACTATCTTAGAAGAAATTATTAAACAAAAAGATTTAGTTATCGATAATTTAAACGAAAAGATTAAAAATTTAAACGAAACAATTGTAGATTTGGTATCATCAAAAAATAGATAATGATTAAAAGAAAGAAACCCTTTGCAAAGATTGTAAAGGAATGGAATGAGGCATCCACCATGGAAGTATGGGAAGGAGTAAGGGATAACTTTATATTTGGATTCCTTGGTGCAACCATTGTGGTATTCATCGCAACTAGAGCCGACCTCATGGTATTATTTGGATATCTGATATACTATTTCTTCATGGGGAGGATTGTCAATAGACCAAAATACGTCACGGACTTAGGTAAACTCATAGTGTTCCCCATCCCATCAGCACTTGGTGCATTCGCAGGATATAAGTTCTCGTACATTCTACAAGAGTTAACCCAACGTATATGAAGATATGTATAATATCATCCATAGGTAGATCTGGAACAACCTCACTATTTGATATGATGAGTTTATGTCTACCAAGATACTACACATGTTTAAATGAACCATTCGGTCGATTTCAAAGAGGGCATGAGATGAATCTTATTGAAAACGCCCCCAATGTTCTTGTAAAGGAGTTATTAAATAATACGGTTAACCATAAGGTTTTCCCATATGATTGGGTGTATCAGACCTTTGATAAGGTTATTGTGATGGATAGAAGAAATAAGTGGGAACAGGCGGAGAGTCACGCAGCACATTCATATAAAGGGGATAACTTTAAAAGTTGGCACAATAGAAGGGAATACGACTTAACAAACATACCCACGGAGTATATTAAGGCATTAGCAGACCAATCGGAGGATTTAATGCAATATCATAGGGGTAAGATTTACTATTACGAGGATGTGTTTATGGAACATAACTTGGATTTGTTAATGGAGATTATGAATTCTGTGGGGATAACAGAAATACCCAATCAAATACTAAAGGATTATTTCTATAGTCCCAAGAAGAAGGTAAGAATAGTAAAGACCCTAATTTAAGAGTGTCCAATTTAAAATATAACTGCGAACGGGGATTCCGGAGGTCTAATTTAAAATATATTTGGAATATACTAGAATATAACATATATTTGTGGTATGAGAAGAAAGAAACCATTCATGGATGATATCCATAAGACCACACCTGTAACCATCACCTATAAGTTCTATAATGACACGGTGATTATGAAGAGAGACGTATATGATTTAACAATTAGGGACCTAATGGAGTTAAATCGGTCCATGGTGGTGAATGTCTTTGATGAACAACTCTATCAGGAGTATATTATTCAATTAGCAGGGGAGTTAACAAAGAAAAAGAATCCAATTAAGAACTTTATTGAAAGAATATTAAGATAAGTTTGGAATTGTAATAAAGATATCTTATCTTTGTAAAAGAAATTAGTTCATTGACATTATTGGAAATATTATTTCATCTTCTTAATAGAAGATGGTGCCAGTTGTTTGGCACATAGTGAATTCTGAATAAACAGAATGTGGATTTATCCGTGGAGATTAATTTCTCACTCACTCAATACCTTTTATTTTTTAAAAATATTGTTCACAACTCATTGTAACATAGAAGGTTGTATATGGATAGGTTGTGAATACCATTACTTTGAAAGGTTTATACAACAGAGTGACTGTCTAAATGACTACGACCCGGTTGTGAATACCCCTACTTTAAAAGGTATATACAACCGGTATAGCTCTCATGTCATTAATGATTTGGTTGTGAATACCATTACTTTGAAAGGTTTATACAACAAACGATTGAAAGGTATATACAACCACCACATAAATGAAGATATATACAACATCCCATTCCATACTTTACATATTAAGGTATAAACAACGAATTGGTTATTAAAAGGTAATATACAACACGAAGTCTCACGACTTAAAGATTATTATTTCCAATAATATAAACAAAATAACCATGTCCATTAAAACAAGGAAGATTAAATTGATTGCGGTTGGTGAAACTGCAAAGGATAGAACAAAGGTCTACAACTACATTAAGAAGGTTGCAGATGATTTGACCCAAGTGGGAAATGAGGTTATAAGACTTCATGTGTGCAATCAATATGAAATTGACAGGTTAAAGGGTACAAATAATATTTCCAAGGGTGATGCAATTAAGATACTACAAGATTCACTTGGTACATCCATAAGGAATTCGGGGTATCAACTACTAACAAAATTCCCATATATATCTTCTCAAGTAAGGACATGTTTCAATTCTGTTATATATAAGACCATAAGTGATAACTTCTATGATATCCTTAAAGGGAAAGTATCCATTCCATCATTTAGAAAATCTAATCTATCCATTCCATTTTCAGCCAATAATGATAAAGAAACTGGTATAACGAACGCAATATACGCCGAGGGAGATAGATACTACATACAATTCCCATTATCGGGGGAAGAAAGAAAGATACATAAAAAAGTTGAATTATCCTTATTCTTCGGAAAAGATAGAAGTAATAATAGAATTATTGTAGATAGAATACTCAATAGTGAATATAAACTATGTGATAGTAACTTCAAAATAGAAGATAATGATTTATATCTATTGATTACCTATAAACAACCAGATAGTATTAAACCCGAAATGGATGTTAATAAGGTAATGGGTATAGACTTAGGTATTAATAGACCCGTATCCATTTATATTTCCAATGAAAAACATCAACCACGACAGATTAATATAGGATTAAAGATACAACATGAAAGGATGAAATTCTATAAACATAGAAAATCCCTACAGGAATCTTTAAAGTATTCTAAAGGTGGTCACGGTAGAAATAGAAAGTTGAAGTCTTTGGAAGATTTAAGAGATAAGGAAAAGAATTGGAGTCAATTAATAAATCATACTATCTCTCGAGAAGTTATCAGGATTGCTAACGAGTATAATGTTGGTGTTATCCATATGGAAGATTTAACAGGAATAACAACTAACTCTAAGGATTACTTCATGAAGAGTTGGGCATACTACCAACTACAAACTTATATAGTATATAAAGCAAAAGAACTTGGGATAACCATATTATGGGTAGACCCTAAGAATACTTCTAATACCTGTCCCACTTGTAAGGTTTCTGAACCATTGAATAGAAACGATAAAGATAAAACAAAATTCAGATGTATTAATTTGAATTGTAAGGACTTTGATATGGATAGAGATGCTGATATTGTAGGAGCATTTAATATAACACATACCTTAGGATTAGATGTAAAGTCTAATAGTAAAGAAGGTAGAATGAAAAAAGGTAAGGAGAAAAAATTTATGGAACAAGTATAATATGTTCACTAATCTCTACCGTTCACGGAACGTGAACATAGGTATTTTGTGAACACTTTTACCCTGAAGGGAGGAGACGAGAGTCTCCGACCGTACAATTACCCCCTATAAAATTACCCCTCAGAACCCCTCCATAGGGGTTTTATTTTACCCCGAATTTTTTCCTGTTTATACCACTAAAAACCCCACTTTTTCCTGTCTGTTTTATCGTGATCAATTAATATATCTAAAACTATCTTTTTCTATCCCATATTTGGGTTCTAGTATAATTTATCCACAATTCCCCACTTTCTCCCACTTACTAGGAATATACCCTGGGATTGACCCGTGAGCGAATCACAGACCATTTTATTTTTTCTACCAGAATATACCCCTAATATCATTATATTATTACGGTCGGACTCTTCGAGTCCTCCCTTCAGGATGTCATACAAGTGTCTTAGTATAACCCTTTATATATTATATTAATCTGTCATACATTAGGTTCCACGTGGAACCCTGAAGGGGGACCGAAGGTCCCCCGTATAATGAAACATTCGTAATACGGGATGAAGGGGACCGAAGGTCCCCGAGTATACTTATAATACTTTTATACGGTCCTGATGTGATACGTCTATAATCCCTGAACCGTAATACAAACATTACTGGGGTGAAGTAGAAAATGGTTTGCCAAACAACATTAACATTACTGGGGAGACCAATATTGTTTGGCAGATTATACGGGGACCTTCGGTCCCCTTCAGGAGAATCTTAGAATAATCCTATGGAAATTAAAAAAACCCTTAGGGATTTTCCGAAGGGTTCTTAGTATAGTACAATATATGTCTTACAAGGAAAGGATGAAGGGGGACCGAAGGTCCCCCGTAAGTAATACTCTATGTCCATTTAAAAATAAAGTTGAACTTATCTAAGTTACTTGAAAAACGAACAGGAACTAAATCATTTGATTTAAGTATGTATTTTATTCTTTCTGTTAATAGTGTTTCTAATAGTTCTTTTTTAGGTACTGCATAATCTTCAGAAAGTTTTGGGTACTCTATATAGATTGGCATAAAATCGAAGTCTACTTCCCCAGTAATCTTGTTGTGGCTTCTTGCATCACATTTGAAATTAAGTTTAACATTTTTGGGGAATTTATAATATACCTTGATTTGTTTTAATTCACCATCATCTCCCATACTCGTATTGATTTCATCTGGTATTGTAAAGGTTCCCTCCTCGACGAAGTCAAGATGAACCTGAAGGTTATGTGGAGTATTCTTTTGGGATTGGAGTTGTCTCAGACCTCTATTAATTCTTTCCAAGGTGGTGTCGTCGAGTTCCATTACAGATCTAAATCCCACGGGGTCCTTAAGAAACGTCATCAGAGTCTTTACTTTACGAACTTCTTTTGTCCATTGAAGTATCTCCACGGGTAATACAGTGTCCATTGCACTGTTTAAGTTAAATCCAATGAATTCATTCATTCCCCCAGTAAATAATAGGTCACTGATCCTCACCGTGGTTTCACCCATCTCATTACTATTCCCATCCATGTACTCGTCATACATGGGCTTGAACTTCTCCGCGATTTCGGTCATCAACTTGAATATTATATCTGGTTGGACCTGAGTCTCACGTATTACGATGTTCAAGTAAGCACCAAATGTACTGAAAGTTTCAGGTAATGTATAATAAATCTCACCGTTTATTGTGTTCAACGGACCCCTCAGAGACTTTACGAATCTCTCGAAATCTGATTTGTCTAATATTTTTCCCATAGATATAAATATAAAAAAAAAGGTTCCATGGTGGTGGAACCTCTTAGTAATACATGTGTAATAAGACTATCGTCCCATTAACTCGTTACGGAACTGTACGGCCTTTCTCTTACTAGAGAAATTCTTAGAGTACTTAGTACCATTAACACTTACACGTACACGGTAAGATGAACCATCATGATAGATGTTGTCGGCGACAGGAACATACGTAGTTACTGTGGTGCGACGGGATGTTGTTTTTTTCATTTGCGACTATTTTAAGTTTATATATAAAATATAACAAATAATATCCAAATAAAAAAATCCTGTCAAAAAAATATTTTATCCCAGTAATGTTCCGAGTCCCTGATCAGGTCCCACTGTTGAGATATCTATCTCCCCACTTCTTGGTCATATAGGCATCATACCTATGTACCTTGTTCGGGTTGAACAGGAATATCACGAAGTAGTAATCCCACTTCCACTCTAAATCTTTTAAAAACTTCTTCATATGATGTTGTTTATTCCCCAGTAATGTTATCCCATCTTCTCCTTCCTGAGGATGTCGGTCAGAAGATTTTTGTGATTTTGGAGGATTACACCGTGCTGTTTCTTAAGAGCTTCGTCCAAAGACATTCTTTTGTGTGTAATCCTCCAATTGATTCTGTCGGTCGACTCCCATCGTTCCCAATGTTTACCACTAGGTGATAATTGAATTCTACTGTGAATCTTTTTCATTTGCTTTTTATTTGATAATTCCGCAAAGGTACGGTGTTTAAGGGTTAATAACAAACCCTTAAACAAATTCTTCAGTTTTAATCATATTGAAGTCAATTGACTTCAGTTTGAATATTAAGTAATCGATAGCTATTCCCACTATCTTTCCATTGTGCTTAGCCACAAGAAGTCGGTAGGAACCATCTCCATAACCTGAAGACGATACTACCCCAGTATTATATGAACCCCACTGTTGGCTTGACAAGGTTAATCTGCACATCTTCTCATACCACTTATCTCCCTCACCCTCACACGGTAACATAAAGTCCATCTTAGGTGCTGTTATCTCATCAGCAATGGAATCATTCCTATAGGACTCCATATCAAATATCCCACACTGACCTGAGTCAACACCGATATCTGCTGCGGTAACTGTTCTCCAAGACAAATCGTCCTCCACATAATCCTTGTGGACAGCAACAAGTGCTGCACATCTTGTACCCCAACCACCGGTCTCATCCGATTTGAATGCTGTGGAGGAATACTCACCAGGTAATACATCTGTCAACTTATGCTGACACCAGGTAGGGACAGTGTAACAAGGGTCCGATACCATAACTTCCGAGCCTAAATAAATTTTTTCCATTTTAAATTACATTTATTGTGAATGATTCTGTTTCGATTTGTCTGTGTAAATAAACTAAGTGTTCCATTGTAAGGTCGTTATAACCTAAGTCGTGGTAACCATCTCCTGTAATACCTTTGGTGATTAACTCACCTGTGGTTCCACATATTCCAATAACAACTACTTTAACTTGGTAGTCGTCGTCGAAGTTTTGGGTAAACCACACTGAGAATGGGCTGGTTAATTCTAATTCAAAATCATCCCCTCCGTTAAGTTTAACGGTTCTGTGGACGATATCTCGGTGAATACTATCACGGAGTTTTAATAATTCTTGACCATAGTTCATATGATTAATAGTTTTAGTGTAATACGAAATTAGATATTATTTTCGAATATTCCAAATTATCCTAGAATATTTTTTAGAACTTTAACATTCTCGTTAATCTCAAGGTCCATCACTTTAAGTAACTTCTCCTTAGCTAACTCCATAAACTCTACACTGTTACCCAGTAAATCAATGTCCGTCCCGTGCACATCCGTCTTCCCGACGATGACCCTGATGTCCTTAGTGCCTTTACCCTCTCTATAGAATAGAGCTCGAGCGTAGATGTACTCACGAACCAAAGACAGTTTGATTTCATCAGCAACCGATTCCTTAGAACGGAGTTGCATAATGATTTCTTCTAACTTGGCTAACATCTCGAAGTTGGTCTTCATCATACGGATGCTGTTCTTATACTGATTACAGTACTTCACCAGCTCATCAGTGTGAGGAATACTTAAATCGATGTCCACATTAAGGAACCGATCGTACGAACTAATTCTATCTCGGGTACCCACTATCTCGGTGAATACTCCTCCCGTTAAACGATTTTCTCTACCCATTTTATTTTTGTTTTTAATTTGTTTAAAATCCCAGTAAACTTGTCCCCATCCTGGCTCACCTCAGGTGCGAACTCATATCTCGTGTTCATTGTACTTCCCAAATAACCAGTAAAGTATTTGGTTGGTTCAACATATTGGCTTGATACTCTATATCTTTCCACCCACTCATTAAATGATAATGGGGTTTGGAATGTGCTCATCTTACATTTCAGTTTCTTTTCCATATATCTCTTTTACTTCGTTAAAAATTTCTTCTAATGTTTTAAGGTCTTCCTCCCCAGTAATAAAATGGAACATTTCCTTCACCGACTCGAAGGTTACATCTTCATCACTCTCGAACAAATAGTCAATGTCGCCGTCGATAGATTCAAAGAAGTTCTCCTTGTCGAAAAGATATCTACCCTCATTGTATGAATAATCTTCTTCGGTTAATCCATTCTCATTGTCAAAATAAGATTTACCACAGAAGTCACAACCTGGTTCTTCATAATATAACTCACACTTCACATTGAATAACCTACCCAAGTGTTGAATGAAGTTTATTGGTGGTGACCAAGCTGAATCGAACGACATTGTTATTGATTCGTCATCATAAGTGATATTAGCTTCGTTGTATGACACATCCCACTTACAACCCCAGTAATTAATGTTGGCATCGTACCATCCTCCGTGTTCGTATTCATTTAACTCAATAGATTTGTCACGACCAACAAGAGCCATAAAAATGCCAGGGGATGTGTTATCCTTACTCTCGATATCTTCGAGATAAAATTTAATTCTGTCCAAGTTTTCGTTATCACCTGTAATAGTAAGGTGATTGTTGCACCAATTTGGCATAGTTGTATGATTTATGTTTAACAAAGATATAACAGGGATATCATTATTCCAAATAATATCCCCGTTATTTTATTTTACCAAGAAGCTCTGTATTCAAAGTCACCAGAGTACAATCCGTGTTCTTTGGATTGTTCGTGTTCTTCTAATAACTCCTCAATGATTTTGATAGTTGAGTTTACATCTTCTTTGTAATACTCATCAATTTCATCACCACCGAAAAAGAAACCCTGTACTGGTGGAAGAAGTTCTTTAGCCTTATCAAAGTTGGAACTAACTTCTTTTAGTGTTTCAAATAACTCTTTCAGCTTGTCCTCATCAACATTGATGTTTTGACATTCATCAATACCACCACCACAATTCTCAACGAACCATCCGTGAAGTGCATTGAACTTTCTCCAATACGCCACCTGTTCGGTGATGTAACAAATACGATTTGGTTTAATGTCGTTACGAACTACACCATTCTTTTTAACTTCGATTTGGTGTTGTTGTTCAGGTGGGTTGTGTTCCCAATTTTGTACATAAGTTCTTTTGTACAGATACATGTCTAGTCCCATGATTTTTTAGTTTAAGTGTTAATTAATAATGTAAAGGTATTACAATAATTTTATTATACCAAATTATTTTATGAAAAGTTTACTATCGATTGTAAATAATTCTTTGTACTCACTTCCGTCAGCATTCTGTCCGTTTAAATTCCAGAATGGCAATACTCTTGGATTGTATTTTAAATGTGCGGTAGTTTCAGGAACAAAATCTTCTGTAAGGATTTCTATTTCTTTACAAAGAACATATGCACAAACGACTTTGGTGGTTTCCCCAGTAAATATTTTCTGCGCTGCTGTCCTGTTGTTTTTCAGAACGCAATCAGTTAGTATTAACTGAACTTCAGCTGGGTGATAATATTTCACCCAGCCGTTGTTATATTCAATTTTCCATTTCATATAGTTCTCTCCCTTTCCGAGATTAAACCTAACTTTATGCTTTTTCAACTTCTTCCTTTTTATATTTTTTAACAAATTGGGATGGAGTACCACGAAACAATTCAGTTTTATTTCCGTCGTTCTCATAACAAACAAACTCAATGGAGTAATCTTCTTTAACGATAACATCATAAAGATAATCTTCCCAAGAATTTCCACGACTTGACAAAGATTGTACATAGGTGTTTCCTGTTTCGCCACCTTTTAATTTCCAAATGAGTTGAGCGGCTAAACAACCAGCTCCGTTGAATACTAATTTCTTTTCGTTGGCACCATACCCATTAACGACTTTTCCTGTTGATAACCATTCAGCGGTTTCAAGTGGATGACCTGTTGGGTATCCATCATACTGACGATAGATTAAACAGATTTCATTCTGTTTTACTTTTTTTACTTTTTTACCTGTTGAGTATTCCTCAATGATGCGGTAAGTTGAACGAGTTCCCATAATAGATTTTTTTTTGTGATTAATATTATAGTACAAAGATAATACTTTTTTATTACCTGCCAAATTTATTTTCAACTTTTTTAAAAAAATATTTGCCGGCGTCATGCATAATCCTAAACATTACTGGGGTGTAATACGGATCTGATCGGCGCACGATCTGCAAAACTGGCTAAACATTACTGGGATTTACCCCAGTAAACTTTCGCCTCAGGCCTGTGCAGGTACAGTGCACAGCAAAAAAAATCCCCACCTTTCGGTGAGGACATTAAATTAAAGTTGTATGACAAACTTATTCTTTGTTAACTTATTTCGAACTCGTTTATATTTTAGTCCGACAATTACATTCTTTTTATCTTTATACCTCATATCGTATAAATCCCCATCGATTACTTTCCTATCCCAAAATGTTTTAGGTACTTTATTAAAAACAACCGCCACCCTTACATTCTTATTTAACATTGAGTGACACTCATTTAAATTGTGACCGCTATAAGAGAAAGTTAAATCGTAGTTCTTATATTTTTTAAGTAGTTCGATTCTTTTAGGAACCTTTGTATAATCGTAGAATTGGATGTGTTGAAAGTATTGTAAAATATTAACGGGTTTATCATTTACATGAATATAAAATGATTCGGGCGTTATATCTGATGTGTTATTCAAACGAACCGAAAATTTATAACCTAACTTCTTAGCTTTTAATTCTGTGGACTTAATTTCATCAAACATCCAATTAACAAAAAATTCCCTGTGTTCAAAAAACAATTTAGTTTTTGCAATTCGTGAACGATTAATTTTATCGTCCTCCATGTTCATCGTGTTCATCCCTGATTCATTCAAACATAACTTTGTACATTCTTTTGTTCTCATAGGGCAAACCTCGTAACCGCTCATTTTTGCAGGAGCTAAGTACAAACTATATGTTAATTCATCGTACTTGAATGCCTTCTGATGTTTCGTCGTCATATTAACGGAACCTAAATAAGATATCCCTGTTAATCTTTTTGCTTGAGCCTTAGTAGTGTAAATCATTTGTTTATTTTTTAGTGTAGTGAGTAATTGTTGTTTCTTCATCCACCGACTCTGTCACCAAATCAAAATTGTTTTTTTTACACAATTTTTCCAATGCAGGTAGGCACGCATCGTAGGTTTCTTCATCGTCGAAGATTGCTACCAGTTCAGCATATTTGCCATTATCCAATTCGAAATAAACTTTTACCATAGTGTTGTTTTTTTAGTGTACACAAATATACAACTAATACTTTTATAATCCAAATTTATTTTTAAATATTTTTTTGAGTTAGCGCATGCGCGCAGCACTGGTCTAACTTTACTGGGGTAATACAACAGCAGATTACGCTGCAGATCATAGCTCCAATAATTACTGGGATTCCCCAGTAAACTTCAGCGCTGGTCCGGGCTGTGTTTGCGCTGAAAGTAATACGCAAAAAAAAGGGTGAACATTTCTGTCCACCCAATCGTTCACACTAATAAACACTAATCACTAATTCGTTTTTCTGTTCTAATACACTCAGCTTCCCACTGCTCACATAGAAGTAATACATCTTCCAACACATTCTCATTCAACTCCCAATAACTTTCTTCGTAGGTGTCGATAGCGTCAGAACTACTTGAACGAGGTTCGTACACATTTACTTCGATATAATCTTCTGTGAAATATTCACCAAGCCCAACATAGTTACCTAATGTTCCGATAAGAATACTATTCTCACCTTCTAATTCTCCAATACTAAAACATCCGTTGACTTTTAGTATGTCTGTAATACGATTAATGATTTCTGAATTTTCCATTTTTAAATTGATTTAGTATTATCCCAAATTATATTACCTTCCTCGTCATACAACTCCTCCGTAGGTTCTCCACCATTTTCTTCGGGTATTAAACCTTCAAGAGTTTCGTCAATATGTTCCCACGGCAATTCCGTGTTATCTCCTCTTTCACGGAACTCGATTGCCAATTTCTTAGCCTCCTCCAATGAGTTAGCCTCTATTTCAAATTCTGTACGATACCAAGTCGTAACCTTTGTGTCTAAATGAAAATTAAATGTTGTTAGGGTCTGTTCCATTTTCCATTGATTTTTTAATTGATATAATAAGTAATACAACCATTACCGAAAACAATACAATAACTCCGAATCCTAAAAGTAGGCAATATAAGACATTCATAGTTTTAATTTTTAAAGTTCACGAATATACATATAATCTTCTAATTCTTCCAAAGGAATTCTTCCGTTGTTTGAGGAATAATATCCTTGTCTTCGATATCGTTCTTTCCACTTGTCAAATGCCTCAAATGCTTTTTCCTTTGAGGTGTAGTAAGGTCTATCGAATTCAATCGTAAACCCGTCGGGTGATAATACTTCGTACCTTGTCATATTAATCTTGTTTAATTAAAGTTTGAGAATACTCTTGTGTAATAAGTGTGTCCATGTGTTGTGAACCACTATAACGATTTACTTCTCGTTGGGTTACAACTTGATGAGAACCGACGGGAATAAACCCTTCGTTAATGTACTTGTTTACTTTTTCGGTTAATCCTTCGGGGGATGAACTTGTTAATACTTTGTACTCCATATCTTTTTGTTTTAGTGTAAGACAAAGATAAAACAATAATATTATTTTACCAAATTTATTTTGAAGAATTTTCTCCAGCCCGATCATCCCTAAACATTACTGGGTTGAATTGTTAGCCAGCGCAAATTTCCTGATCAGCGCGCGCAAATCTGGCTAATGTTTACTGGGGTAATACAAATAACTCATGGACCAGGCATTGTGCGCAGGTGAAAATTACTGGGATGTCCCCAGTAAAATTCAGCGCTGTTTCTATGCAGCTACAGTGCACAGGTAATACACCCAGTAAACTTGTGACCCATCGCACAGTGTGACGGGGTTCCCCAAACAAAAAACCCCCGAACTAAAAGTCCGAGGGTTTCACCAATATAATCTTTAACCTATGTCTTACACTAAATGTACAAGTTCCTTAAAGATTTGTCTTTCACGATTTCCGTAAGTTCCAAACATCTTATTTTCAGAATTGTCACCTTTACCCATACTATGAGTTGTGTATTTTGTTACACCACTAAATAAACCCCAAATGTTATCACCCTTTTCGTTAATCTCACCATTAAGGTCAACATAGAATCTACTTAATTTATTTTGTGTCACGGTAGATAATGAATCAACATCCTTAATATCAACATTCTTTTCGATATTGAATAACGATTTGATTACTCTATCCTTGATAATATCATCGAAACGAGTTTCACTCATTTTAACGATAGAACCGAACACATTCTTTTCTTCTTGTACTACACCCTCAATTTGTCGACAGATATCTTCTATCTTTAATTCCATATTCTTTGTATGACGTACCTTTGAATCTAAATCCTTGTACACACCAAAGAACGTGTTTTGACAACTGATAGTTTTAGAACTAGGTCCGAACGATAATGAAGTCGAACCATCAAAAGAATTAATCCCAGTAACATAACCCTCGATTCTATCCGTCCCCAAAGTTAAGTCGTTTGATTTTAATTGAACGAATACTTTTCGTCCACCACCGAACAAACCACCTCTATGAACATCAAGTCCAGTTTGTTGGGATACTTTGAATAATAGTTCCATCATTTGGTCATTCTGATATGGCACATAACCATTCGAGTGAATACCCAAGATTGTACTATCATCCTCACGAACGATACCAATTTTATCAGGGATAATAATTCCTGACGAAGTTTGAAGTCCTTCGGTACGGACTTTCCAATTTAAACCAGTTCTATCCAAGAACTGATTAACCCGATTGTTTTCTACGATTTCCATCTGTTTAATTTTTATGGTTTAATAAATGATTGTATGACAAAGATAAATTAATCTGGGATATAATCCAAATTTATTTTTAAGAAATATTAATTATTTTTTTCCTCCTAATCCACCTGTGATCAGAGCTCCCAATATTACTGGGTAATACTTGACGATACCCCAGTAATTTTACGGGACGATCAGGTCGAGAAAAATTCTTGGACATAAAAAAACCCCCGACAGAATCGGAGGTCTTATTAAAGTAGGTGGTTTTATTACACCAACAAATCTTGTACTGAATGTTCGGAAGTTTTTTCATCCCACACATCATCATTCCAATCTTCACCGACTTGGGTACAAGTCTTGTAGAAAATTTCAACAACACCATTCTCGATGGTGACAACTCCTTCGGTTCTCTCGTTGATAGGAATCAAATCCTTTTCAACAAGAAACAAAAGTACGAGTTCGTACTCCAAAAATTGGTCGGTGTTCTCCGACTCAATGTATTCAACTTGTCCTTGGAAATCCAAGGAGAACTCAAACTCCACATTAGAGTTTAGAGTTTTTTCGATTTGGGAAGTGAACAAAGTGTCCATAGTGTGTAGGTCTATTGGTTAGTAGACAATACAAATATAAAAAAGAAATTCCGTTTTACAATACATTTATGAAAAATTATTTTACTTTTTTTCTGACCCTGGTAATCCAAATATATTACTGGGTAATACAAGAATTCCAGTTCGGGGACCTACTGGAAATTATTACTGGGATGTCAAGTTTTCAAATCAATAAACTTGACACATGTTGTAA